TAATCATCACGCATAGCGTACCCATCAAACGGCTCGTCTTTGGAACCCTTTGGAATTTCAACCTTTACACGGATATAAAGGTCATTTCCCTCGCTATCCACAACAGGGAAGCAAAACGCATTAGATGCAATATCAAGTACATCTTCACCATTTGCTTCAAGCGCAGAGCGCACAAGGTTCATATACTGCACACGCACAACTTCTTTGAGATTTTTTGCCATAGTAGCACTTCCTTTCTTTTCCTTATCTCTTACTTCCCCTTGATTATACCACCATTCCGAGGTAAAGTCAAGAAGAATATTTATACATTTTTTATGCAAGGGGATTTCCATTTTTTCCCTTTTTCATTTTCTATATATATTATACCACAAATTTTGAAAAATGTCAATAGATTTTTTCCTGCCAATTTTTTCCAGTACTTGCGGGACTTGCAAACACAAGCAAAAAATTTTGCATTTGAATTTTCTGAATATTCTGAAAATTGGCGCCGGCCAAATTGTCGGACAATTCCGACAATTTGTTTTTATTAGATTCTGTTATATTTGAGAAAAGCTTGCTCACAAGCTTCATCATATTCTTGTGGGTAAAGTAATAAATAAAACAAAAATGCAAGATTAATAACAGGGAAAAAACTAATCATTAAAGTTTTCATTACTGACAATAAGGTAGCAAGCCCCTTATTATTACAATTAATTTTTTTCGCATTAGGATATTTCTTTTTGAGTGCAGAAACACAAAGATATGCTTCTAAATATCCCATAAAAAGAATAATAGCAGATAATCCTAAATAAATGTAAATAACAATACGCATAATAACTCCTTTCAAATAAGCGTGATAAAATAAATGTTCAAAGCGGCGTTCGCCAAGTGCATTACCAGACCGTTGATATGTCTGTCAACTGTTAAGTCTTTAACAATACCGATAATAGCAACAGCAAGACCAAACCAAGCAATAGACAACCCATAAATCATAATCAAGATAACATTGATAACAGTAATGACCGCACGCAAGTCATTGTATTCAAGTCTGAATGGCTCGTAAATCTTAAATAACTCTTTCATTTTCTTCTCCTTTCCTTTGATAGTCTAATTATAGCACAAGTCAAAATCCCTGTCAAGTGTTATTTTTTTAACAAGCGCCGGCGCGAATTGTCAGAAAATTTAAACTTTATTTTGATACTTGACAAAGGCTTATATTTGTGTTATCATAATAACGAAAGGAGATAAGATTATGTGGGACTATGATATTACTTACTATGTAGCACAAGACGATTATGTCGGCATCTTTGAAGTCCGCTCTTGCTCCGTCAAGCACGCTTACGAAGATGCAAAGTATATCCTTGACGAAGTGTTCTTGGAAAAGGACTATGAGATTATTGGTATCAAGAAGAAGGTGAGTTTGTATGACTAAACGAGAATGGGAAAAAATGCTCCAGTACTTTGAGGAAGATGAAGAGGTCAGCGAGGAATCTATCCTTGACTATGAACGCTCTTTGGCAGAACAAGCCGAGTATAACAGAATGGTCGCAGAAGAAAATACTTTGGCGTATGCTTGGCAAGATGATATGATGTTTCTTTGGCGATTTGAAAGATAATAGTCAGAATTTTCTGACTATTTGGCCGGCCCGAATTGTCAGAATATTCTGACAATTTAAAATCAAAAAAATAGCAGTGGTGAATTTCTTCACCACTGCCGTTGGCTACAAGCCTTGACTACGCAAGCTTGTAAGTGTTAGGCTTACCCTCGATGACAAGCACCTTTTCAGCCACACGCAGACGCTTCAGAGAAGCCGTTACCTTACCCACGGTCAGACCCGCAGTTTCAGCGATTTCAGACGCAGGAACATAAGCAGTAGCCTGTTCGAGCGCATCGATAACCGCAGTATCGGTTTCGTTCTGTTCAGCCGTCTTAGCCGCACGAGCTTCCGCTCCACGATTCAGCTCTTTCTGAGCCATAGCGATGACTTCCTCAGTGATGTTACCATTGACGATAGCTTCAAACATTTCTCTCTTGGTCATAATGAACCTTTCCTTTCTTGCCTTTCGGCTCTCTCTTAACTTACGAGTTAAGTATAACATAATTTTTCGATTCTGTCAAGAGGTTTTTAAAACTTTTTTTTAATTTTTTTTCGAGAGCGGCTCGCTTGCCGTTGCCACTCTCAACCCTTGACAATAAGATTATAGCAAAATTTTGGTCGAAAGTCAAGCGTTAAATTAAAACGCGGAATATTAAAATTATTCTGAATATTCTGAAAACGGCGGCCGGCAAAGTTGTCAGATAATTCTGACAACTTGCTTTCACCTCATACACGCATAAATGAATAAACCTACAAAACTCATTACTACGATAATAATTTGGTCTTTTTCCCAAGTCATATTTATACCACCTTTCTAATAAGTATCCAAGCCCATCATTTCAGCTTCCATTTGCGTTACCTTTCCCCAACAGACTATCTTTTCATTAGGGAAAATTTCGTGCGCATATGCGATATGCTGTTCTTTCGTTGCATTTTCCAATTCAGTGAAAAATTCTTCACCGCAAATTTCACTATCTTCACCAACGATTTCAAACCAATAAGTCGTCCACATAAGTTTTCTCCTTTCAATCCTTACCATTTGACAATAAGATTATACTATATTAGGATAAGAATGTCAAGCATTATTTTTATCAGAATTTATATTCAGAATATTCTGATAATGCCGCCGGCCCAAGTTGTCAGAATTATCTGACAACTTGATTTGTGGAGGTTGAAGAGGGAGTCGAACCCTCATCTACGCATTAACAGTGCGTTGTTCTTCCGTTATACCACTCAACCTTATTAAAGAGAGGAGTTGCCGTGTCCTGCCGTCCCCTTTCCAACGGCTGCGCCACCTTGGCGGCGTGGGTTGCGTTCTTAGCGCTTGGTTCACATTTATATACCGCACAACAGGACTCCATGCGGTAAGGGTCATCGGAATCGGTCTTACTGACTCAGTTGAGTCGCACCATCTCGGCTTTGCCTATCCTCACCTTGATTATATTGTAGCACACTCGGTGCCGTTTGTCAAGGGGTTTTTACATTTTTTTGAGGAGATTTTATTTTACTTACAACAGATTACGCGTCTGTGAGAGGTTGTTTTCTCTCTCCCCTTGACATTATTAGTATAGCATATGGGATTATATTTGTCAACACTTTTTTCTTAAAAAATTAAAGTTTAAATATTCTGAAAACGGCGGCCGGCGAAATCGTCAGACAATTCTGACGACTTCGTTTAGAGAGGAGGAAACCGAATTAAAGGTATTTATCAATATTATGTCTGCTTACCTTTTCTCTTGGTCTATCCTTTTTCGTGGAATGACCGCCTGTTCTGAAAGGTATATCAATTTTGGGATTAGTTTTCTTTATTAAGTCAATGCCTGAAATGACACCGATTTTTTCTACTTTCTTTTTCATTTTTATCTCTCCTTACATTTAGGATTATATCACACTTTCCTTACCTTGTCAATAGGCAATTCAATTTTTTCAGCAAATTTTTTTCAGAGCAAGCAATACCTTTCCACTCGTCCCTGTTCTTCTGTTCATCATCAAAAAGAACGCCTGTTCCTACTGTACTTTTTGGAGTACCATATTTAAGGATTTTTATTTCATTAAATTTTACACTCGGAAGATGTTTAGAAATATACTGTAATTTTTCTTTCGTTACTTCCTCGTCATATTTTTCGGAAGAACCTCTTGCACACCACGAAACAATGTTGATATTCCAACCTTCCCTGTAAAGTCTATTCAAAGTCTTTGCGAATGTTGGGAAATGCACAAGCGGTTTAGCATCTTTATAAGGACTTGCATCAAAATTGTGTAATTTTTCCAACCAATTTTCTACTCCGTACAAGTCTACAAAAGTTCCGTCCATATCAAACCAAATATTTTTATCCATTTTATTTCCTCACTTTCTCTATATATAGTATACTATATTCGGGATACCTTGTCAAGTATTATTTTGGGAAAATTTTTCTGCCTGAATTTTCTGAAAACGGCGGCCGGCGCAATTGTCAGAATATTCGGACAATTATTTTTGCAAGAAAAAAATGCGTGAGAGGAGACCGCATTTTTCAAGAGAGAGGAGATTACAGTTTTTCCCAATGGCCTTGTTTCCAAGTGCCGATGTAGATATACAATTCTTTTTCCTTTACCTTGTAAGTAAAGTGTGCATCTTCGGTTTTGATGAGGACATCACCATAATAATTTCCGCCAATACAATTCACTAAAAGTCTGTTGGGGCATTTCTCTTTCAACACCGCAAGAGCTTCAAGAATATCTTGTGTCCAAATGTTAAACATTTCACTGCTCCTTTCTCAAGTAGATGACAGGTGGCTTGGCTTCAGCTTCCACACGCAGAACATCATAGTACCACACTGCGGCGTAGGTCTCAACGCTTCTGCGACAGGTTAACACGCCATGTCCGTCAGGGTATACAATTTTTACAGGTTGATTGTGCCGAAAGGCTTTCATTATTTTGTTCAGTTGCATCTCTTTCTCTCCTTAACTTCAGCTTTATTATAGCACAGCTTTCGTAGCTTGTCAAGCTCCAGCTTGCAAGTTATTTTTTTAACAAGCGGGCCGGATCCGCTTCGGAGGCAGGCCCGGCCGGTCCGGACCGGAAGCCTTAGGCTTCCGCCTTGGCTTCCAGTCTGTTCAACTGGGCTTCATTCGCAAAGGTCGCGCCCTTGTATTTGATTTGATAACCGATTCCGTCAATTACGAGGTCGGGAGCTTCCGTAAACGGTACGCTATCCTTTTTCCAGACCTGTCCGACTTTTTCGGTGAGGATTTTTTCAAAAGCCGAACCTCTGTTTTTTCTGCCTGTGCTGACTTCCTCGGCGACCTGTTCGAGGAATTCCTCGGAGCAGATGTATTCAATTTTCAGAGCCGACTTTTTCAGCTGCTCGACTTCATCGTAGCCGCCCTTAAAGCGGATTGAGTAGCCGTTTCCGCGGCTTGCTCTGTCAAGTTTTACAACGGCAGGCAGGGCGGCGGCGGTGGTGTAAGCGGCGTAAACCTTGCCGTTTTCTACATAACCGAAAATATAGTTGTGGCAGTAGGCGTGTTTGGTGTAAAGGTTGCAAAGTGTAGTTTTCATTAGGTATCTCCTTCCTTAACTCTGTACTAATTATAACAAATGCCGGCTTGTTTGTCAACACTTTTTCGCAATTTTTTCTACCAATTATTGCCAGTCCCATTTTTCGGACAGCTTGCATAATATGCAGGAGTCTGCATAAATATGCAGGAGATTAGACCAGGCTAACTCAGGTTGCAGCAGGCTAACTCAGGTTGCAGCAGGCTAACCCAGGTTAGTCCGGACTAACTCCGGTTAGTCGCGACTAACTTCATCGCTTTAGCGCTTCATTACATTAAAGTCTTGCATCTTGCAAGATTCAGAATATTCTGACAATTTGGCCGCCTACTTTTAACAGAATATTCTGATAATTATGCCGCCCACAACCATCAGAATATTCTGACAATTACACCGCCCGTCATTGTCAGAATATTCTGAAAATAAAAAATTGCTGCCCGAGTGTTTGCGTCCTCGGTGTCCACTCCACTTCCCACTATTATAATAACATAATGCCGTTGGCTTGTCAAGTGTTTTTTCATAAAAAAATAAAAAAATTTTTTAATAAAAAAGTGTTGACAATGCCGGAGAATTGTGGTATACTTTAATCAAGATAAAGAGAGGAGATAAAATTATGGAACTGGTTACGATTGGATTCTTTTCGGAAATTGACTACACTGTGGAAAATCTCGCTTGCGCTGTTTATATCAACGAGTGCCTACTGGTAGAAGATTGACAAAGTTTTAACGAAGGCAACGGCGAAAAAAATCGCCGTTGCCGAAAAAAACTGTTGACAATAGAATGAAGATGTGATAATATAATATCAGAGAGAACAAGAGAGGAGAAAAGAAAATGAAGATTGTACTTAATAAATGCTATGGCGGTTTTGGTCTTGATAAGGAACTTGCAGAACAGTATGGAATTGACGAATGGTCGGTAGACCGTTCTGATGCTCAACTGGTTGAACTGGTTGAGAAGTACGGAGAAGATGCTGGCGGTGGTTATTCCGAGTTGGAAGTTATAGAAATTCCTGACGAGGCGACCGATTGGGAAATTGACGAATACGATGGCTTTGAATCGGTTATCTATGTAATTGATGGAAAAATCCATCACGCCTAAAATCAAGGCGGTGAAGAAAATCACCGCCGTTTTTTCTCACCCTGTCGAATTGTCAGAAAATTGCGGCAATAGGAAAAAGCTGCGAAGCGAGTGCTACCCTGTCGAATTGTCAGAATATTTCGACAATAAAAAAATCGAAAAAAAGTTGAAAAAAGTGCTTGACATATAGACCGGCTTGTGTTAATATATACTTGTAAGAGGAAAGGGTTAGGAAGAAATCCCACCTCCTCGGTAGACAAAACGCTACTAAAAATCTTCCGAAAAAATTAAAAAAGTGCTTGACAAAAGCAAAGTTATCCTGTATAATCAAGACAGAGATAAGGAAAGAGAGGAAAGAAAAATGAAGAGAAGTGCTTGGTACATTTTCGAAGACGGATACGAAGTTTGGCTCTACGGAATGAGCGTTCAGGAACGGCGAGTGCTTGAAAGCAAGCACGGGAAAATCGTTCGAATCATTCCCGAATAGAAAAAGGTGGTGTGGAAGCACCGCCATTTCCCGCCGTGGTAAATTATCAGAATATTTTGAAAACAATTTTAGCGTCCCAGTCCATTATATCATGCCGACGGCATTTTTGTTAAGAGGAAAAAATAAAAAATTTTTTTAATTTTATGCTTGACAGACCGGTAAAATTATGATATACTTTAGTCAAGATAAGGAGAGATAAAGAGAGGAGAAAAGAAAATGAAGGAACTGGTCGCCACAAGAATTGCAAACGCCGAACTGCTCAATGAAATGTATGAAAAAGGGTACAGATACTACTGTGAATATGGATACCGTGAAAGCGGTTATGATGATGCTTGGTCGGGTATGCCCGATATAACGAATGACCTTTACTTCTTCGATAGCAAGATGGAAGCCGAAGCGGTCGCAATTACTCAAAAGTGGTATTTCAACGAGGATATTCACGCAGAAGTCTGCGTCATTCCGAAACATTCCGAAACTTTCAAAGAGTGGAAAGAACGAAAAGAAAAGGAAAAGGCTGAAAGAAAAGCGCAGAACGCTGAACGGCTGAAAGCGAAAGCCGAAAAAGAAGGCTTGAGTATTGAAGAATACAAACACTTGAGAAACAGAAACCGCAAATTAAAAAAGATGAGAGAAGCGGTTGAAAACCTTGCAGAAGCACTTGCGAAAGCAGAAAAAGAGCTTGCCGAGTACGAAGCCTATATCGCCGAAAATCCTATCAAGTAAATCGAAGCGGTGACAAAAGTCACCGCATTTTTTTATTAAAAATCTATTGACAACGCCGTCCGGCTATGCTATAATCTAATTGAAGATAAGGAAAGGAGAAAACGAAAATGGAATGGAGAGTAATTGACAACCTAATGGTTAGAAAGATGCAAGAAGACGCAAGCGCAAGATACGCCGCAGTAGTGCAAGGCTATCCGACCTTTAGACAGAATATGGTAGTGGCGCACGGAAGCACCGCAGAGGAAGCAGATGAAGAGGGCGTAATGTACTGGAGAATCGTCCTTGAATACGAGGGAATCTTGAGAATCGTAAGAGTTGAAGATGTCGTAATCGAGTAGAGGATGGTGTCGAAAAACGGCGCCGATTTTTGGCCCGCGGCAAATTGTCAGAATATTTTAACTTTAATTTTTTTATAAAAAGTGTTGACAAGACCGGCAAGGTGTGTTATACTTACATTGTAAGAAAGAGAGAGGCAAAAGCCTAAAAGAAAGAGAGGAAAAGAAAATGACCGATTACAGAATGATTAGAACCGTGATGAGAAGAACTGGAAGAATCGTAGTAGACCGCAGAAGAGAAGATGGCGGCTACTACCTCGAAGTTGAATCCGATGGCGGAGAAGATACGGTTTTCGAGTTTGATAGCGAAGGCACTCTTGAATCCATCTTCTAAAGTAAAAGCGGTGCAGAAGCACCGCCCATTTTTTCCGTGGCGAATTATTAGAATATTTTGACAAATATCTCTGAAAAAAATTCTAGAAAATTTTTTATAAAACACTTGACATATAGTCTCGTTTGTGTTAATATATACTTGCAAGAGGAAAGGGAACGGCTTCCCACCTCCTTGGTAGCAAGCAGTCAAGAGCAAGCACTACTAAAGCCGACTTGAACAAGATAAGGCATCAGTAACATGGTGCAACGCCTGGTTGCGGAGAGGATAGGTTCGATTCCTATATGCAGACTCTCGAATGAGATAAGGCATAGGTAGGCTGGAGCACACACGCCGCGTAATTAGCCCAGGAGAGAAGGGTTCGATTCCCTTATGCAAACTCTTGTTCAAAAAAGTAGTGAATAATTTCACTACTTTATTTTTTTATCCTACCTTATCAGAATGTTCTGACAATGGCGGCCCGCCGCGAAGTCAGAATAGTTTGACAATTATCTTTTAACCTTTCTTTTTTAATTCCGCGTAGAAAATATATTTTTTTCATTTTACCTATTGACAAGGCCGGCGAAGTATGATATACTTTAGTCAAGATAAAGAGTGAGTGAGTTGAAAGGAGATTCACGATGAGAGAAGAACTGCTTGCCCGCGTTGCGCGTCTGTATGGCTTGGAAGCCGAAGAAACCATTGAATTTGCTCGTCTGTGCGAGGCGTATGAAGACGAGGACTGGTGCGATGTGCGCCTGTACTCCATCGCCGAACTGCTGGAAATGCGGTATGCTGAGGCGTGATGAAGAGGGCGGTGATGAAAATCACCGCTCATTTTTTCTTTCTGTCTTTAATCAGAATGTTCTGACAATTCTACCGGCTAGGGACGGCCTGCCCCTTCCAATCGGTCCATACCCGGTTTACAATAATATTATTATATTTTAATTAAAAAATAAAATAGTGACTTGACAATCTTATCCGGTCATGTTATACTTATATTGTAAGAAAAAAGAGGGCAATCCGTTTTTATGGAGAGAGGAGTCGGAAAATGGACGCTGAAATGAGAATCTGGAATGAATTGGAAAAAGTTATGAATGGTATTGATATCGTGTTTTACGATGGTATTCCTTGTGATGTTGACGGCTGGAACCTCTTGAATGAAGAGGTTGAAGAAAGAGTTAGCATGGGAGCAAAGATTTACTTCTTCGAAGACCTGCTTGCTCTTGAATAACTAAAAAAAGAAAGGCGGTGAATTTCTTCACCGCCTTTGATAGCTTGTAAAAATGTATTGAATTTCGGGCTTTTGTATTTTTATGCAGGACAGGGGTCCCGGGGTGGTTTGTAGGATTTTTAGGAATTTTCTGAAAATTCAGACCCGGGCGTCACACATTTTCGTACTGAATTAAAAATTTCATTTTAAGCAGTAATAATAGTATAGGTTCCAGTAGAGGTTACTTCTATTACTTGTGTACTACCAGAGAACTTATAGCCTGCTGTTGCATCTAATTCATGAGGTACAATATGCTCAGCAACATTATCAGTTGGCCCATTCCAAGTTAAAAGATCTACTGATCTTACACCGATATCTACTTCATCGCCATCTAATAAATAAGTGGTTACTACACTAGAGTTGACGGTAATGTTATATGGGTCTCCTTCATTATATTGATAAATATTAAGACTGCCGCTTCCACCAGCAGAAGCAGTAAATGAATTAATGCTCAAATGTGCGTTACAACCAATGGTATAATTTCCAGCTTCATTTAAAATGATAGAGCCGCTGGTGTTCCCCTCACTAATGGCGTAGGTTACGCCAACATCAGAGCCTTCATGATAAAGGGTAAAGTATAGCGGATCTGCGCCTTCTGGGTAACCATCATCTTCCCAAGTATTACTTTCATAAACAAAATTATGATATGCCCAATTCAAAGTATAAGTAATTGCTGTACTCGTAATATTAACTTGAGCATTATTATTAGCAGAAGTTATGGAAGTAATCGGTGTACCATTAATAGCAAAAGCTATATCATAGCCAATACTAGAAGTATCAAATTCATAAGCAAATTCATTATCTTCATCATCTTTATAAATTGGTAAAGTAATTTCATCACTATAACTAATTCCAGCAGAATCATTATCATGCGTCATGGTAATATTAATACGTGTATAACCATTGTACAACGTAAATGTATAACTTCCTTCTGGCATTGAAGTCCAAGCGAAGGTAACCTTATACTCTCCAGTTGGCACAACTGGTTCAACATCAGATTCGTAATTCGGCAATAAAGCATTTAACGCATTATATACAGACTGTGCTTCATCACTAATGCTGTTACCTTTATTTATCCAATTATATGACTCTGAAGGTATAAAATCAGCGCCTGTTAAAACTGTACAATACGATACCGCCGCAGCAGTTAAAGTATTTCTAACTGTTATATTCATATTAGCCCAAGAAACTAATGCTGGCGTTTCACCAGAAATATCATAAAAAGTAAAATTAGCAGAACCAGTGCCGCTTGTCCAAGTTGGATTAAAATTAGCATCTACGGCATAACTAATATTATTAATAACTTGCCAAGAAGCAGATACTCCTGTAGGTGGATTATTAATAAAATATCCAAATTCCAATTTATAACTAAAAGGAGTAGTATTTCTAATTTCATGCAATTTTACATAAGTAGGAACATATGTTTCTACTTCTAAATCTAAATTTAAATAATAATCATTACTAATTTCATTATTAATTAAAGAATAAAGTGCGGTTTTTGCAGCGGATAAAGCACTATATAAAGTAGCATCAATTATAACTGGATCGACCATACTTGCAATTTCTAATGAATTATCTATACCACCATTTGCAAGTAAATATGTAATCCCTTCATTTACACTATTCGCGCTAAGTCCAAAATCCGTAGTTTCTTGACTTTCACTGCTTAGATTACTATAAAGTCGAGTTGTTACGGTTAAGGCATCTGTGAGTTGACTTCTTTCTATCGGTGTAAAATCAACTCTTACATCATCACCTAATATTATCATTCAATCGCCTCCTGCGAGTATAATCTATTATTAAGTAAATTTCTAGGGTTTCTTTCACATTCTTTACATATAAATTATACCAAAAATTGACAGAAAAGTAAAATTTTAGTATAATGTATACAAGAGGTGAGAAATGCGATTAAATTTGGACTTCCAGTTAGATACGCCGGAAGAAAGATTAGCGTATCTTGACACGTATATACAAGACAAACAATTTACAGACTCGAATCTCGAAATGATGGCCAACTATTTATTATGGACCGTGCCGTCGCCTGATTTCGAGATAGATTCTGCGCACAGCCCCTGGAAGAGTCGCGAAAGTAAGCATATATCTTGGCAAGCATTACAAGAAGAGGAATTAGAAGGTAATAGAAAAAGCGTTTATCAGCAAATTAGTGAAGTTCAAGAGAAAGGTAAGAAAAGAAAATTAGATAGAAATTGTGTACTAGTTAAGTTAAATTTTGAAATGCCGACGGCGACAATTAATGAGATACTGAGCCGCCCGAACGATACCCTGCCGCCTTTCGATTATTCATTAAGTTATCAAACCATTACTTGGTTTGATTTATGGGGACAGATAGATAAAACAGAATACCAGGTTCAATACTGGGAACTTAAGAATGGCAAGCGCCGAGCCGATCTACCAATTAGACAGGAACTATTGGAGAGATTGGCTTTCTTTGCGTATTATAATCATCCCTATGACACTTATGGTGAATTAATAGCGGCCCTTGAAGCTGCGGCCGGAGCCTGGGATGGATATACGGCATTGAAGCAGAAGCGGCAGCTGGTTGCCTTACGAACTGAACAGTACACCTTACTTGATGCTTTACAAGGTGAATCACTTCAAAAACATGGTAATATTGGTCTATATTGGAATGACAATGACAATGGTTTAATAGGCTTCAAACCTTTTATGGCAGAAGAATTATTATTTGAAAATTTTGAAGATTCATTCTTTAACAGGCCATTCCAAGATCTTTGCATAAAAGAACTACAAAATGCCGACGCCGGGGTTGGTATACGGGAAATCGACTTAAGGGATCCGAAAACCGTTCGCGAAGTTCTTTTTATGCGGAATGATTTTATAGATTCTTTATCTGACCTTCCTTATCAGGAGTACGAGATAGTCAATAAATTAATTAAATATATTGATTATTATATTCATAAATGTAATTTTTCAGATGATTTAAAATATATTCTTTATGCCAAAATTAGCGGCGTGTCCAATAGAAGTATAAGCGAACATCTTAAAGAAAATTACGGATTAGATTATAAAGAAAATTATATTTCTACTATATTTACGAAAAGGATAGTAAATGCAATTATTAAAGAAGTCGAAAAACATTATAAAAATGTCGAATATATTTTAATGGGTAAAAATGTTTTCAAACGCTGTTCCTGCTGCGGCAAGTTACTGCCACGGAATACCGAATACTTTAATAAGCGCGTTACTTCTAATGATGGCTTCTTTAACTATTGTAAAGACTGTAAAGTATTAAAAAAGGCCATCAAGGAGCAAAATAATGAAAAGAAGTAAAGATAGAGAGGTATTAAAATTTCTTAAATATCTCACACAATTAGAGGTTATTGAGGCTGTAGGAATTGCTAGGCTATTAGGTGTCGAACTTGTAACAAGAGAAGACGGTACAGACGCCGACGGACAAGAGAAGGCTACAATAACTGAAAAAGATTATGATATTATTTTGTCTGAACTTGTTGATGCTTTTGTATCCACTTCCAAGAGCAAAAGAAAGTTTATATTATCTGTAATGGAGCCGATAGTAAAATAATGTTAGAACCGAAATTACCAAAAGTAGAAGACTTCAAGATGAGCGAAACTAAACGTTGCTGCAAATGCGGCCGCCAGAGACCTATGGGAAGTTTTATTAAGACCCGCGCCTGGATTTATCCAGATGGCGTTTCAGATATTTGCGCAGAGTGTATTGACCTCTATTTGAAGAAAGTTAATTGGGACTGGCAGGAAGTGGATAAACTGTGCCAGATGTTTGATTTGCCATTTATCCCTCGCGTTCTTGAAAAGATGCGCGAAAATAAAGTCGGCAATACGTTTCTACTTTATTCTAAACAATTTGAATCCTCTGAATATGAGCCTTTTCATTGGAAAGATTATTATGATAAATGGTTAGAACTCAAGCATAAGGGTGAAATTGACAAAGAGCTGCCGCTTATTAATGACAATTATTTTGCAGATTTAGCGCTTCGGTGGGGTAAGAATTACGATAGAGATGAGCTGGTTTATCTGGAGAATCTCTATAATGGTATTTTGTCATCACAAAATGTATCTGGCGCGCTAAACCATGACCAAGCGCAAAAGCTATGTAAGATCAGCTTACAGATTGACAATTATATTAGGGCTGGTGAAAACATTGATAAGCTAATGAGTTCATATGAAAAGCTTACTAAGGTAGCTAATTTCACTCCACAAAACTCTAAGGCGGATAATGACTTCAGTTCATTTGGTGAAGTAGCATTTTGGCTCGAAAAACGCGACTGGATCAATACTTGGTATAATGATGAAAATAAAGATATCGTCGACGAAGTAATGCACTCATGGCAGACATTTGTGCAGCGCCTTTATACCAATGAAAGCGGCATTGGTGAAGAAATCACAGCCCGTATTGACCAGCTTAAGATAGCACAAGAATTAGAGAAGTCAGAATCTGATCTTGATAAGAAAGGCTTTACAGAGAATGTATTTGATATTGACGAATATGTTGATCTTGAAGGAAGAGAGAATCAGTTATATGAGGACTTCATTGTAGAAGATGTTCTTAATGCAGATACCACGGGGGTATAATATGGACTTACCAGGTATTGAAACTAAGACAACTTCATATTGGAATGAGATGGAGCTTCCTACGCGGCTCGGTACAGTTATTGAGAAGAACGTAGCTCTTGGTGAGAATAAAATGCTTAACATGGAGCCATTCCTTCGCGCCAAGTTCGCTGTTTGGTCAGCATATCCAGATATATGGGCTGATGAAGTGTTAATTCCTACTGGTTCATCTTTTAAATGGAAATTTTATCAGAGAATCATGTTAAGGCAATTAGCGCGCTATCAATTCAATCATATAACGGCTGCACGCGGTGTTTCAAAAACATTTGTTACACTTTTTGCAGCCTTTCATCGTTGCGTGTTTTGCCCAGGCTCAGATATTGCGTTTGCGGCTCCTACAAAAAGCCAGTCTGCGCAGATTGGTAAGCAAACCGCAACAGACTTATTAAATCGTTTTCCATTACTCAATAATGAGTTAGACGGCCCGCCAATAGGTGGTAAAGATTATTTCATTATTAGGTTTAAAAATAAGTCAAAGATTGAAATTACAGCAGCTTTGGAGTCAACTCGTGGGCGTCGTTTCGATGCAATTGATGTAGACGAAGCGCGTGACCAAGATGGCGATGCAGTTAATGGTATTCTTGTCCCTACGGTATCTAAGGTTAGGTATACCGCCAGCGGCAAGTTGAATCCATATGAAATGCACCAGATTCAGACGTATACTACATCTGCTTCCAGTAAATCAAGTTACAACTATGAGAAAGTTATTGACATATTGGAGAAAATGATTATCAGTCCAAAGACAGCTTTTGTTACTGGATTAGATTATCGAGTACCTGTTATTGAAGGTATTTATCCAAGTTCATTCGTTCAGGATCAGAAACTTGACCCAACAATGAATGACCAATTATTTGCTAGAGAGTATATGAGTATTTATACCACCGAATCTGATGAGTCATGGTTTAATTTCAATAAATTGAATAAACATAGAAAGAAAATAAACGCTGAATGGAAAGCTACTTATAATAAGGATATGCCCGATATGTTTTATTTGTTATCTGTTGACGTGGGCAGAAAGCACGATAATACAGTCGTGACAGTTTTTAAAGTCATGCCAAGAAATGATATATTTAGGGCAGTTGTCGTAAATATTTATATACTTGGTAGGACAAGAGAAACGAAGCAATTTTATCGGCAGGTTATTGATATTAAGAGAATTATTGAGGCCTTTAAGCCAATAGAGTGCGTTATAGATACTAACGGTATCGGCGCATCTGTTGCTGACTTAATGATTCAAGAACAAACTGATAAGTTTGGAAGAACCTATCCAGCTTATGGGTTTATTAACGATGAAGATTATCGGTTAATTCAATCTGCCGACGCGTCCAAGATATTATATTCATTTAAAGCAAATCATAAGATTAACAGTGAAATGTTTGGTAACTGTTATTCTAGAATTGACTCTGGTCTAGTAGATTTTCTTATTAAAGAGCAAGATGCGCGCAGCCGCCTCTTATCTACTAAAAAGGGTCAAGGTATGTCCGTTGAACAAAAGACAAAATTTTTAATGCCTTATGAAATGACGACTAAACTTTTTGAAGAAATGGGAAACTTACGTTTAAAACGAACCGGAGCCGGCTTAGATATTGTTTTGGAACCCATTAATTCACGATTCCCAGACGATAGATTTTCAAGTCTTTGTATTGGGCTTAGACGAATTAAGGAGAGGGAAGAAGAAGCGAGTAAAAAAGCGCGGCAGAAAGTTGGCAATCGAACGCTAGTTTTCTTCACAGATGGGAGATAGTCAATGGACGAAAATGTAAAGATTGATCATAATTTCTCGTTGGAGCAATTTAAAAGTGCATATAAAGATATAATTGCTGTTAATGAAGAAATTTATAAAAAAAATCACTTAATGTGGGATAGAACGAAACCAGTAAGACGATATCAGATAGAGGATGTTATTAGAATCATTGAAACTGGAGATCTTTTCGCCCAAAGAGAGCTTTCTCAGAACTATTTCGTTTTAAACGGTTATTATCGTCAAATTATTACGTATTATGCAACGCTTATTAAGTATTATGGTATATTAATTCCACACCCATCTAATGGTAAATCTCTCCAAGATTCAAATTTAGAAAAGCGTTATCGTAATGCGAATAATTATGTTGATAAAATGGATTTAAAGAATTTAGGTCCGAGAATTGCTTATAATGTGCTTCTTAATGGAACATATTATGGGATGATAATTAATTTATCAAAAGATAATTTTACAGTTGTTGATTTACCTCCGAAATATTGCCGCGCTCGTTTTGTTAATTCAAACAATGATTTAGTAGTGGAATTTAACGTCCAGTACTTTGATTCTATCAGAGATCCACAGGCGCGCAATTCTGCACTAAAGCTTTATCCCGATATAGTTCGCTCAAAATACAACAACTGGAGTAAGAAGGGAAAGGGAGTTTCTTCCTGGATAATTCTTCCTAGTGATATAGGTTTTGCCTTTAATCTTTTTAATGAGCGACCTTACTTCTTATCGGTTATTCCATCAACGATTGAGTATCAAGAAGCTGTTGACAATGAACTTGAAAGACAGCTTGACGAAGTCAAGAAGATTCTCATTAACCAAATACCCCATCTTTCTGATGGGCGCTTATTATTTGAACCAGTTGAAGTTCAAGTAATGCACGATGGTATCGTTAATATGATTAAAACATCAAATCCTCACGTTTCAGTTTTAACTACTTATGGCGATGCACACATCGAGAATACGAAGACTAATGATAGTGTAACTAATACTACATTAGAGAACATGAACCAAAATGTATTTGCTAACATTGGCGTATCGAGTGAAATATTCGCTGCGACAGGTAGCTCTACATTGGCCACCTCTATTAAGTATGATACCGCGTTGATGATGACGCTGGCTAATAAGATTGGGAAATTCGTTTCCCATATCATTAATATGTTATATGGAAATACAGCTGTTAAGTTCTCTTACAACGTATTCCCAATTACGTATTATAATGAAACTGACTACATTGACAGCTATCTTAAGATGGCCAATAGCGGTTACTCATTATTGATGCCCGCTATCGCTGCCGGATTATCTGTCAAACAGCTTGAAGATTTGAAAGATTTAGAAAATGATGTATTGGATTTAGGCGATAAACTTATTCCTCTCTCAACTTCTTATACTCAATCAAATAGTTCTAGTAGTAGTGATTCTAGTAGTGGCAAGGTTGGCCGTCCAGCATTAGCCGAAGAAGAAAAATCTGAGAAAACGCTTCGTAACGAAGCGGCGGCGGAGAATAATAACAATTAATAGGGGGTAATATTTTGAAAAAAATACCTATTGACTTCCCTATTACAGTATTTGAGGATTCGTCTGAAAAGATTAGCGATACACTTACTAAAAAAAGAGTTCGTATTTTTTACAAAGGGGCGAACCGAAACGGCAGTTATATTACTGATGAATTTGCGAATAAATTAATTGCGACTTTACCATATACCCCTGTTAAGGGAATTTATGATGAAGAAGCCCAAGATTATACTGATCATGGCATTAGCCGCGATCTTGGTAAAATCTATGGTATCGTACCGGAAAATTATAATTTTGCTTGGGAAAAACACACCGACGTCGATGGCGTTGAGCGCGAGTATGCTTGTGCTGATGTTTATCTTTTTACTGCGATTTATCCAGAGGCAAAAGAAATTGAAGGTAAAAGTCAAAGTATGGAATTATACGGACCATCTATTCAAGGAGAATGGGTTGGTATAGAGGGGCAGGAATATTTCCGTTTCTCTGACGCCAGTTTTCTTGGCTTACAGGTCTTAGGCGAAAATGCAATTCCATGCTTCCAAGGCTCCGCGTTCTTTACTGAACAAAACATCCAAGAGATTCGTGAATTATATACTGCCTTATTAGAAAAACTGGAAAAATTATCAATAGGGGGTAATAATAAAATGCTCAAAGATAAACTTCCTGAAAGCATTGAAGTAACCGAGACACTCCCTGAAGAAGCTGCTCCAGAAGTTTTTGAAGCTGATGTAGCTGAAGAAATTGCTGAGGTCGAAGAAGTAGAAGATACTTTTGAAACCAAGGAAGCAGAAGCTGTTGAGAGTGAGGAAGTTGAAAGCGTAGAAGAAATTCACTTCGATTTCGTCCTATCTGATAATCAAAAACAAAATGCTATTGGTTGTGCGTTAAATAGTTCTAAATTCCAGTATCTCGTTATGGACACTTATAGCGATTATGCTGTTGTTTATAATTTAGAGGATGACCTTGTTTACAAGGTTGCATACAGCTTAGGCGAAAATGATTCTGTTCTTATTGGAACCGAATTTAGCCGCCTTTATGCTGAATGGGTTACCGAGTCTGAAAAGAACGCTCTTGCTTCTTTAAGACAGCGTACAGAAATCGGCACATATGAGGCTTTAGATGACCGTATTAACGGGCTTGAAAATAAAGCTGAAGAATTACAGATAGAACTTGATAATAAGAATACTGAATTATCTACTTTAAATATAGATAAAGATGCACTTAATAGCAAAGTTGAAGATTTAGAAGAAAAGATTAATGTTTATACTGCTGAAAACGAATTGTTAAGAGAGTATAAGAAGAATATTGAAACTCAGCAGAAAGCTGCCGTTATTTCTAAGTACAGCACAAAACTTAGTGAAGATATTCTTAACATTTATCGTGAAAAATTAGACAACTATACTATTAATGATCTTGAAAAAGAACTTGCTTATGAGCTTGTCACAAATGATGCCACAATCTTCTCTGATAAAGAGGAAGGTTTAGTACCATTAGAAACTCCAATGACAGGTCTTGAAGCATTAATTAGTAAATACAAGAAATAAGAATGACGGAGGTTCATATACATGGCTATTGTCAAACTTGCAAAAGACGGCTATGGACAGGTAGAACTCAACCAAGTCGCCTTCCGTAGAGATGGCCGCATTGAAGCTCAATGCAAATTAGATACCACCGAATTCCCTGCAAACGGTTCTGTTGTTGCAGAGAATGGTATGCTTTTTTCCATTGATAGAGTAACCCGTACTCTTAAGAAAGCTACTACAACCCTTGCTCAGACTCAGGTAATCGGTCTTAATTATTCTGCTGAGCATCTTTATGATGAGAGACATCAGGGTCTTAAGAACTTCTATCTCACCAGCAATGATTTCTTCCCAAGATTAGGTTATCTTGCTGTTGGCGATAAGTTCACCACAAACACCATTTGCTATGATTCTAGTACTTATGCTGATACTGATGCTATGCAGACTTTATTAGATGCTGGCACTAAGATCTATGCAGGTATTGCTAGCGATGGTTCTGGTTATTGGCAGTTAACTGCTGCTGCTGCATCTTATGGTCCAGTTGCTCAGTTAGTTGAAATTCATACTATGCCTGATGGACAGGTTGGTATGATGCTTGAAGTAATCAAGGCTTAAGGAGGTGCCGTAATGTTAACGAAAGAATTTAAAGAATTAGCAAGAAATGCGGCACGTCATACCGCACCAGAAAACTTCACCGTTGCCGATGTTGATAAGGCATTTGCTGAAGAGTTAAAGAACTATTGCGGTTCTATTAACCAGTTCATGAAGAATCGTTATGATCTTTATGACATTATTATTGAAAACGCTGATGAAATCGTTCCTGCAAAGGTTATCGATCAGTTAGGCGCTTTCGCTGAAATTCGTCAGATTGGACAGGGTCAGAGAGCAATGTTCAAAGTCGGTAAAGAAGCTTCCAAGATGAGAGCTAAAAAGTTCCTCACCCAGGTTGGTCTTGCTGGCGTATACGAAGCATTCAGACTTGATGTTAATGAATTCGAAGTTAAAGCTCATGCCATCGGCGGAGCAGCTACCGTTGATTTCGAAAGAATGCTTGACGGCGCTGAATCATTAGCAGAAGTTATGGATGTTCTCGCTGAAGGACTTGTCGATGCAGTATACATCGAAGTTCAGAGAGCACTCAAGACCGCTCTTACCCAGGGTGTTAGCGATGTTACCCCTAATAAGGTAATCAATGCTGGCTTCGATCCTGATAAGATGTTCAGTCTTTGCGCTACCGTTAAAGCCTATGGCAATGGCGGAGCAGTTATCTTTGCACCACCTGAGTTCGTTGCAGCAATGGGGCCAGATGCTATCGTTCCAGTTCTTATGAACAGCACCACTAAGGTTGCTCAGGGTATTTATCCTGTAGACGATATTGATAGAATCCATACCCAGGGCTATATTAATCTCTTCCGTGGTACTCCAATTGTACAGTTCAAGCAGAGCTTTGTAACTACTGCTAATGACAGTACTTGGATTGATCCACAGATTGCATACGTTCTTCCTACCGGTGGAGATAAAGTTGTTAAGGTCGTATTCGAGGGTCAGACTCAGATTTATGACTGGGTTAACAAAGACCAGAGCATGGAAGTTGAAGTATACAAGAAACTCGGCGTTGCCATTCTTACATACTACAACTGGGGTATTTATAAGAACAGCAGTATCCCACAGACCTTATATAATCCATATCCAAACATTTAGTTTAGATAGATTAAGCCAAGCGGCGCAATGCCGCTTGGCTGCCTTTTGAAGAAAATGGGAGAGCCAAAATGGGAAGCCGTGTTTCCATTATAAATGACTTTTCAAAAATTATATTTGAGAATAGAAACGCTAATGAGCGTAGAATGAAACCAATAGTACAGATGGATAAGGAAGGGAATATTATAAATTTTTTTCCATCTATTGCGGCCGCGCAAAGGGCGTGCGGAATTAGGCACATTTCTGAGTGTGTAAATGGAATAAGGAACTCCGCAGGTGGCTACTATTGGTTCTTACAAGGAGATTATGTTTATGGAAATGATGAAACCAGTTCTTGTTAAATCAACTGTTAATGCACAAGTAGGAATTACTTTGCCATATTTAAATCTGAATAGAACTTGGCCTAAGAAGGGTTCTGTATTAAGACTTCCTAAAGATGTTCTTATGCAAGCTATTTATGAACCTGGCGTTGAGTATCTTTTTAAAACTGGTATTCTTTATATAGAAGACGAAGAAGATAGAATTGATCTTGGTCTTGAAGATCCAAATACTGGGGCTACCGTTTATAACCTTACTGAAGAGAAAGGTACATATTTAATTAAGGAAGCTTCTATTGATGAATTAAAGAGCGAAGCTGAAAAAATGTCCCGTGACCAACTTGAAGAACTTGCGCATATGGCTATTTCATTGGATTCTACGAATTATGAAAAAAATCTACTTTTAAAAGAAAAGAGTGAAATTGATGTTGATTTAATAGTTCGTCGAAACATGGAAGAAAAGCGCCGCGAGGCTGCTGAAAAAGCAAAATAATAAAGGAGGTGGCCAATGGGCTGCTGTGGTAGAGTTCCGGTACAACAACTCTATGATGCGTTTTTCGTATTAATCGAGTCAGATGAATGGGATACTTGGACAGAATTTGAGGTTGAAAATGATCTGCAACATTTGGCCTTGGCGGCAATCCCTTGGTTTAAGTTTCCAAGATGTTCTTTAGAATGGGATGAAAGCGGTGAATATTTTATTGACCCTAATATTACAAATGTTGAGATTCAGATTGTAGCGTTATTTATGAAAGCCATTTGGCTTGGCAGAGTAATTGATTCATGGGAAAATTTAAGACCGCTGTATACTGAACGTGACTTCTCACCAGCAAAGCAATTGAGTGAGTTTAGATTACGTCAGGATAACATTAGAAAGCAAGCAGATGATTTAGAAGCTCGTTATTATAGAAGTATAAAAGGACAGCCATTCGACTATACCGGTTTTGCGGGGTAGGCTATGGATGTAATGAAAGAGGCTTATACAAATAAGCTAAAGAATAAATTATTTAGTTGTTTATGTGAAAGAGAAGCTGAACGCGATTGGGAATCTTGTCTTGATGGCATATTGCTTGAATTAAATGGGGTTCCGGAAAATGAACGCGGCATTAACTATTATTCGGTTTGGTATAAATTGAGTTCTGCTAAATATCTTTCATATAAATATTTTCGTAAAAATATATTTGATGCTATGGCATTATTAGGAAGGGGCGATAAAGATGAGCTATTATGAAGATATATATAAAAAGCGTCTGAGTCGCTTTGGAGATACACCTACAGGCAGATTAGAAGAGGGAAGAAGAGCGAATTTTGAAAAGTTCCTTTATTCTTCGCCCCATTATTTAACTTTTGTATATAAACCAGATACTGAAGAAGAGAGAACTGTTGAATGTGTATTTGAACCAAGAAAACAGAATGAAACTAAAATTATGATGGATATACTTTGCCGTGTTGGTGAGGTATTTGAAGTTGGAGATATTGTTACTATTAATGGTAAGCGATATATGTTCTGGTGGTGGGATCAAAGACAAGATAGCGGTTATAATAGATGGGTAGTTGTTGAATTAACCACTACCGTAACATTTATTAACGAAGACGGCTATACTTGGACTACTGAGGCTTATATTTATTCACAAGAAGACAATATGTTAAAGAATGAGCTGAAATCACGCTCTCGTTCTGCTACATTATATTTGGAAAATCTTAAACTTGAATTTATGCTTATGCCGACACCAGATAGAGTTGCAACTGTAGACTTTCATGGAAATACAACGACAAAAAGTCCATTAGAGATTGGAGCTTATTGCGAATTACAATATGCTAAGGCGGACCACTATTGGCGTGTAACTGGTTATGATACTATTTCAACGCCTGGAATTGCTTATGTATCTGTTGATCCAACAATTAATAGAGATTTAACGCCACCTCCTACGCAGCAGCCTGGAGACGATCCCGATGATTTCTTCTGGTTCGGCGGCTGGGAAACTGAAGGAGGTAATTGATGGGATATTTAGAAGAAAAATCTATAGTTCGCTTTCTTGGTGAAATGGGGCCAAATCTTATTAAAATTATTCAAAGATTATTGGCTAATAGTAATTTATTAAAATTATTATGGTATACAGATAAGGATCCATTAAGTGAACAACATATCGCTGTAGATCAAGCTGCGGCATATGGTCATGGAGATGATGGTGTAATACGTATTATACCTGTAGTTGGCACAATGGAAGATGCTCGTTCAATTATTACGCTTCGTGTATTACGCGGCATACCATCCAATGAAAATAATGAATTTTTAGATATTTATTTTTCAATAGAAATATTTGTTCCAAATGAACAGTGGATTATAAAGGATAACAATTTACGTCCATATGCTATTATGGGTGAAGTACAGAGATCACTTGAAGGAAAGAAAATTAATGGCTTAGGGGAAATTCGCGGTTCAGGCTTCGCAGTCAATTTCTTTACAGAAGAGATTTCTGCTTTTATAATGAATTTTAAAATAACGCAATATAATTAAATGAACGCTGCTTGTTTTATTGGTGAACCGCTAATAACAAAAAATTATAAAGTTTATCCGCCTAAATTAAAAGATGTATTAGCAAATCCAAATTATGGTATTTATAATACGATTCTTACAATGAGCCAGGAAGATATCTGGGATATGATAGCTAAAGAACAAAGTGGCGCAAATTTTTCTGCTAAGCCAGTTGAAGGCGCACCAACACCTTTTGAGCTTTTAATGAATAATTGCTATCATTCTGAAGAGTATATGAAAAAAACAGAAGAAGCTTTTCTTTTTTATACTAAAGAATATGTTAAAATTTTGCCAACTTTAAAGGCTATTGTATTTGTTACAGATATTGATGAGAAGACTAGTGTTGAAAATTTAAGAAGGATTGAAACAGAAGAAGAATTTTTTAAATTACAAAATTTGATTCGACAAGTTAGCGGAGATGAAGTAAAAGAGCCTCCTAAATTTAATGAGAATCCTATGGTTGCTCTTATTAAGGCAAAAGGACGTTGGCGTGAAAGGCTTAAAAAGAAAAAAGGCAATAAAAATTCTATAGGATTAGACAAAATGATTGTTGCAATTTGTTGTATGAATTTAGGTCTTAATCCACTTAATATCGGAGAGATTTCTTATTTATCTGTGCAAGAATTATTCGCTTTAGCACAGAAGAAAGAACAATATGAAACCGAATTAAGAATTATGACAAGTAATCCATTCGGGAGTAAGAAAAAAAGAAAACCATTAGAACATTGGTTATATGGAAAAGATAAATAACTCATATAGGAGGATACATACATGGCAAGTATTCTTGAGCGTTATGGTATCAAAGAAGTAGCAAATTTAACTTTCTATTCTATTGATGCTAATACGGGTCGTCCAAGAACTCCTGTTCTTTATATTGATACTGCCAAAGTAACTACTGTTGAGTCTACTGCCGAAACTACGTATGCTCAAGGTGGACAAGGTAACGGCAGACTTCTTGCATGGGACTTTGGTAAAGAAATTACTATGTCTATTGAAGACGCGGTATTTTCTCCTAAATCACTTTCCATTATGTTTGGTGAGGGTGATAAACCTGCTCCATTATTAAATAATGGTGACGTAACAGATGTTACTAATTATAATAATAAGCGTAGGATTTATAAAACTATTCAGTTGAATACTTTAGATGTTGCTGGTGCTTTAGCAAAAGATGCAACTGGTATTGCTGTAGTAAAACTTATTAATGAAGCATTAGGAAATGTTAATGATAGCGCTATTACTGACGCAGCATTAGTAGGTCCAGCTTCTACCAATAAGATTAAATGGGATAGTACTTTTGGTCATATTACTTTTACTTCTGCTTTTTCCCAGATTGGCGGAGATTATCCAGCATATGCTTTAGCATTAACTCCAAGCACAACTACCCCAACTATTAAAAATGTAGATGATGATAGTTCTAGTAATTATACTGATTATGCGACTTATAGTGGTAGTCCTGCTTCATGGTCTATTGCAGCTAAAGGAGATCCTAAACTTTTTGCAAGCCTTTATCTTAACCCAGATGACGGTTTTGTAATTAACGTAGGCCCAGATAGCTTCCCAGGAACTTATTATATTACCGCTGATACTTATGCTCGTTCTGAAGCCAGCGGTGAAGATCAGTTCTTCCAGATTATTATTCCTAAGGGTAAAGTTACATCTGAGAATACTCTTACTCTTGAAGCAGAAGGAGATCCGACTGTCTTTAATATGAATGTACAAGTACTTCGTGCAACTGTAAATAACAAGAATGTTATGATGCAATTAGTTCAGTACTCATTCGGTACTGGTTCTTCTACTGAAGCTACCAACTTTATTGATCAGAGACTTCAGTCTACAGCCAATCCAGATTAATTTGAGTGGTTATTTCAACCACTTCCAAAAGGGCGTGGGGAACCGCGCCCTTTCTTATTATAAAAGAGGTAGTAAATGGATAATACATTGTTCGGAATGAAAGAAGTATATGAATGTACTCTTAAAGCTACTTATGATATAGAGATAGGTGGAAAAAAAATTCAAGCTGGCGAACCGATTGTAGTGTTTAATTCGCTGCAAATGGTAAACTTTAACGAATTTAAAGAATATATTCATGCTCGTGGCGGCTATGGAAATCAAGTATGGGTATCTTGGGAAAGAACGAAAGAATTAGATATTAATTTTGCTCAAGGAATTTTTTCTAAGGTTCATTTATCGTTATTAAGTAATGTGGCGATGCAAGAAGAACCGGTAATTGTTCCTATGTGGGAAGAATTAGAAACTAATTCATTATCTCAAGTAACTTTAAAACACCTTCCTGCCGACACGGATATTTGGGCTTATGATAGAGCAACGGGAAATCATCTTCGTGGCAGTATAGATGGGAAAGTAATTACATTTAGAAATGTAGAGCCATATACTTATGTTCAAGTAAGTTATAAATATGATTGTGGACCGAATGATGTAATTCATTTAGGCCGTCATTTTTTAAATGGATATTTTCAATTAACCATGAAAACGCGCCTTAAAGATGATGTAACAGGGAAAACAGTAACTGGAGTGTTCTTCGCTCCGCAAGTAAAACTAATGTCTGATTTCTCTATTAGGTTAGGAAGTGGAGCAGCCTCACCGGCAATTAGCAGATTTACTGTTAAGGCATTTCCTACTGGGTCAAAAGGTAGCGAGAAAGTTATGGATTTCATCTTGCTAGACGATGACATAGATAGTGATATTTAATCGGCATTAGTATAATGCCGATTTTTTATTTAGTGAGGTGAGAACGGGTGGCAAAAGATTATGTACAAAAAATAACCATAGATGCCTCAATGCAAGTTGATGGTGTGCGTAAAGGTATTGCTGACATTCAAAATAGTTTTAAAAATTTAAAATTAGATAGTAATGCTACAAAAGGGGTTTCAGAAAGTATCGCAAAACTAGAAGCTAGTTTGAAAAAATTTGAAGAAGTAGCTTCGCATGATATTAAAAATTCTTCTGATAATAAAGCTTTCCAAAAAAGTTGGGCTGAAGTATCACGTTATATTGATGAAGTTAATTTAAAACTTAAGAAATTAGGATTAGATCCAAAAAAATTAATTCCTAATGAAAATCTTAAGAAATTAAATGAATTAAAGACAAAAATTTTAGAACTTCAAGAATCTCAAAATGCTAAAAAGGCTAAAAGGGATACTTTAAAAGAGAATTATGAAAATGCTGCTGCCGCTCTTGATCAATTAAAAGCTAGACAAGCAGAACTAAACAAAACTTTAGAGTCTTCTAGTAATAGAAACGAGTTAGCTGAAACTTATGAGCAAGCAAAAATTAAAGCAGAAGAATTAAAAGAAATTAGAGATGAACTAAACAAAAAATCTTCTGGATCTTCTGCTGAAGAAAGAGCTAAAGCGCAAATTAATTATGAGCAGGCCGCAGATCAAGCAAAAAAAGCTCATGATGCTCTTAAAGATTACGATAAAGGTTTAGAAACTACTAAGAAAGAATTAGAAGAGGTTAACGCTGCTATTGCTAACTCTAATGTCGACCAATTAGAAAAGGAATGGAAAGAAGCAGCAAAAGCAGTTGGCTCTGCTAATTTAAAAGAAGTAAAGGCTGAGCTTCAAGAGTTGACTACTGTTGACTTAAGTAAGTTAAATATGAGACAACTCTTAGAACTTATTGATCAAATTGCAGCAGATGAAACAAATAAATTAAGTCCAGCTACTCAGAAGGCAGCAGATACATTAAGATTACTTATTGAAGGCATGGAAAGTGGTCAACAAGCTGGAGATAAGTTAGCTTCGGGAATTAATGATGCTTCTGAAAGTTCTGAAGATTTTAATAAACAAGTCCAGGCATTATCTAATCAGATGACGCAATTCTTTAGTTTAACTAGTGGATGGAATTTATTAAAACGTTCAATTAGTAGTGCTGTTGATGTAGTAAAAGAATTGGACGAGGCTATGACAGGTATCGCTGTTGTATCTGAATATGATTTAAGCGATATTTGGGGCATGAGATCTGATTTTTCTCAGCAAGCAACTCAACTTGGTGTATCTACCTTAGATTTAGTAAATGCTACAACTTTATATGTACAGCAAGGCTTAAATTTAAATGATGCGATGCAAGTCGCTGTAGAAACCATGAAAATGGGACGTATAGCAGGTCTTGATGGTGCTGATGCAACAGAAAAAATGACGGCGGCGCTCCGTGGTTATAATATGGAATTAACAGAAGCGCAACACGTTAATGATGTTTATTCTAACTTAGCTGCAAAATCTGCTTCAAACCAAGAGCAATTAGCAACAGCTATGTCTAAAACAGCATCTATTGCATATAACTCAGGCGCTTCTTTTGAAAATATGTCAGCGTTTTTAGCACAAATTATTGAAACGACTCAAGAAGCCCCAGAGACCGCTGGTACAGCAATGAAAACGATTATTGCTCGTTTTCAAGAATTAAAGAAGCCATTAGAAGAAATTGGTGAAGTTGAAGGCGAAGTTGTTGATGCCAATAAAATTGAAACAGCATTAAAAAGTGCCGGAGTAGCTCTTAGAGATGCGAATGGACAGTTTAGAGATTTCGATGATGTAATTTTAGAATTATCTAGTAAATGGGATAAACTTGATAAAATGACTCAACGTTATATTGCTACAACAGCTGCAGGTTCAAGACAACAATCCCGTTTCATCGCATTATTAGATAATAATGAACGTTTACTTGAATTAACAGGTTATGCAACAAATAGCGCTGGGAAATCTCAAGAACAATTTAATAAAACTTTAGAAAGTTTTGAAAGTAAAATAGCTAAATTACGTAATGAATTAGATATATTTTATACTAATTTAGCTAATAATAGAGTTGTTAAAGATTTAGTAGATTTAATTACTAATTTAATACATGGATTTAATCAATTAATTGAACCATTAGCTAATTCAGAAAACATATTGGCAAATTTAAGCGGTGCATTAATTGAAATTGGTGTTATCGCTATTGGATTTAGACTAGCGTTAATGGCAATTAAGGGTGCGGCTGATAAAGCAACCGGTTCAGTAGTTGGATTAGCTGCAGCAATAGAGGCAGAATCTAAAAGTGCTACAGTGGGAAGTATTGGAACATTAAAATTAGCAGCTTCGTTTAGCGTACTCAAAAAAAATATAATGTTTTTCCCACAACTCTTAAAACAATTAATACTTGGTTTTAGAGGAGTTACAGCAGCTGAGGCACAAGATGCAGCTGCAAAAGCTACTGCGGCCGCTGGAAATGAAGCTTTAGCAGCCGCGCAAGGAAAAGCAGCAGCGAGCGCATATGCACTTGGAACTGCTCTTAAGGCAGCGTTTCCATATTTGTTACTAGCGGGGGCTGCAGTTGCTGCTTTTGTTCTTATTAAAAATTCTCTTGAAGCTGATGCAAAAGCTGCTGAAAAATCTGCTGAAAAATTAAAAGAATTGCAAGAAGCAGCAGATGAAGCAAGTACTCAGTTAGAAGAAATGAAGCAATTATCTTCAGATTATTCAACTGGAGTGGAATCTTTAAAAGAATTAGATAAAACTACTTCTGAATATGCTGATACGTTGGAAAAAACGAATGAACAAGCAAAAGAATTAATTAATACTCTTGGATTAGCAAGTGCGTATACTATTGATGAAAATGGAATAATTCAAATTGATGAAAACGCATTAGCAGATGCTCAAAAAAGGTTGCAAGATAATTATTATCAAACATTGCAAGATCAATATAATGGTGAAATTGATAATATTTTGAAGCAACAGCAAGCAAGAAAAACTGATTTAATTCAAAAATCACAAACATCTTCATATGTTAAAAATGATTTAGACCCAATAATGGGTTATGATACTGAAGCATTATATAATTTTTATGAAATAAATCAAGAAAATATTGATAAAATGCTTCAATCTATGGTTAATCATATGAGTGATGCAGACTATGAAGTTGATGAGAGCTTAGTTAATAAAATATTAGCAGACGTTTTTGGAGATTCTGCAACTGATTTTGAAAAAAAATATATAGAGGATCACTTAGATGCTTTACGAGAATTGGCAGATGGTGAAAAAAATGCTGCTGATATGATAGAGTATTATGTTTCTGAAAAATTAAGAAGTAAAATTCAAAAAGAAACAGAAAATGAAGCTCAAAGAATTGCAACCAATAGTGAAGGTGAAACAGATATAGGACTTCAATATAATATAGAAGGGGCATTACATACTTTAATTTCAAATTCTAGTTTATTTGCAGTTACTGTAAAGGACTTAGAAGTCGGGTCTGAAGAATACTTGGCCGCAATAGAAAATGCTGATTTTTCACGTTTAGAAAGAATTTATACTAATGCGATTGAATCTATTTTAAATAATAAGAATGTGCAGCAATATGATGGTTTGGCTGAGGCTATTATAAATGGATTAGCAAACGGGAAATTAGATTTTTCTAGCTTAATGCTTAATGAAGAAGCTATTATTAAATTGCAAGATGAAGATTTATTACAATTATTAGGTCCAGAAGGTATTTCTGCATTAGAAGATGCCGGAATAAGTATGACAGATTTAGCTAATGCAATTAATGGTATAGATTATCAAGAAATTGTTTCAGCTATCAAGCAATTTGCTGGAGAAAATAATAAAACTGCTGTACAAGCAATTGAGGATTTGCAGACTGGGAAATTTACTAGTCTTGAAGATTATAATAATGCAGATGCCTATAAAGAATTATTAATTTATTTAAACCAGGTCTCAGATACTTATGGAGACATTACTGACGAGGTTAGTATTCTTAATAAAGAATGGTTAATAGGTACAGAAGAATATACTCAAGCGTTAGAAATTGCTCAAAATTATCTTGCAAAAATGAATATTTCACAATTGCAAGATAATGTACAAAAAGCAAAAGATGCGATTGATGACTATTTGAAGAAAAATCCAGGTGAATTAAAATTAGAAGTTCCTTCTAAAGAGTATAAAGCGTTACAAGATGATTTGGATAAAGCTGAGTTTGAAGTAAAAGTTGCTATTAAAGCAGAAGGCCGTCAGAATATCTCTGAATTAACAAATGATATTAATCATTTTGCAGATGCTTTTGATGTAATTAATGAAAATTTGCAGGTTACTGCGTCTGACTTTTTAGATTTAGTTGATGTTTTTCCAGAATTAGCTGAAGGTATTGAGGTACTTGACGATGGTATGATTCAACTTAGTGAAGACTCGGTTAAAGCAGCTCAAGAAGCTGGTCAAGGTCAAATTGATGCAATGGCAGATGCAAAAATTGCTGAATTAGAAATGCAGCAGGCTGCGGCCCAAGCTACTGTTAATTACTATAAAGCTTTAGTTGATGCAGCAGATAAAGCGGCTGAAGCAGAAGTTAATACAGAAGAAGATAAAACACAAGCAATTAATAATTTAGAACATCTATTAGCTCAAGCTGTTGTTAATTATGCTAATGAAACCAATGAAGGAGTAACTGAACAGGCTGAAAATACAGCGACTAATATAGGCGAAGCATCTGCGGCCGCTGGAAACACGGCTATGACGAATGGCCAACGTATGGCTACTAATGTTATAGATAACTTAGATGCTATCGCAGAGGAAGGTGATTTATCAGCTGGCGCCGTTGCTGAAGCTCATGGTGAAGCTGCAGGAATAACTAATACTGCATGGTATCAAGCAGCTTCTAATGCTGTAGCATATTTAAATAGATTGGCACAAGCAGTTAATAAAGTTGCTAAAAAATCTTTTACTTATGATGAGAAAGAAGGATTAGTTGAACATCCAAGTAGCTTAACACCATTACCTACTGATAGTTCAGTTGATTATCAAAGTGTAGATAAGGCTTACGCTAATCGTCACCAAAAAGGAAAAGCATCGGTCACCGGACCAGAAATGCTTAGCGGCGAAGTAGATTTAAGTACAACAAGTGCAGCAAAAATAGCAAAACAATTATTAGACAGCGAAGCTTTTAGGAATCAATTTAAAGCTGATGCAGCATCTCGTTTAGCTGATGCTCAAGCTACCTTGGCTGATATTAACGCTCAAATTGCTACTATTGAAGGTCTTAGAAAACAAGCTAATAAAAAATTAGCTGATAAAACTAAAAATACTGGTTCTGGCGGCTCTGGAAGCAGCGGAGGCGGTGGTGGCTCTGGAAAAGATGCTGAAAAATGGGTTCAAAATTATGACTGGCTTTATAATTTATTACAAGAAATTAATAAATTAGAAAGAAATGTTAATAAATTACAAAAAGAGCGTAATAGATTAATTAATAATAATAAAAATGATGCAAAAAAGATGCTAGAAATGGCTAAAGAAGAAGAACGCTTACTTCAAAAACAATTAGCAGATCAGCAATTATTGCAAGTAAAAAGGTTAGAAGAATTAAATGCAATAGAAGATCAATATTCTAAATATAAAGCAGAGAATGGAAAAACTTATGATTTTACTAAATATGCTTCATATGATCCAAATCTTGGATATACTGTAATTGATTATGATACAATCTCTCAGTTAGATTGGACTGAAGATATAGGAAAAGCTTTTGAAGGATATGTATCTTATTTAGAAAATATTCAAAAAGATTTAGAAGGTATCGAGGATCAGATTGGTGATCTTCAAGATGCTGTTGTTGAAAATCAGAAACTTGGAAGAGATGAGTATATTCAATTTGAACAAGATACTATTAAAGCATTAGAAACATTAAGACAAGAAGAAATTGATGAATTACAATCGGTTTATAATGCTATTAATAATGGTAATCAAGCAACTATTGATGCTTTAAACGCTGGTATTGAAGAATATAGAAATCAAAGAGAGCAAGATGATGCACTTAAGGATATTGGTCAGCAAGAACGTAAACTTGCATTAATGATGACAGATACGTCTCAAGCAAATCAATTAGATATATTAAATGCTCAAAAAAGTTTAGACGATGCTAGACAAAATTATACCGATAGTTTAATAGACAAGGCTATTGATAATATGTCTAAACAGGCAGAAGAAGCTCAGAAACAAAGAGAGCTACAAATCCAATTAATGGAAGAGCAGCTTAAATATGACTTAAAAAATGGTATAATAGCAAAAGAAGCGCAAGAATTATTAGATGCTTGTTTTAATAGAGGAGACTCTTCACTTTTACTTCAACTTTTTGGAAAAGTTGATGGTATTAAATCTATGGGATTTGCAACAAAAGAACAATGGACAGAAACATTGAAAAATTCATTTGAGCAAGCGTATACATATGCTAATAGGAATGGATTAACTTATACTTCAAGAGTGGCAAAAGAAGAAGCAGAAAAACAAGAAGCAGCTAAAAAAGCGCAAAAGCAAGAAGAGGCACGAGAAGAAGCAAGGAAGACAGCTGCAAGAAAACAAGATGCTATAGATCAAGATAAAGCACGTCAATCTACTAAGGAAGCAGCACTTGCAGGAGCAACAACTGTACCAGAAGCGATAGATGCTTTAAATAGAACTACAAAGTTATCCAACACTGATCCATATAAAGATACTTTCGCCTCAGGAAAAGGAGCTGAATTAAGATTAAAAACTGGGCAAAAAACTGCCGCGATGTATCCAGATCTCAATAGACCGTCTGGTGTTAGTGTAGAAGCGGAAGATACTTATCGCGGGATTGCAGAATTTATTGCTCAGTATCCTAGCCAGGCAGGCTGGGGTAATAGAGGGGATATTCCAGCTTTAACTAAAAAATTATCAGAAAAATTAGGAGATGGCGGTGCTTTAAGAGTTTTACAGATTATAGAGAGTATATATAATAAAAAAGCGGGGTCTTTACCGACGCATTATGCAGGAGATGTAAAATGGATGTCAGAGCGCTATGGATATTCTGCATTTGCCACTGGCGGTCTTGCTGATTTTACTGGTCCAGCTTGGCTTGACGGTACTAAATCAAAACCAGAGTATGTTCTTAATGCTGAACAAACTGAGAAATTCTTTGATTTACTTGATTTTACAAGAGATATAGGAACTACTGATAATTCTACTTTAATAGGAGATACGTATTATAACATTTCTATGAGTAATGAAATTGCATCTGATTATGATGTAGACAGTATGTGGGATGAAATGCAAAGAAAAATTTATGAAAATGCCGGTTATAGAAATGTTCAATCATTAGATTTTGGTAGGAGGTAAGGAATGGCGATGATAAACCGCGCCGGACTAAACGGACGAGGTGATTTTATAGGGTTTACCTTTAATGGTCGTCATTCATCTGAGTTTAACATTATACAAGTTTCTAATGGAAATAGAATGGGGAAGGAAATACTTCCTTCCCCTAAAGATGTTACTGCTCAGGTGACTGGAGTAGATGGATCTTATTATTATAATTCAACTTATGGGAATAGAACTTTTAGTATAAATTTTGCTTTTGATGATTTACGAGAAAATGATTTTAGAGCTATGCAATATTGGTTAAATACTAAAGAACCTGCTCAGTTAATCTTTGATGAAGAGCCTTATAAATCTTGGACTGTTAAAATAAATAATGCTCCTAATATTAAATTTATTTGTTTTGATGAGATATTAGGTGGAATGAATACTCGTATTTATAAAGGTGAAGGAATAGTTAATTTTATTAGTTATTCTATTATTGCAAAAGCCCCATTTCCATTTTTAGAAGCATATAATTGGGATTATATTAATAATAAATATTATAAAACAGATAGGAATAATACTAAGGATCAAAGTGAATTACAATTACAGGCAATAAAAACATTGGATTCAAGGATTCTTGGAAATAATCCAACTATAGAGGTCCCTACTGGTTGGAATAATTTTGATGAATGGAAGGGAACATCAAGATTAAAAGCTCAAAAAGATTTAGATTTAAAAGCAAGCGGTTGGGAAAGTATCTCAAATGGTCAAAAATTAAGTGCAGATCAGACAGGTACGGCGAACGGATTAAAGATTTACAAGGCATCTTATGGTAAAAATTTTAGTTGGACTGGTACGCCACCTTTTAATCAAGATGATATTTTAGTTAGTGATTATTTATATCGTCGTTATGGATATTTGTCTGAAACAATTTTTGGCGGTCTTTCTGATTATTCTAAAGATAGTTATAAAATTTTATTAGACGCTCCAAATGCTAATCGCTATAAAACAGAAAAGAAACAGGGTGGTACGACAGATACTGGTTGGGCTTATGCTAATCAAAATATTAAAGATGTAGATTATAGAAGAAAATTAACAAGAAATCCTAATAATCCTAATGCTTATGTCCAAACATCAATTGCTTATTCTGATATTTCTACTTCTCGTGGAGGATTGGGTGGAAGTGTTACAGTTACTGATAATTGGGCAGGAAAAATTGGGCCAGTTAGAGGTATTACTGGAAAATGGTGTCATGTATATAATCCTGGAAATTATAAAACTAGTCCTAAGATTATTATTAGTGTATTAGATAAGAGAAGTATGATTACAAGAAGTCGTTGTAATTATAATTTAGCAAGTATTGTTAAAAATGATAATGGAACTTATACATTAATTAATAAAGGTTTGGGTAATTATAGCGATTGGAGATATGCAACGATTACTCTTTATCCATACTATGACGAGGTAGATTTTTCTACTGCGAAGCTTACTGAAGATGATGTTATTGGTAGAATCAGTTTAGACTTAACAAAATTAACACCCAAATCTTCAGAAAGAGATAATGCGACTACTAGTGGAACTACGATTACAATTGATGGCAAGCCTACTAATTATAATTATGTAATTGATTGCGAATTAAGACTTCTTTATAGGATATCTACTTTTGATACAAATCCAGACCAAGGATGGGGTCCGGCAAGATCATCAAGCGGTATCCCCAACCCATATAAATATTATAATACAACTTTTGTTCCTACAAATGATATTCGTAACAATGCTATAATCGCAGGAGATTTTTTTGAAATTCCTCCATATGAATTGGAAGAATGGAAAGGTAGAAAAGTTAAACCAGGAAGATATTTAATTGCATTTAATAGTGCTGCGGCAGCCTGTGTAGGACCTTTTATATGGACAAGTAAACATTTTGAAGCGAATACTCCAGAAACGGATTATTCTTGGGCAGCTCAACGAGTTGTATGGGATATTAATTATCTCTAGGAGGCACATATGGAAAATAATATTATAGAAAAATATGAACTTTCTGTATGGGAAGATGTTGTGCTTTCTAAAAATGAAGAATATCTAGATGAACAAAAGATTGCTATTATAGGAGCTAGTGGATGGGATTCTCCAATTAAAGCATATAATGTTACTTTAACAGAAAATATTAATGGAGAAAAAACTTTAACCTTTAATATTCTTCGAAAATATCGTAATGATAAAGGTGAGTTAATGGATAATCCATTTATTCCTATCCTTACGAATGAGAGAAAAATAAAATTAAGAATTGGAGAACCATATAATTTTTATAATGATAAAGGAGTATATGACGATACAATTCCTATTCAAGAAGATAAAGAAGATAGATGGATAGATTTTCTTATTAAAACAGTTGATGAAAATAAGAAAAGCTATGTCAATACTTTTACCTGTAAAGAAGCTTATGTGACAGAACTAGGAAAAAATGGTTATGCTACTACCCTAAAAACTGAACTTGAAAATAATTATGGCACTTTAAATGAATTAGCCGCAAGAATCTTAGAACACAGCGGTTGGACAATTGGCAGTAACTATATTCCAAAAGAATATAGTAAAGAGATTTTATTTATTCCAGTTCAGACTCAAGCAAATACTAAAGTTAGCATTACCAAAATGGTTGGGAATAATACGGGAGCGGGTAAAAAAGTAAATCAATTAAAGCTTTACGCTTTTTATAGCGAATTAGAAAATATTGATGGAGAATGGCATTTAACGACTGATAAACCACAAGTGTATTATAAAGAAGATGGTTTTTCTACTGACGATGCTGATGACGAAAGAGTAATTATTGATGAAAATGATGAATATAACTATTTAGTTACTGATACAAATGGAATTAGTACTGATTTAGTTTGGACACCATTAGATTCTGGTATTCAAGGTAAAAGAATTGTTGAATCAAATGTAACTCATTATGAGTCAGTTAATAATAGATACGTTACTGATTATAAGGTAATTAAATCAGTAAATGGCGCGAAAGTTGGCGCAGTTGTATACGGATATGAAACAGCTGAATATTTAAATTCAGAAAGCGTTCAAAATTACGTAACTAATAGTTCAAATTTTGTATCAACTACTGGTTGGCTTAGTGACGATGATGTAGATGCTAAAGATTTAATTACCTATCCTAATTCTACAAAAGCTAGCGGATATGCAAAAAATTGTTTAATTATTAAGAATAACAGTAAGAAAACTACTAGGGTTTGGAATAGTGGTTTAATAGATAGACATATTACTATTGAAGAAAATAAAAAATATGTTATTAGATTTAGGGCAAGAGCTGTTAATTTAAACAAAGGGAAAGTTAATCCTAAAAATGAAGTTGATTTAACACTTCCGACTGAAGGTAAACTATATGTAGGTATTCGTGATTGGAATAAAAGAGCTGATTCTGATTCTAATTATGGATTTATTAAAGGTATGAAATTTTTGGTTAAATATCCAAATACGTCAGAATCAACAGCGAGTAATTATACAGGATATGGTTTTGTAACTCCAGTTAAAAAAGAAGAAAGATTAATCACTATAAATAAATGTCATGCTGATGAAGCTGGATATACTTATGTTATTCTTCAAGCTGGAGAAAGTATATCAGCGACAAATATGCATCCAGTTGGAGTTACTATTTCAACTACAAAAAATAATTCTCAGGCATCTTGGCTATTTGAAGATATTCAATTTTTTGAATATAAAGAACAACAATATAATGGACATATGATTCCATTATTCCCAGGAGATTTACCAGAAGCAACCTATAATGTAGAAACGCATTTTTATACTGTTAATAATGGGAATACAGTTATTCTTCCAGCTAAGCCAAACAATTATCAGGTATGCAAAAGATCAAATTATGCGGCTGTTAGACACTTAGAGATTGAAAAGAGTAATTATTTTAATAATATTAATAGCTTAGCAGAATTATTTGAAGTATGGGTTGGTTATAGAGTTGCGCATCAAAAAGATGGAAAGATATTTAAAGTAAATGGACAGCCAAAAAAACAAGTTATTTTTTCTAAATTTTCTCCATTTGACCAAGAAAATTGGGCTGGTTTTAAATACGGTATTAATGTTGATGATATCAAGCGTAACACTGTAAGTGATTCAATTTCAACTAAAATTATTGTTAATGATAATGTTAATGAATTTGCAAAAGATGGCATTTGTTCTATCGTAAGGGCATCAGACAATATTAGTGGAGAAAGAAATTTATTTAATTTTGACTATTACGTGAATCAAGGATTATTAAGTCAAAGTCAGATGACTTATGATTTATATAATGCTAAAAATGGTTATTTAGCAAAACTGGGGAAAATTAATAAAGATCTTCTTCCACTTAATGAAAAGATTCAAACTATTATTACAGACGGCGATCGTTATGAAGAATATTATAATCAATATTCTGCAGCAATGCTTAGCTTAAGTTCAGAAATTGATGAGCAACAACGTTTAGTAGAGTCGGCTGAAGGATTAGATAATACACCATATAAAGAAGGATTAGAGCAAACTTTAAAGACAATGAAGGCTAGAAAAAATAGTTTTCAGAAAGGTTTGAATGGCTATCTTGATAAAGCTAATGAATGTTATAAAAAGGTTTATGGCAATTCTGATAAAACTATTACATATCAAGGATTTTGGAATAGTGCAAATAGTTATTCAGAAGGTACATTTGTTAGAATTGGTAGTCAATTTTATAAGGCAAAGCAAACCAACGTTAATAAAAAGCCCACTGGTGGAAATGATGATAAATATTGGGAAACCTCTACTAAAACTAAAGCTAGTAAAACATTATATAATAAATCCTTGGTATTATCTGATGACAAGCGCATATTAGATGAGCAATTTTATAAAAAATATAGCAGATTTATTCAAGAGGGTACTTGGTCAGACAGCAGCTATATAAATGATAATAGTTATTTCTTTGATGCTAAAAAGATTTTAGCCCAATCAGCTTATCCAAAAGTTACTTATACGATTAGTGTTGTGGACATTAGTGGTATTAAAAAATATGCAGGGTATACTTTTAAAGTTGGCCAGCGGACTTATTTAGAAGATACTGATTTCTTTGGGTGGATCTATACAGACTCTCAAGGTGTTGAAGATCTTGGAAATTGGAAAACTCCTTTTAAGAAAGAAGTTATTATTTCTGAAAGGACTAGAAATTTTGATGATGCAAGTAAATCTAAAATTACTGTTCAAACTTATCGTAATCAATGGAAAGATTTATTTTCAAAATTAACGGCAGCGACACAAACTTTAAGTTTTAATTCTGGTGGCTATCAACGGGCAGCAAATCTTGTAGATGAAACTGGTCAATTAAAAGTTAATAAAGTATTAGAAGCATTAAATAAAATTAATACAACTAGTCAAAAAATTGAGTCAGTTACAACTACATCTGGTTTTACTGTAAACATGGGCGAAAATCTTTATACAGGAGTTACAATTAATAGTTTAGTTGGTCAAATTGATGTAGATACTATTAATATTACATCAGCTGCTAATGATTATGCTTTTACCTGGGATGCAGCAGGACTCAATGCTTATCTTAAAAATGCGTCTAATAAAAATCAAGGTATTGATGGTCAAGTATATGTAAGATACAACAATCTTGGTATCTATGGAACTAGTAAAGGGGAACAAATTGATACCGCGCTTAATTTAATTGGTGATAAAAATGAAGCTGAAAAAATTAAGGCTATTAAAGATTATACAACTTTTTTCCTTACTTGGGACGGTCTATATCTTAATTCTGATAACGGTAATTTAAAGCTTGATCCGCAGCGTGGTCTTGAAATTTACTCTGGAGTTAAATGGCCACTTGCTACATTAAAATCATATGATTATATTTATGATGGTCTTGGTGAAAAATATACGAAAAACGATGCTGTTCCACTAGTAACACTTGGCCGGCTTGGTCTTCCTTATTCCGCAGTTAGTCCAGTATATGGATTACGTCTTCGTAATAATGATGGTTATATTACAATGGAGACTAGTAATACTGGTAATTTAATTTTAAGGAATCAATTAAGAGTTGGTGAATTTGGAGCTGAAAGAAATTATACCCATCAAGTAGAAGAAACAGCATATATCTTAAAGACTTATAATAGAGTTAATGATGAGTTTGGCGGTTATATTGATTATGTTATTTATAGGATTACTTTAAAAAATACTCCGGCACCAAATACTGTCGTTACAGTTGCTAATATAACGAATGATTTCAATAATCCAGTTATAGAATTTAATGTCGGAGCAGACAGCCATACGCCTTCTAATGATTGGAACTATGATGCTGAATCCAATACTTATTGGACAAGTCGTCAAATTGATCAGTTCTCTCAACAAGAAATTAATCCTATTCCAATTAGTAATGGTTTTTATTTCACACATTATATAATCACCGAAACTATCATGCCGTATGTTGGTCTTAATGGAGATGGTATTGGCGATAATCCAATAGTATTTTATGCCGGTTATTCTCCAGCGTTTGAGACCACAAAATCATCTGAATATGAAAAAGCGCCGTTTAAAATTCATGCAGATGGAACTTTTATAGCTAAACGAGCAAATATTACTGGTACTATTAATGCAACTGATGGATATTTCTCTGGTGCAATCAAAATCGGCAATACTGCTGGAATAAATGGCGATTCTAATTCTGCATATGTATTTTATGCAGGAAATGGTGATAGTACAGAGCCAACTTTTTCTGTTTCTCCAAATGGTCAAATGATTGCAAATGATTCAATGATTCGTGGGAATAGTACCATTGAGGGGACTATTTTTGCAAATCAAGGAAGAATCAATAGATTATTTTTAAATAATTCTCCAGAGGATAACAGTTCAATTACAAGTTATATTGGTGCTAATACTGGTATAGAAGGAAGAAGTGGTGAGTCTGATGCCGGTTTAGTTTACATTAATATTCATGCTGGAGACTTTGCTGTAGATAATCGAGGATATTTCTATGGTGAAAAATTATTCCTTGTTAGAAATACTAATTGGTATGGAATTGGTCATCCAGACTTTACGCAATCTACTGCATTAAATTATGGTGATTATTATAATATAGTAGTTGGACCAAATCAAATTATTGATGAGAATGAAAATTATACTTCTTATTTCTTTACAGTTTATAATCCAAATACTGAAATTAATAATAAAAATCTTATCTTTGGCGTTCGAGATAACGGATCTATTGAAATGGCAGGCACGTTATTTGCTAATGGATTAGATCTAACTGGTGCATTAAAAGTACACGGAGAAGATGATTCAAATAGAATTGTCATCGACGGAGACAATGGTAGAATTTATGCTAATAATGATTTTGGTGATGTATGGTGGGTTAATAAAGATGGCAGCGCTGAGTTTAATAATGTAAAAGCAAGAGGGAAAATTGCTACAACAGTATTTGAATATGATAAAATTTCAGCTGTCGGTGGTAATATTGCTATTACTCCTAGCGCTTTTTTGGTAGAAGAATGTATTTCAACCGTTATTATTGATGGAAAGAATGGTTTTGAAACCGTCTCAACAGATTTAGATTTGTGGCATGATGGAGACGATGTTTTAGTTAGCGTATTGGTAGAAAAGGAATCGGAATTAGAAGGTCAAGTTTCAGAAGAAGTATATATACATGGTAGTATTATTACAATTAAAGATGATTTAAATGATTCTTCAATTAATACATGGTCTATTACTAGATCGCCTACGTCAATAAATCCTCAGATTGATCCAAACCCTCCAGAAATATTATCAATTAAGCCTTCTGTTATTTCTATGGAAAATAATCAACAGATTGTAACTGAATATAAGATAATATTTAACGGTGGGGTTGATGAAGACGGCGCAATTATAGAAAAAATATTATTTTTACAATATAATACAACGAATGATAAATGGGTTCCTTCTGGCGAACTTCCTTTATGGGATGGTAATGATGAACACATTTGGGTTTCTACCCAGGAGATGTCTGTTTCTAATCAAGAGTATTCCTATGATGACGTTACTAAAATTCTACATTTTTCTTGGAGAGGAACATATCAAGTTTTAACTGAACAATGGGATATTGCCGTAGAAGAAATAGATAAAAATTATTTAATTCTTCATGATGCTCCTAGCAATGAAAGTGATGTGGCACAAGCACTTAATCGTATTTATCATATAGTTCCAGAGTTTATAGATGGAAGAAGTTATGCAACATTACCGAAAGGTACTTCTCTTATTAATATTAATCTTACTCATAATAGTATTTCATTGTCAGCTATGCAACCAGCTGGATCTACTATTTATATGACAAGTAATGATGGCGATAGCTTTAAATCTACAATGATTGGGTTCCTTGATCCGACTAGAATTAGTGAAAATAGTATATTTAAAAGCATATTAGAAGAGCAAACTTATTATGGATTATATAGCCAAAGTGCTTTCATTGAAGGGCGTGTATACTTGCCAAAAGCCGGTATTACTAATGAAGAGTTACAAGTTCTTGCTAGTTGGGATGGAACTGGCGATGTAGATCAAAAAGAAAAAGTTACAAAAGGGACTGGAAGTGAGGTTCGTATTTGGGCAGGTGCAGGTTATGCAGATATGCAAAATGCTCCATTTATTGTAACTCAAGATGGTACTTTATATGCCAGTCAAGGCGTGTTTAAAGGTAAAATTGAAGCTTCTGATAGTGAATTTTCTGGTCATATTAAAGCATCTGGTGTATTATTAGGAAATAAGGAAACTCCAGATTTTAGTCATTTCTATTATGCTTGGGCTGGAGATGATATAGATAATTCGAATATTGATACTGATGTTCATAATTATATCGCTGATTTCAATAGATACGGATTAAATATGTGGGATTCATTGACGATATTTTCAAGATATTATAATGGATTTTATAAAGATGATAATGATAATTGGATATATAGTCCTGATCTTTATACTGCGACCGAATATACTAAATATGGGTATGATTATTGGAATGATAATACTAATCAAGCGGATTTCATTAAAAAAGGTTATTGGAGAGATAATGCTTGTCCGTTCCCAATATTTACAATATTAGATAGAACGAAAGATCTTCAAACGATTCAGCCTCGTATAAGTGCAACAAATTTACAGCTTTGGGCTGCTTCTGATAATTCTTTTTATAATGTATTAACAAATCCAAATCCTAGCCCAATATATGGTATTAATTTAAATAGTGATCATATTACATTCACGAAATATTCTATTCCTATTGGTGGCGATTCTGATGATTCTAGTAGCATAAATATTAACAATGCTAACTATGATACTATTGCCGATGCTCTTTGGAATCCATCTGATGAAAATAATAAATTATTTTCTATCGGACATATCTACTTAGGTGATTTAAATAATACAGAAATTATTGGTGCTGTTACAAATACCTTTACTTTTGCTAATGCAACTGGTCAGTCAGCTATGATTATACATAATGATACTAAGAATAGTGTTATAGTCGGCTCGCAGACTAAAGATGTATTAAATTTCTCTGATAAAATACAAATTGAAATAGAAAATAATGGGATTACCTTCAACTACATAGGAGGCGAATGATGGCAAGCGGATCAATTAGAATAACAAATATTCCAATTTCCGCCGGCGGTTATGATTACTCTCTGGGTGCGACGGCCGCATGGTCAACCACCCGGAGTGGTAATACCGTAACTGTGACTGGAAAAGTAACGACAGATTCTGGCCCATACTCTTTTAATTCAACTTATGCTATTAATTGTACGCTAGTGTGGGGCGGAGATGTAAAGAAAAGTATAGTTATTAAAGCTAGTGATAGTGGCTCAAGTATTTTTAATAGGGCTGCGAGTTACGAACAGAGTTTTTCTGTAAATGCAAACCAAACAAGTGTCGGTATGAGAGTTACTATTAATCATACTAATAATGCTAGCTCAGGTAGTGCAGAAGAAGCAATTACTTTTCCAGTAGGATGGACGGGAATTAGTTACAGTAAGGCACCGAAGCCAAAAATAACAACATATCCGTGGCGCGGAAGTGCTAGTGATATTAAATGGTATATATATAAAGGTACAGATGGCACTAGTAACGCAATTTCTAAATATACAACTTATTATAATAGGTATCAAAAATCAACTTCTAAATGGTTGGGATGGACTAAACAAAATGAATTTGCAGCAAGCGTATTTGGAAGCAATAGTTATGCTGAAGTCCCGTATGGAGGATCTGTTGCGGCAGGAGATGCTGTAAAATTAAAAGTAATTGCTACTGGAAAAATGGGTGATACGGTGGAAGTAGTTGAAACTGCAGTTTGGGATACTACGGTAGCTACTCAAGGGTTCCAAACGATGAATTCAACTCCAGATGCTCCAACTTTTAATACATCTTCTCCATTAACTCTTGGAAGCACTGTTAATGTTAAAATTAGTGCAAAAGACACTAGCACAAGTTATTATAATAATGGTAACTCATATTTAAGATTTTCGCTTACTACTTCTTCTAGTTCTACTGATTGGGAAAACAGTTCAACTGGAACTTATACAAATACTTTTACATATATAAAAAATGTTGCTAGTTTATTGACTAGTCGCGCGGGTTCTAATGTTACTTTATATGCTAAAGTAAACGACGGTTTTGCCACAACTTCAACAAGTAAGACTTATCAATGTGGAAAAACATTATCAGCTCCAGCGTTAAATTTTGATGGAAGTACAATAATACCTTATAATGATATATCTTTAGTTGTTAATGTTCCGCCAGTTCTTATTGATGGATATAGTCCATATTCTGGAGTAACAACGACAGTTAAATTATATATTAGCTATTCTTCATCTTCTGGATTTAAAGAATTAGTAAATTCAACTTATACTGGCAATAATGGTATAATGTTTACTAGCGGTATAACACGATCTGCTATTATTAGTAAATTAGGTAATCCTAGTAGTATCAGTAGTAAAGTTTATTTTAAAGCTTCTCATTCGATTAATGGATTTGATACTGTATATACAAGTGTAAAAAACTTATCTATTGAATTTCCTAGTTATGCTATTCCTACAATGAATTGGACTACTACACTTTATAGATACAATGGAGGTTCTCCATTGGGGAGATGTATTAACTCATCTGTTGGTATTCAAATAATTAATACTACTGATACTGCAGCACAAAAATTAAAATATGTATTTACTTGTAGTTCTGTTACAAAAACAGTCACGCCAACAACTGCCAATAGTACAACAAGTTTGAATGTTTCTACGCTAACTCGTTCAAAAACTTACAATGTATCTTATTCTATATATGAAAAAAGCACTGGTGTTTTATTAAAAAGTGGAACGATTACTGATTCAAGTTTTTATCTAGCGGTACAAATTAGTAGCGGATTAACAAGTAGTTTAAATATGACAGATAGTGAATTTTTTATTGTTCCAAATTCTAATATTAATCGAGTAGAAGGTACATATTCATTTAATGTAGGTCTTCAAGTTTATCAGGCAACAATAGATTTCTATTTAAATGATACAAAATTTGCTACAGAAACTATTAGTAAAGTAAAAGCAGAAGATGGCGGTAATCCAAATGTTAAAAATTTAACTATTACTATTACAAGTAGTGACAGTGGATATAAACCAACAAATGGTTATAAAATATCTGGAATAACTTGGAATAATCATTCTATAAGCACAATTAGTACGCCATCAATAAATATTAATGCAAATAATACTTTAAAAATAGTTGTAAGTGTTCGAGAATTATTTGCTAGTACAAAAACTACAACTTGGACCAATTACAGTAATACAAATAATAATTTTTCTACGACATTAACAAAAACTGTGACGAAAACTTTAACAGCAACAGCGTTACCTAATGTTACTGGAAAAACTGTGACTTTGCCTTTAAAGGCATAAAAGGAAGTGAGATATGGCAACTTATACAGAAATAGACGTAATTGTGCCACAGAGTGGTGGTTCTCCAGACACAAGTTCAGCTGAATATAAAACAAAACAATCTCAATTCTATTTACAGGGCTTTCCAGTATACCTTGATATTCAACCTCCAACAGATAAAACAGTAGCTTCAACTTATTCATTTACTTATACTTGTGATATAGAAGCAAGTCCAATTTCTTCTTATAAAGATAGTAACAATGTAGTTCATTATAGGTATAATAATTCTTTTAAACCTAAAGCTACTAACGTGACTTTAACAAAAGCAACTACAAGTGGATATACTAATTATTGGACTACTAATATTCCTCAAGTTGAATGTGATTCAGCGTTTCGTTTTACAGTATATGTTAATGATGATTATAGTGGGAAAGTCGTTTATAGTAATAAGGTAATAGTTTATGCTTATTATTATGGAACTTTAATACCAAAGTTAAATTCAGCTGGTTGGGAAAATAATGCTTTAAGTATTCAATATCAATTTACAATGACTGGCCCAAGATTAGAGTCTGGTCCGCAAACTTATGATTATCATTATTGGTATGATTATGGTATGTTAAATGGCTGGTCAACATATTTTACTGATATTTTTATTAGTACCAGTAAATTGACTTTATCAGAATTACCAAGTGATGCTCCTTATCCGACTATCCGCGGAGTAATTGGTGTATCGCAAAGTGCTTTTCCAAATTGTTTTTTTCAAAATGGGACAACTAATAATGTTAGCAGTGGGCAAACTTTAGTTTTTACTCCATATTATAGTGGAGGATCAATTACTAATTATGATCCTTATAATGTTAAAGTAAGTTTTGATACTGACAATTCAAATTTAATTGTTGAGGTAAAGGGTCTTACTTATTATTATAAAAATGGAACAAGCGCATCTGTTAAAGCATTAAACCAATCAACATCATATTATCTCTATATTCAAGTATATAATAATACTACTTCGAAAAATGGAAAAGCATACTTGGGTACTACATTAACGACAAGAATTACTCCTCCAACACCTATTATGCAAATGCGTGAGCATACTATTACAGTAACTCGCCTTAAAGATTGTACTGAAAATGCACCATTAATTGTTGATAATTCAACAACTGATGCTAGTTTAGTAGATACTATTTCATTATATAAAAGTGGTAGTAAAGTCGGATATGGCACAAATGCCGATAATATTCCAAGTATTGGATTTTATAATGGAAGTAATAAATACTTTATACTTTATCTTTCGGCCGACGAAGCTACTGCTTGGTCAACATTAATTTCTTCATAAAATTTGCATTTCTTTAAAAAATCTGCTATACTATATATAGAATAGATAATAAGGAGATATGGATAGATGCAAATTACAATGAATGACATGGCGGCAATCAATCAAGTTCTTAATGAGCATCGTAATGATAAAATGCCGATTAAGACAGCTTATAAGTTTAATAAGCTCTTAACTTCTTTCGAGTCGGATTTCAAGTTCTTCCAAGAAAAGTATCGTGAAATCTTATTTAAGTATTGCAATAAGAATGAAGACGGCAGCTTATTTATTAATGATTCCGGAGATTTTATCGTAGAAAAAGAAAATACTGAAAAGTATACTGCCGATATGACAGACCTTCTCAGTACTCCAGTTGAAATTCCAGAAATTAAATTTACACTTGATGAGCTTGATGGTATTGAAATTACCGTTCAAGAAGCAGCTTCTCTCAAATCAATTATCATGGAATAAAAGAAAAGAGCGGTTTAACCGCTCTTTTTTATTACCATGATGAATCTCCAATCAAATCTTCTCTATCTGCTCTTGTTTCAGCAAAATATTTTCCAATACAAATGGCATCACTTTCGTCATCTGTAACTGTAATATCATACCATTGCTTGACTAACATCTGTGCTGATCGCTTTTGGTCAGCTCTTTTATTTCCCTTAACTCCGCAATAGTGCCGCCAAGTGGGAATCAAGACGGACGCAACTTCACATTTATTTCGTGCAGCCGTCAACATGATTGCACCCATTACTTGAGATAAGAGTTTAAAGACGTCATGACCAACGCCGCCAGTGGAGTTATACTGCGTTTCTTCCATTCCTACTAGGTCGGGCTTCCAGTTGTTAATCATGGAATTAAGCCAATCGCATACTTCAACGATACGTTCCAGCTGCGTTCCATTCTGTGTTTCATACACTCCATAGCTAATGAGTTTCTTGCCATCATAGATTGAATAGCCTGTTTTATGGCTTGACTGATCTAAGGCAAGAACTCTAAATGCTTCCGTCTTAGGCTGAGCAGATATGTTAGCTATTTTGCGAGTTACATTGTTAATACACACAGGACAAATTAATTTATTTCTTAATTTGCCCCATGTGCTTTCAACCAAATGACCTTCGTTACAATGGAAACGCATTGGTGCTTGGAGATTCTTATATTCAGTATCAAGACATTCCCAGCCGTAAAGCTGTAGCTTGCGCTGAATTTCTTCTAAAGTGATTTTGCCCATGACCCTTCTCCTACTGTAACGGTTGTTGCTGTAGGAATATAATACCATGTAGGTACTGTTGTCGTTGTTGTAACCCAAACAGGATAGCGTCTCCAATATTGCGGGTCTCCTAATATACAATGACAAAAACCACTTCCATTTAATCTGTTAATGCAATATGTGCATGGACTAATTAGTGCCTGTTCCGCCAAAACCGGACCCTCTGTCGATTCCAATATCTGATACATCTGTCACCTCATAAAAGCTGCAGGTCGGCACTTCTTTTAATACTAGCTGAGCAAATCTCATTCCCTCAGTAATGGTATAGCTCTGACCATACTCAATAGTTGTCTTGCCGCTCTCTACATCTACATCAATATTCTTAATTGGCGGATCAATGTTAGTAATGATAACGCCAATTTCATCACGATAACCGCTGTCAATAGTACCTGGTGCATTAGCTACCCGAAGTGGTGTTTTAACGCTTAAGCCAGAACGAGGTCTAACTTCAAATTCATAGCCGAGCGGAAGCGCGCATTTCAATCCAGTTTTAACAATAACTGTCTGACCGGGATCAATTTTTGTATCTTCAACCGCATAAACATCCATGCCAGCGTCACCAAGTCTCGCATATTGTGGAATTTTAGCTTTCTCATGGCAAAGCTCAATCGGAATAGTAATAATCCGTCTTGGAATACCCTCAGTTTCCTCAATAGAATTAATAATCATGCCGAAGAATTTTTTTACAAAACTGCGCTTCTGCGGGCTAAGCTGGTTCTTGGTTTCTTGCTCCACTACGTCAAGAATATCTTTATAAATACCAATTAAGTCTTCAGCTTTCATACCATTAGCATTAAGGGCCTGGACCAACTTATAGCGGCTATCAGGGTCATTCATTGACTTTTCGAGTTCATGTAAAATAGTTTCACTAATAAACGCAAACTCATTTTCTGGCAAGGCTAAGCAGGAAGCAATAACAGCGATACTTTTCTCATCATTTTGAAGATTAGAAAGTGCTTCTTCGATTTCTTTGAAGTTAGGTACTTTTACTTGTTCTTTACTTTTAAAATCTAATACTTTACCCATTTTATTCTCCTATGATTAATTCTTTTGCATAAGGTAGAGTAGCAATCCAATGGCAGAAATCATGCCATTCTTCTAGCCTATGATGTTTTCTTGCATGATATATATTCTTAAGGACGGCATAATTACCAGTCCATGTTCTCATTTGTAAGTAGCCTTGCGGTAAGAGTTGATTAAGTGCGCGCCAATATTGCTCACTATTATCTGGGTCGAATAGGCATTTTAATCTTAATAATTCAAGATTAGTAGCCATATCAAGCCATGCGTCGCCAACGGTATAAGCACCATCAAGAGCGATATGAATAGTGTCTTCATCTATCGAAAAGTTTCCAACAGATATTGGATCTTTCGTTAAGCGGTGCATTGTACTTTCAGAATTGGTCGTAGTTCCAACTTTGTATTGGTCCATCTGTTTCCACCAATAAAGTGGGGCATTAATATCTGCACCAACATAAATTTGCCTTAACAGCTTACCATGGTCTGGACCTGCGGCCGCGAGTTTTGCGGCAAGACTTAAGTCCTTTTCACCAACCTTGTACTCATGTACTTCTTCCCAGCTGTCTGCCTTATCCCAACTCTTAAGAGGATTCCTCATTCCTCTAATTGCCGTTTCAATACCAGCAACTTCTACATTTTTAATCTCTATCATATTATCACCTACGGCAATTTAACTGTTTCTTCGAGCGCAGCCGCATAGCCTTCTCTGAAACCTCTATCATATTCCTTCCGCAAATTCCTTTCCATATTCTTAGGCACTTCCTTGAAAAGAGAATTGATTAAAAAGGTGAAGGTCAGATATGGGTCATCTAGCGGCCCTGCTTCAAGGCTGGCAATCATTTTCTTAACTTCACTTAAATGAACGCCACCTAAATCATAATCTACTGGTTTTTTACCTTTAGCTCTTTTCATTGTATCACCTAATCACATTTACTATAGCCGCACTCTGGACAATGCACGCAGCCATTACTCCATTCGAGATCAGCGCCGCAATCCGGACATTTGGCAATAATTTTTTCACTATCATTGTTAATATCAGTATCACTAACTGGTTCATCAGCTACTGGTCTGTTTATAATATATTCAAGAATTTCTTCCTGCATTTCTCTGAGCGCATAGCCGACAGCCATTGGACAACATGAACCTTGGGAAGTATCATGTTTGGTAACTGTTCTTGCTCTATATGATGGGCAAACACCAGTTGACATTAATTGATCAATAATATCTTCGAGCGCAATTCCACCACGAGCAGCAAGAGAAATCATGCGGCTTAAGCCAATCATAAAGTTGTTACAGCCGCCAGTAGAGCCTTTGCTTAGATAAATTTCTCTAAAACTTCCATCATATTTGTCGAAGAAGGCTTCACAATGGAGAGTGCCGCAGCCTGACATGAGTTTCTTTTTAACTCCTATAAGGTCATCATCAACGGCAATAATTTCGCCTCTCCGAAGAACTCGGCCAGCTGGTTTTACTACTTTCTTCTTTTCTTCTTTTGGCTTATCGGTAGTAAGAATACCAACTCTAGCACAGCCATCACGGAAGATTGTTAAGCCTTTTAAACCATAATGCCAAGCGTCCAGGTAAAGATCTATAACTTCTTCCACGGTTGCTTCATTAGGAAGATTAACTGTTGAACTAATGCTAGCGTCAATATTAGCCTGCCATGCCGCCTGCATTAAAATACGATCCTTAGGAGCGATTTCATGGGCAGTCACGAAGTAGTCTGGAAGCTGACTATCATCTGTTAAGTTATTCCGTTTCATGTAATCTGCCACAATTGGAGTATAAACTTTATAATACTCATCGTGACCATGTAACGACTCAGTTTTTCTTGTATAATAATTTGCAAAAATTGGTTCAATGCCGCCGCTCACGCCAAGCATGGTACTAATACTACCAGTTGGAGCGCAGGTAAGAAGCTGAGAATTTCTTATTCCGTTTTGTTTCAAATGACGGTAAGTTTTAGTATCAAGATAAGAAATTATCATTGAGTCAAGAGTCTTGGCATAGTTATATTTTGGGAATGAACCTTTTATCGCAGCTAAATCAATAGACATTTTTATAGCTGCTGTCATCATAATTGCGCTAACACGACTTGAGAACTCAACAGCTGTTCTATCACCATATTTTATACCAAGTTTAATAAGAGTATCAGCAAGACCCATAATACCTAGACCAATTTGACGCCAATCTCGTACAGAATCTTGCTGCACTTTAAGCGGATGGAGTGGGAGGCCTTCGTCTAATACTTCATTTAAAGCAATTACAGCGTCTTGAACCGCAAATCTAAAATCATCAGTCATAAACTGACCTTTATCATTTACAAACTCAGCTAGGTTAATTGAACCAAGCAAACAGGAACCGCCGGCCGGTAATGGCTCTTCTGCACAAGGATTCGTTCCAGCATATTCAAATTCTTCATAGCCACGAAGGAAATTGTGTTGTTCAATCGTATTCCAATATAAGATACCAGGTTCGGCATAATCCCAATTCATGCGGCAAAGTTCTGTAAAGAACTCTTTAGCATTTATTTCTTTTTCAATGGTTTCGCCAGTTGCTTCTCTTGTGAATGACAATTTATATGGTTTATTAAGCCCAACTGCTTCCATAAAATCATCAGTAATTCTTACAGAGATATTGGCTTTAGTTACTGCGCCAAGATCAGATTTGATATGAATAAACTTCTCAATATCGGGGTGATTAATCGGCAATGAAAGCATGAGCGCGCCACGACGACCATTCTGACTAATGAGACCAGTAACGGTAGAGTAAAAATCCATAAAGGATACTGCTCCACTAGATGTCTCAGCTGCATTTCTTACTTTAGCTCCTGCCGGCGCAAGTTTACCGAGATCAACGCCGCAGCCGCCACCATAGGAATAAGTACGCGCAAGAGATTTAGCTGTATCAAAAATAGATTCAAGATTATCCTCCGGCGCAGGAATAACATAGCAGTTACTATATGTAATCTTGCGGCCTTCTTTGGCTAATCCTCTGTTGCTTAAAATACGGCCACCGAAGAGGAATTTCTTTTCTTTGATTAGTTTAGCAATACTTTTATTGCCTCCACTAACACGTTCAATCCATTCGTCAAATGTTTCGTTACCATGACGATATTTCTTATTCCAAATATCTATACCAAGTTGATTGTCTTTACCCAGCCAGTCTTCTACTCTCATCTTAATCCTCTTGTTTCATGCAAAAAATACAATAGCCGCCGTCAAATACATGACCTATTTCACCACAGGTCTGCTGTAATTTTCTGTTCTCGTTCAGAAGTTCTGAAATCGTGTTGTTTAATGTAAACTCGTTCGGGTTCAGTAATTGTCGCATAGTTAAATTGTTCTTCTGAATCTTGTCCAAAATTTCTTTTTGCGTCATGATAACCTCCATATTTATCTATTTCTAAAGGGGTATACATATGTTTTTCAATTTTTCCATTGTTTAACTTGGTATATTCCATGTTAAACATTAGGTCATATATATCAACACTTTCTTTTTCAAGAAAATGGAAAAGAGCATATTTCTCATCACGGCTTAGGAATTTGTCTCGTTTACAGAAACGATAGGGTGAATAAACGAGAAAATTATGTTTTAATTTGGTATCAAGTAAATAGCGATTGTAAAATTTTATAAACTGTATCCATTCATCACTTAATGGGCTTTCCTTTCCAACATGGATTTTAGTATTACAACCACAGCAGGCCGCGAAGTTAGATTGAAGTAAAAGATGTAATAATTCATCTTTAAAATTGAGAGTAATGTCATTTATTATGAAATTTATCTCTTGCGGCTTCTTAATTAAAACCGCGAGGGCAGAATCGGCAAGTTTACAATATATATTCATACAATTTAAGTCAGCTATTTTCTTTATATCTGCCCAAAAGATAAAATCATTTTCGTTATAAATATCTACAGGATATTTGGTTCCAATTACTATATTAGATTTATAGTTGTTATTACGAAGTGCTGATATTTTTCTTTTTATTTCATCATTAAAACATAAATCATTATCGTGAATAATTAAATAACGAGATTTTAATTCATCTTCTTTTTTAATAACTATTTCATCATTACTAATGCGGTAATGCTCCGCCGTCATCATGGTTTTAAATGTTTTCCGCAGCTTAGGAGAAGCGTCATAGACAAAGCCGCATTTCTGATAGATGCTAGTATCGGGCACGCAAGCTTCTACTTGTGGAGGTAATGGAACATAGATATTATTAGTCATCGCCAGGCCGCCCCATTCAATCCTCTGATTAGTAGTTAAATGGCTTGGATAATAAAAATCATCATAATCTTTTCTTATGACAACTTTATTAAATGCCTCAATATCTCCATCAATATCTCGAATCATCTTAATTATCTGCCGCTCTCTAGTCTTATAATAAGTGGCCAATTTCATTAATTCAAGATTAAACACAACTGGGGATCTCCATTTGAGGAGATCCCAGTCATATAATCCAATCATTCCTCAACCTCTATACGTTCCTCTTGAATGATTAAATCTCCATCCGGCAATATTTCTTTAATCAACATAAAATGATGACCTAAATCACTTGCATATTTTTTTGCAACAAATGTCGACTCTCCACGCCGCATACCATTCACGATTATCTTGTTTCCTCGACTAAACCATGACTTTTCTACAACGTGCTTATGTCCATCTGCTCCCATTTCGCTAACCTGTTTGTCATACTGTGGGAACACACCATATGCTTGAACCGTTACAACACCATTTAATGTTAACAATGTAATCTGACTTTTTAACTTATCTTTATCAATTACTGTGCCCGCAATTTTATCCAGCTTATACATATTTACAATATGTCCATCTTTTGCTGTGAAACTTCTATCTACTACTGGTTCAACCGGCAGACTATAAAAATCTTTTATATTATATCTACTCAATTTTGCGTTCTTCAACTCATGGTCACCTTGATAGAAGTTTACTGAATCCATCGACCATTTCGCCAAATTACCACTTGCATATTTTTCATAAATATCTCCCATTAACTTACTATTTAAAGCAAAAATCAATTCATCTTGATTCTTCTTTATATAATCTCTTAATGGTGCCATGTATGAATCATACACACTCTTCCAATAATTTGCATCAATATATGATTTACCATCTGAACCTGCGATTATTTTATCAATATCAAAATGCTCTTCAAAAATCGGAAACGCATTTTCATCTAATAAAATTGCATTATTTTCTTTATCTTTAAACTTACGAAGATACTTGTTGAACTTAAACACACTAATGTTAAATCCATACTCATCTTTCGGGATTAAATCATTCTCAATTAATGTTCCAACATTCTGCAAAGTTAATCTCATCTTGCCGCCAGATACTGTAACAAGATAATTCTTCATTATCTGTACTCTGTCTCCAAATTGATCAAATGCGCCGCACTTAATCAAATTGACCATCTGTGTTTTATTTACCTTAACTTTGTTTAAGAAATCATCAACTGACTTATATGGACGATTGTTAATAATATCATTAATTACTTTATTACCGACTTTTTCAATTCCTTTTAATCCATAATGGATTTCATTCTTTTTGACATTAACTGTATATGTGAACTGAGAATCATTTATATTCGGCGGCAATACATAAATGCCTTTTTGTTGCATCTTCCCTATTGCCGTTGCTATCTTGCCATAGTTACTTGTTTTGTTATCTTCTTCATCTTCGTCAACTTCTTCTTCGTCAACTTCTTCATCTGGCTCATCATTATAATACATCTTATATTCTGACCCAGAATCAACTATTAAGTTTGCCGTGTTCCAAAAGATGATAGGATAATAATATGCAAGATTCATTTCCTGCAACGCAACCATACTATAAGATAAACAATGAGCGAGGTTAAACGAATATCCTTTCTGCGGCTTAACCATCTCATTCCAAATATAATGACATAAGTTAAAATCGCTGCCGCGCTCTTTTACATCTTTCCAAAATTGTGTTTCAAACGCATCATAATCTTTTGGATTCTTCTTTGCTACCGCTTTTCTTAATTTGTCTGCTTGACCGAATGAATATCCTACAATATCTTCACATCTCATTAACTGATACAAGTCTTCTTGCTGAGCTGAGATACCGTTAGAATAATCAAACATTGAATGTAATAACTTTTTCTGTTCTTCTGTCAATCCAGCTGCGTTCATTTCATCTTCCCACGCTGTTGGATCTTCCTTAAATCTCGCGAACTTTTCAAGCGGCCGCTCTGATTTCCTATCCGGCGGCATTAACCGAATAACTGAGTTAAGAGTTGCTAAGTCTTCCAATGAACTTGGTTTCGTTAATCTAATACCCTGGATACCGCTCTGTTGCTCCATCTGGAACAATGATGTAATCTCATTATTCCAAACCATCTGCCACATTTTCGGTTCCATTCTATTGATATGATAAATACCTACAATATTCTCATAAGTTTCTTTCAATGTTGGATACTTCTTTGCATATCCATAATCACATAACATATCAATACAAGTTCTAATTTTTGTCAAACCTTCTGTTGCTAACAAGTCAATCTTAATCAAACTCTGCGCTTCAACTTCATGTAAGTCATATGCCGTTACGATATCACCAGAGCTGGTTCTCATTACACCGCAGGTTACTGTGATTGGTTCTTCAGTTATAATAACGCCTCCAGCGTGACTCCCAAGCCCAGATATTAGACCCTCAATTCCCTTCGCAATTTTCCATAATTCAGGATACTTTTCCATTTCCTGAATGAAAGTCTTATTAGGTTTAATATCATTTTCTTCATCCCCATAATAGGTTTGAGTTAAAGTATATTGAATACCTCTTTCTGCTTGAACCAAACTACTAATATATCTTGCTGTGTCTACGTCAATATCTAATGCTCTTGCCGCAGTTAAGATTGCTGACCTTGCCTTCTCTGTCTTAAATGTTGCAACACGAGTTACTCTGTCTTCACCATAAACTGACTGAAGTGCTTTAATACATTGATTCCGTCTATTTGACTGAATATCTGTATCAATATCAAGAACACTCGCTCTATCTGGATTCATGAATCTCTGGAAGATCATCGGCGCCGCTTCTCTTGTTGGATCAATCTGTGTAATCCCCAAGATATAACATATATATGATGCACCAGCTGAACCGCGGCTTGGAGCTGTTAACGAATCACCTAATGTCCAATAAATCTTAATATAATCTGCTACCTGCAAAAAATATTTTGACCATTCAACATTTTGCTTTACTCCCGAATCCCAAATAATACTTAATTCTGTTTCAATCTGTTGACATTTCTTTTCATCAAGATAAATCTTATTATTATTAATGAAGTTAATAATACGAATCGCAAATTGATTGTTTGCTGTGATGTATGGCCCCTGCGTCATATATTTTTTTAAACTTGGAACCACACCAACAATTTGCCATAAATTTTCAATCGCTTCACTACTCAATTCTTCATCATATTCTTTCTTTGGAAGATAAGGAATTGACAAAGGCTTGAGCAAACTATAATCTTCAATGCTGTCTGCAATCTTGTTTGTGTTTTCCAGACATTCATCAACAACATCTTTTCCAAGATATTTGTCCATTCTCTGATGAATCTCATCTTCACTCATCATATATGTTGCTTCATAGAATGAATCAACTTCTCTTTCACCATTTTTACTCTTTAAAAATGCTTTATGAATGATTCTATCATCTTTATTAATATAATGAGCATCTGTTGTGATAATCATTGGAAGATTAACAATCTTGCTCAATTCGACAAGATTCTCATTAACAAATATTTGCTCTTTTGTTAATCCCGGCTGTAGCTCAATGTATAAGTTATCTTCTCCAAAGATTTCTTTCATTCTATTAAGCCATGCCGCGTTATAATCTATCGCTTCATGCAACTCAATATTTTCATCTAATACTTGAAGAAACTTATTACCAATCTGACTACCAATACAAGCTGTACTACCAATAATATGACCTGGATTACTTCCGATTACTTCAATCACATCACTATAATAAGTTGGCACCCTTGTCTGATACTGCTTAAACATTCTCGTCCATGCGCGCCGGCTTAATTCACATAATTGCAAATAACCTTCATAATCTTTTGCTAATAAAATAAAGTGATAATATCTATCAATAGACCTATCATAATTATCTTTATTAAGTCCATTCCGGCAAAGATAAATCTCATTACCTCTAATGAACTTCATATTCTTCCAAATCTCATCTACTTCTCTTTTACTTTCAAGATATTGTTCACCTTTAATAAAAGATGACAAAGACTCATGGTCTGTGAAAGCAACTCCGTGCAAACCTAAATCATGAGCTTTGTCTAATATCTGAGATGGTTTACTAATACAATCAAGCAACCGCAAGTTACTTGCTTCGGTATGGATATGTAATGTACTATAACTCATCTTTTACCTCTTTTCTCTTATATTAGTATACCATTATTTTGTTCATTTGTCAAATTTAAAAACTATATCTTGCGTCTTCGATGGTGTAGTCGTCCACAAATATCTGTGGGAGTACCTGTCCATTATAGTAATTAAGATTTGGTTTGCCAACGATAGTGAATTTAGCACGAGGATATTCAATTAACTTCTTAACCTCCTCAATATCGCGTTTAAAGAACATATAAGAGATTCCATTATATGTTACCTTAACTGTATCACCCAGCTTACCCATGACTTTAATATCAGAGCGTGGTACTTCAATATCAGTTACAGCTATTTCAACCTCTGGGAAACCTGTTCCGAAGTATGGCTGCAAATGCTCAGTTGCGAAAATTACGTCCCTGACTTCTGTACTATTGCCCTTCAGCTTAAAGTCAACATTCCAAAGTTTTGAGTCGATATCTAAATCTTTCAGCTGCTCATTAGTCCATTCGATAAATTTTTCCAAATTTTTGGCTCTCAACCCTAAGCCATGAGCATTGTTATGGCCTTGTGCGAACTCAATGAGGCCGCTCTGTTCAACAAACTCCTTAAGCGGTGGCATATCAAGAGTCTCTAGCCCGCGGCCAGAACCCTTGAGTTCTCCATCTTCATTCTCACGCAAGATATAGACAGGGTGATTATATTTATTCGACAGCTGGGTGGCGGCGAGGCCGTTCATTTCAGATGGAATATCGTCAAAGGTTTCGTCAAGCACAATAATGATTATCTTGTTTCTTAACAGGTCTTCTTCAATAATCTTCTTATCACACAGCTCTGCCATTTTTGTGCCCTCACGCTTCTGTCTAGATTTAGCATTGGTGCATTCTCTTACACTCTCAATGCCGACTTCGACTTTAGTACCAGGCGCAACGCCACGTTTATGAGAAGTCACCATTGTTTCCGGCCAAGTAAAGGCTGTAAACATTCTATCCTTTTCGTCCATTTTACCAGTGCGGCACATGGCATTTATCATGGGGATTACATAAAAGGCAACCCCTATCGGCGTAAGCTCAACCCCTAAACTATATGCTGCATTATTACAGAGTAATTTGAGGAACTGATTATGAAGATTAGTCAAGCCTTCTTTAATGATATAAGCATTTTCCGGAGTAGTAATATCCATCACATCACCGATATTTGCAAAGGCCGCCTGGTCAATATACTTCCAAGCATTATCGAAACCATAATAATCATCAAAAGCACGACAGAATTGCCAAGTTACTCCAGCTCCGCAGAGCGCTTTGTTCAAATATTTTTCAGAATTTTGGTTATTCACAATAACTGCATTTTCAGGAATCGGTTTATAGCCTTCGCGCAAGTGGTGGTCAAGCACTACAAAGTTAGTTTCAGGATACTGCTCAAAATATTCATCATCATTACTGCCAGCATCTGGGAGCAACACAAGAGCATAATTGTTTAAATCAGTCTGCAATACTACGTCTTGTAATCCGTGCTGCTTCTTACTATGAATAAAATAATCAATACTCCAAGTTGGGAAACAATCTTGCAAATAGCTAATCAGCATACTGGCGCTATTATAACCATCAGCATCGCTATCAACTACAACCAGAGTATTAAAATGAGCATTGACATTAACAGTTTCGACGGCATCTTCCATATTATCTAAATCCCACGGAGATTGAAGGTTATCTCTACTTGGATTAAGAAAAGCCTCCACATCTTTAATGCCGCGAGCCTTAATTAAATTAATATCATATGGAGCTTCTACATTATACTTTAATTTAATATTCATTTGACCTTAATCCTTTTATCTATTAATTCGTCTAATGCTTCCGGCACATCAAAAGGACTTTGCTTTTCGCCTAATAACTTACCGCTTACATCGCATAAATAAGACATTTGACAATAACAACTATATTTTTGACACATCTTGTGAATGATGTCATAATCCAAACCCTGGTCGAAAGAAATAATTATCTCATTCGGCCGGCAATATTTCATTAAGAGATGTATCTGCCAACGGTTAATCCGGCTGCCGCATACCGATACAACGACATTCCTATCACCATATAATGTATATGCTTGCAGCGCTGACTTCTCACCTTCAGCTACGAATACTCTTCTTTGTCTTTTAATCTCTTCCCATACATTATTAAGACCATATAAGTTATAGCCTAATGGGTGAGAATAACTGACATTCTCTATATAAATAGGCTTATATTTGCCTTTCTTAGCTTCTTCTTCATCTAACGCGCGCCGTCTAATTCCGACTAATCTATTATGAATATCATAGTGTGGAATAATTATGGCATTGCGCAGTTGTGAATACTTAATGTTATACTTGTCCATAGCTTCATCAGAAATGCCATCATTAAGCCATTCTATTGCATGATAATTAGAAAAGGCATCTAATACAGTTGGGTCTTTTTCTGGAAGCACGACTTCAGTAGTTTTTGTCTGATAATCTTTAATATTTATTGGGCTTTTGAAATCTTCCGGTTGATAGTTGTCAAGGTCTATCTTGGAATGGTTCATTACCCAGTATAGGATATTTTCAAAGTGCAGGTCTTCGTCACTATCAATAAGCCGCCAGCGCCTCTCAATTAATTGGAATATATCCATAGCATGACAGTTACTGAAGCAATAAAATCTGTGACTATCTTTGTAATAGCTTAAGTTGAAGCCAGCATCTTCTTCATGTACATTATGACAGATAGTCGGGAACATAATATATTCACCTTTATCTTCATACTGTGTAGCTCCCAGGAGCCGCATTAAGTTGATTATCATTTCCGGAGTTAATGATTCTTTTAGTTTCTTGGCATCTATCATTCAATCATCACTCCTTCGTTTAGTTCACCCAAGATTTTCATTAACTTATCATAATCTTCTTCTAATAATGTATATTCAATTTTCTCATAACCAATATCTACTATATTTAATCTTGAATCTGTTACAAATAAATCACATTTCCTCAAGGTGCCTAAATCCATGATAGACCAAATTCTTATCTGCGTGTTTTCTCCACCTCGTAGCTTATAGATGTCTGTTACAATATTCGGCGTCCAACCGCTATCATTTACTCTACCGATAACCTCTAATTCATCTTTTGTAGGTCGCGCCATAATACAGCCCATGTCAGCTTTATTGATTACTGCGCGGCTGCCTGCAATTGATGCTTCATTTCTAATATCTTTATTATTATCTGCATTTGCATTAACTTGTGTACTTGACATTACGAACACATCAAGTTCGACAGCTAATTGTTTGAGCGCATCTGAGAACATTAATAAAATTTCATCGTTTCTCAAGTTTACTCCTTTAAACTCAGATAATAATGACGGACACACAAAAATGTAATCGTAGAACACATATCCAATATCATACATCATGACCTGTTCTCTTACTAATTGCTTAATAAGTGAGATACTTGGACTAGGTACTCTGATTACTCTAAAGTTATCTTCATAATACTTAAATACTGACAGTGCTTGACTTATGACTGCCTTTTCCTGTGCATTACAAAGTCCACGCTTAATCTTGGATTCATTAATTCCAGTAAGATAAGCTATTGCCATCTTCCTAACTTCATCAAAGTTCTGCTCTGTAATGATAATCATTACTTTTTCACAGCAGCCACTTTGTACCCATTTCATTTGATCCCATGAAAAACACACAGGAAATGCCAATTCACACGCATCTGCCATTAATGAACGAGTTTTACCAAGACCGCTTTGACCAGAACGAAGATAAAAACGACCTTTAATTGCGCCGCTTACTGCATGATTAAATATCTTACCCTGAAGCGGCAGTCCAATTTCTGGATTAACTTCAAGGTCGGCCAACATATCTTCCATTCCTTCATACAATGTCTGACTTTCACTTGTATCATTTAGAATATACTTACTCTTTAACTGGACAAATTCTTTATCAATTCTATCAATTATGTCTTGAGTTGTTGAGTTCGCAAATACTTCATCAACTTTTTTCTCATATTCTGTTACAGGTGTTTCTACATAGAGATCACTTGTATCAATTTTCATTTTACTCGATAAATCATGTATCAAGTTTTCTTTTTTAAATGATGAATAAAGACCATCAAATGAACCAACTGGAACAGCTTCACAATCAACTAATGCTTGACGTCCATTCCTTGATTCATATATTGCTTTCGCAGATGGACTATTAAACATCCATTTCTCAATTTCATATGGAGTTAATTCTTTAGTTGCCCCAGGTGCTAGATTCTCTATTGCCCAAAAGATATATTTGTATACAGGGTTCTCAAAATCAGCAGATGTAATCTGATACCGATCCGTCTGCAATAATAATTTCGGCTCGTGCATTAAGCTACCTATCAGCAACTGTTCAGTATTCTGTTGTGCCAATGCCGACTCCTTTCTATATAACTGGTTCAGCTGTAACTTTCTTTCGGTTTGTTCTGCGCGCAGCTACATTGCGCCCTTCTCCTGCTTCGATTCTTTTTAATCTTGTGATTTCGGCTAAGATACCTTTTTCTTTCTTTTCACGCTCTGCCCAATACTCAATTGATTGGTCGTACACATAAGGAATGATACCTAAGCCATACTCTGGTTTATACTCTTTTTTCTGTAACACAAAATACCAATATGTCGTGAAGTAGATGCCTTTCATTGTCTTGCCCTCTGCCTTCATCTTCTCACATTGGCTCTTTATCTGGAAGTAATTATATGAACTATGGAGATCATTAGTGATGATATAAAAAAGAAGGTCGAACCATTCTTCATCTGTCTTGGGAATACTCTGCTTAGCATATGTCTCCCAACATGATTTATGATAATACCATCCTTCAGAACGCATTATCCAGTCGACTCCTTCCTTCTCTAAATCTCTATTAATCTCTTTCTTACAAATTCTACAATGAACATTTTGTCTCATTGGTATACCTCTCTAAATATAGTATACCAAAAATTTCCTAAAAATGCAAATTGCGAGGTGCAATATCACACCTCGCAATCCTGTTAAAGCGTATGAAGTTCGTCGATAACTAGTTCTAGCAGGTCAAGCTGTTCAGGCTTAATTTCTGAGATGCGGCAAGGTCTTTTCATTATTTTTTCAATAATTTTACTTGCTTTCTCAACGGCCTCTTCTGGGTTAGGCCTGTTTAAAAGACTTTCCCAAATACCGCGGGCTTCTGCGAGAGCTTCGTCATATGTACGCTGCGAAACGATTTGTTGTTTTTCTGTACGATCAACAACTACATCGCCATCAGCTTCTTGTCGATTAATAGCTTCGTTCATGGCTTCTACTAATTCCTTATAACCGAAGGGAATTTCACTCGGCAAATAGCGAAGTCTTGATCCAGCTACGATATAAGGCGTAGAGCGAGTAATAAGAGTTCTATCAGATGTACCGTCCGCATGGGGAGTTACTTTGATGCAGCCGATAATATCTACAAGAGCATTGACAACATCCTGCGCCCTTTCCGGAATATTAGGCGCCATAGTGTCAATAGTAGTATCTTCATCAATCTTGGTTGATTTAACCTTAGCATGAGTGATTAGAATAATACCATAACCCATCATAGAGATTTGACGAAGAGCATCTGAAAATTCATCTTTCAGAAGTGCATAGCCTCTGCCCCAAGGAATATCGGAGATTGAACTTACATTAGCGGTATCGCAAATGTACTGTTCACAGAGAGACCACGCAATAGACAGTGTATCTATTGTGACAGTCTTAAATTTCTTCTGCACTTCTGGCTTACTGAGCTGCTTTAACATTAACTTAAAGGTTGACCATTTCTCAATCGGCACAGCATAAATGCCGCCTAAGAAATTTGTACCCTTTTCAAAGGAAAAGATAAGATTATCTGGAATCTGCGCTGCGAATGAAGTTTTACCGCATTTTGCTGGTCCATATAACAGCAAATACTTATCTTTTAAATCCCTTGAAATAGTGGTAGGCTGTAGGTCAAGAAGATTTAAAATTGCCATACAACCTCACCACCTATATTAAAATCCGAGGTCAATTCTGCTCTGCGCAACGTTCTGAGTTCTCTCGGCGTTAGCAGACTGCTGAGAGGCCATTTTCTTGCCCTCAATGCGCTGATTGCGCTTCTCGAGGCAAGCCTTAACCTGCTCGCTGCTATACATTTCAACGATTCTGTCGTTACGACTAATAGCCGCAATTACGAGGTCGCTGACAGTAACGGTACGAGTTCTCTCAATCGGTTCACCAATTTCTACTTCCTGATAAGTGGTAGTAGTTTTCTGGGTGAAGTTGAGTCTTACAGATGCGGTGATTGCATCGCCCGGCTGATAAACAGCACCAATAGAGGCGATATACTCAGGATTTTCTGTCACAATTGGAATGATATCAGTATAATCATTGAAACCAATATTGATACCATTAATGAAGAATCTACCAGTTTCGATTCCGTCCTTGTCCACTTCATGCTTCATATCACGAATGATAAGGTCAAGGTCAACTTTTGCCACAGGATTAAGCTGACTCTTCGGAACTACACGGATAAAGGAACCGTTAATTCTTGGGAAGGAAATATAACGACCATCTCTACCATAATAATCGTTCATGGTGACGCGGATACCAGTAAGCCTTACTCCATCTGCATCAGCTTCTCCAACCGTCGCGATGGACTTTCCTTCGTGGAGAATAGTAGAAACATCATTATAAGATGGGTTGGGATTACCACTATTGGTGAGTTTCTTTGTGAAGAACTGCACCGGAGTATCACATTCTACAACAGGGCCACCCTTAACGATAGGTGCTTTAACTCTGACAACAACTTTACCACTAATTACGTCGCTTCCGTTCCAAACTCTTTCTTGAAGATCAATCTCAGCGAGAACGCCTTCAATAATACCATTATTCATCATATTAGCCATTATATTTTCTCCTTCTTTTAAATTCTTACTCTGCTACTTCTTCTTCTGGGTCTTCGTAAACTTTTCCTGCTTCAGTAATGTGAACATAACCAACGGGTTTATCTTCTCCCTTAATGGTTCTCTTTTCATAAGATACGAGGGCTTCACGGAGGATATTACCCTGCTTATCTTTCTTGGTGTTGAGGCTCATCCAAACGATGGGGCCGATAGATTTAGTGCCAAGTCCGGTTGCTGCAGCGATGTCTTCAAAAGTAACACCGTTACCACCATCAAAGTCACGTACATATTCGAACACAGCTCTGGTCTTTTCAGTTAATTTCGCCATTACAAATTCTCCTTATTTTTAAGTATACTAATTTTAGGAAACTTTCATTTCCTTTGATATAAATATTATATAATAATTTTTATTTATTTTCAACTTTTGATTTCTTCAGAAATTAATTGTTTATAGTTTTGTTTCGTCGCACGCTCTGAAGTTACTCCGACAAATTTTAAATTAGACAAGGTAAGTTGTGTCTTTATTTTATTAAGAGTAGACATCTCTTTGCATCTGAAATGTCCTTCTTGGTCAATAAAGACAAGGAATTTTTCTGGTGCATCAGGGAAAATACCTAATATCTTGTCATTTTCAAATTTAAAAATTTGCTTCGCGCGTTTTGGGATTTCAGAGCTACGATATACAATACCGCTTTGAGTAACACAGAAGTAAGGAATACCATAAGTAAGCGTAGTCAAAATTGGCTCATTTTTAGGAGGAGTTAAACACAGCTTACCGCTCTCAGTAAAGTACATTAATTTTTCCATTTGTTCCTCTGTTACATTTAATAATTCAGTCCGACGTGCGTCACCAAAGCCGATTGCAGTTGCGCGAAGATCGTCGGCTATGATTCGTCTAATTTTACTTTCGTCGGCTAAAAGTTTTTCTAACTCAACAATTAATGCTTCTAAATCTTCAATTTGATGTACGAATTTATCAATTTCAAATGCGGCCAGTCTACTAAGGGTTAACTTAAGAATGGCATCTACTTGTTTAGCATCAAGTGGATAATGTGATAAAAGATTTTGTTTTGCAATTTCTTTCGTTCTACTATTCTTAATAATCTGGACTACATTTTCAATATCATTACAAGCAATAATATAACCTTCAAGAATATGCTTCTGCGCTAATGCGTCATTTAAATCATATTCATAGCCGCGCCGATACATTTTAATCTGATGATTACAATAACATTCCATAGCTTCATGGATTGTATAAAGTCTTGGCCGGCGGCAATTCTCCAACATAGTCATATTAATAGGATAACTATTTTGAAGAGAAGTTTTTTTATAAAGCAAGGACAATACTTGGTTTGGGTTAGCATCTTTAGTAAGATAAATCTCAAGGTCTACCTTTTCACCAGTAGCATCATTGAAATAATCAATTCCACTACTTTCATCTTGTCGCAATTCTTCCAGCTCATTACAAATCGTATTTGTATATGTTGCGTAAGGAAGTTCAGTTACCTTAAAGAGATTGCCTTTTGGGTCATAAATAATTTTTGCACGAAGTTTACAAGCAGCACCAGTTCCATTAAGTAGAGATTCCTTGACTTCTTTTGTGTTTAAAAGGATTCCACCAGTTGCAAAATCTGGAAGAGGAATTTCATATGCTTCACCCAAAATACGATGGGCAAGCGCCTCATTCATTTCTCTGAGGTTGAATTGTGGGATACTGCTAGATACGCCCGTGCCGATACCCTGAGTACCGTTACAAAGATTCCAAAAGCCAAAACTCGGTAAAAGGCCAGGATACTGTTCCGTGTTGTCATAATTATCACGCCACTCCGATACTACATCTTTTTGGATGCCTTTGAAAAGCTGCTTGGCTAGGCTATTAAGCCTGCCTTCAACATAACGAGGTGCAGCGTGAGAATCTGGTGACATAAGAGTACCATAGCTGCCCTGGGTGTCATAGAGCGGATAACGCATAGCAAAAGGCTTGGCGGCACGAATAAGCATACCAAAAGTTGAAGCATCACCATGCCAGCAAAAGCGAGCCGCAGAACCTACGAGTTTGATAAACTTAGCTGTTTTCTTAGGTTCAACAAATTTATCAGTATAGTTAGCATATAGAGCCATGCGCATAGATGGCTTAAGACCATCTTCCACGGAAATAAGAGCACGCGATTGAGCGACAGCAGCAGCGTACCCTTCAAAATATTCATCTATTACATTTTTAGTAGTCATCTGTTCTGTCCCAATCATCTAAGGTCTTAATAATTGAACTGAATATCGTGTGGAAAAATGCTGTAAAAATCCAAAGAAGGAAGAATAACAACCCACCGATATAAAATAAGCTAAGTAAACCTAATAAAAACTGTCCCATTACTCTGTAATCCTTGAAAAATCTACTCTATTAAATAAAAATTCTCTTCTTGGTTCTGCACTTTCACCCATTAATAATTTTAACTGTTTATCTGCTTCGTTGTCCCATGTGAAGTAAGTGCGGCGCTGATTAATGCCAAACATGGATTCTTTCTCCTGCTTAGCTGACATTTCACCGATACCTTTGAGGAAAGATACATCACCAGTAACGGTGCGATTAAGGAAGTCAGCTGAGTTGTAGAAATAATAATCCTTGCCGCCACGTTTCACCACATGAGTCGGAGCATCCAATCTAAATACGCGGCCTTCATGAAGAAGCTCAGGCATTAATTCGGCAAACATACTTAGGAGTAAGAGGGCGATATGGTTGCCGTCTTGGTCAGCATCTGAAGCAATACCAATTTGGCCATAGCGCAATTTCTTGCTATTATAGTTATTTGGTGTCACTCCAAGCGCCGCAAAAATAAGCTGAACTTCTTCATTTTCCATTACTTTGTCAAGAGGATTAGAGAGAGCATTGATAATCTTACCACGAATACCAAGTAATCCATATACATTAGGATCTCTAGCCTGTGCCAAAGAACCAAGCGCTGAATCACCTTCGCAGATAAGAAGAATACTATCTTTACCCAGCTTACGCGCATCTTTCAGCTTGTCTGAAGCAAAAACTTTCTTCTTAATGTTCTTCTCAATATCCTTGTTGGCTTTAAGGATAGAGTTGCGAACTTTTTGAGCCGCTATTTCTGCCTTGTTATTTTTTTCTATAAAATTAATAATCTGATTAAAAGACGCTTTCTCTTTTTCAGCATACTCGGTCAAGGCTTGAGTAGTTAATTTTTGGCAGAGGCCGCGTAGTTCTGGATTTGTAATCTTCCCTTTAGTCTGTCCGTCATAGATTGGATTCTTAAGATTAACTGAGCAGATATACACCAGGCCGCTTCGTACAATATCCTTACTATCATCAACATATTTCTTGAAGAAGTTAGTGAGGGCTGTACGAATACCTGTGATTGGAGTGCCGCCAATGGGGTTCTCACCACCGTTAGAGAATAGGTAAAACTTTTCTTTACCGGTAGTCCATTGCATAATAAGCTCTATATCAATGTCATTTTCAGAAGCCTTGATATAAATAGGCTTACTATGAATAGGATTGACTACTTTCTCTTTTGCGAAGTCGATGAGACCATTCTCGCTGTGAAAACTTTTGAAGCTATCCGAGCTTGGCTCGTGAACGCTAAAGACAATGCCTTTATTAAAATAGGAGTATTCTTTAAGAATGTCGCAAATTTCATTGAAGTCAAAATAAATAGGTTCAGCTGAGAAAACTTCTTGACTTGGCCAGTAAATAATTTCCGTACCTTCCGGACTAGAAGTATCTAACTTGATACATTTTGGATATTTAGGAATACCCTTTTCAAACTCCATTTTCCAGCCAGCGCCGTCACGATAAGAGCAAATTGTAAACCAATCACTAGAGCAACAGGTCGCCGCAGAGCCTGTACCATTAAGCCCACGAGATTTTCCACCATAAGCGTTGTCATTAAACTTTGCACCACTGTGGTTTTCAGTTAAGAGGTTAATCATAACTTCTTCTGAAAAATCATTCGGACCATGTGGCATACCACGACCAAAGTCTCTTACCTTGACGTAATCTTTTCCAAGAGTAATCTGGATATGATTGGCGCGTGGGCAGACCAAATACTCGTCGGTGGCGTTATTGACTAACTCCAAAAGGCCAGCAATCACTCCTGTGTGATCTGCTGACCCAAGATAAATGCCTACACGAGCACGCACCCCTTCTCTAAAGGTGAGTTGCTCTATTGAATTAGCATCATACTTTGCTTGTGAGATAGACATTTCTTTCACCGTTTGAATCTTGAATATAAAATGAAGGATAAGTATTACCTTGTAACTTTACTTCATATCTGCATTTATTACATCTATGAGGATAAAGTGGAGGCCAAGTTGTAACGACAACCTCATCACTTTGAAATATAAGAAATCCCCTTTTACATTCTGGGCAACGATATTGCCTTTCTATAAGTTTAACTTCTGTATCAACATAATTAAATCCCGCTGGCATGAATATGGTCTCCTCTTTCGATTTCTTCTAATTCAGACGGATGGATAATGAAACAGCTATTATGAAGAGTATTTCTGCTAAGCGCAATCGCATCTCCGTTATTAACATCGGAGAATACAAAGTGCATACCTAACATTCCAACAAACTCATAAAGATTTCCAAGATATTCAATCCAGCAATCCTCGTCATTTACCATTTCGATTTCTCTGTCGGTCATTTTTATACTCCAATCCGTATATCTACACTCAATTTTTCTTATAATTTATTATATAATAAATATGTTTAAAAGTCAAATTTTAATTTGAAGTATTATAAAGTTATATGAAAAATCTCACTTACAATAAGAATAGGGAAGTAGGCTCCTACTCGATTTGAACTTAATATTGTTAGCATTTTCTAGGAGGTTGTGACAATGAATTGGGAATTGGTTGTCACGATAGCTGGGTCTGTTATAGGGGCCACAGGATTATTCAATTTTATACAATTCTTAATCAAACGGAAGGACGATAATGCCAAAGATGATAAAAAAGTGTCTGAAGAATTAGATGCAATTCGTAAGGAAATCAAGGGCATTATTGAAATGATTGATAAGAATGAAGCAATAAATGCTAGAGTTAGAATCCTTCAGGCCGCCGATGGTATCAGACACAGTACAATTAAACATTCAGAAGAGTATTTTGATCAGCTTAATGAAGATATTACTCTTTATGAAACCTATTGTAAAGAGCATGAGGGATTTAAGAATAATAAAGCGGCTCATGCAATTAAATATGTTAATGAAGTTTACCATGCTGCATTAACAAATAATGATTTTTTATAGGAGAAAGCCATGAATAAAGAATTTTGGAAAGCGGCTGGTATTCGTGCTATTAAAACAATTTGCCAAACCGCTATTGCATCTATCGGTACTGCATATGTGCTTACCGATGTAAATTGGGTAGTCGTTGCTTCAGCTTCTGTTTTAGCAGGTATTTTATCACTTCTTACTTCAGTAGCAACAGGCTTACCTGAAGTGGAGGAATAATCAATGACTTTACAAGAAATTAGACAGTATGTCGTAAAAACACCATATAATAGCAATCCTAATCAGATTGAATCTATGGTTGCACAGTATGCGGCAGAAAAAGAGGCAGCCGATGAAGCTGCCAGAGTACCAGAAGGTGCATTAAAGAATGTAGAAGTTCCTGTTTATGAAATTAAACAGACTGAAGCACACGTTAGCTATGTAGATGGTCTCGCAGCTCCAAGTGCAAGTTCTTTATATAGAATTATGCTTCTTGAAGATGCAACACCTACTGCTCCAAGTGATGGATTAGATTGCTTCATTTTATCTGGCACAGGAGACTATTATATTAGTTTAAATTCTTATTTAGTTTATGATAGCGAAGAAGAATATTGGGTATTTAGTAATACTGAGCCAGAAGCAGATAATGGTGGAGACACACCGCCAGCTGAAGAAGGTAATGGAAATACAGTAGGCTAGTTCTTAGCTACAATATATAATTCGTCACGTGCACGCGTGACAGCAACATAATTTAATCTAATATTATCTTGGCCCTTACTGAAGGTGTCACAAACAATGACCTTATCAAATTCTAGCCCTTTAGATGAATGGATGGTCAAAACTTTAACAGCATCTTCATTCATTTTCTCCTTTAGGTCGTCAAGGCTACCTTGCGCTTGTCTAAAAGTTATGCAAGGTATGCCTTGACGAACTAGCAATCCCATTATTTGATCAACTTTTTTGTTGGTTCTACATAGAATTGCCCAATGACCCCATTCGGGGTCTTTTTTTATTGTGTTAAGAATGTCGAATTGTGTAATAAGTTGAACTTTACCTTGTTCGCCTCTCATACCTTTTACAAAGGTCTTTGGAACGTTCTTCATTTTCTCAATAAATTTATTGGAGAAATCTATAATCTTCTTACCATTACGATAGTTTTGAGTTAGTTCGCGCACAGTATACTCAGGTTTACTCATAAGGCGTAGGAGCATTTTAGGCTCAGCCCCTCTGAATCCATAAATAGAATTATGAGTAATTATTCCATCTGCAACATAATTACCACCTTCTACCTGAAGACTATATACCTCTACCCGAGATTCAGTTTTTTCTTTTTCTACATGAATAATAGTACTAAAATATTTATTACTATGGTTAGTCTTCATAAAGCCATCATAACATAAGGCATCCATATATTCTGGGAAAATATTTGCAGCAAAAATCTGAATACTCGCATTGCCAGCAAAATGATTATTTTTAGACCATTCAATATTTAAATCTAATAAAGGATATTCTAAAAATAATCCATTATCTTCTAAACATTTTTTTGCTCTTTCTTTAGTATTAATTTTTGAGTATATATATTGAATGTCTTCATTAGTCCAGCTTACTTTATCCGTCTGCCAACAAATTTGAGGGATTCCATATTGATAAGACATCCGAGCTTCCTCAACTCGTGCTTCTTTTCTTGTATTACAAATTTTAACTATCCAAATTTTTGAGCATCCTTCATTTTTCATTTTTACGCGCCAAGCAACAGAACACTCTGTTCCACGAATAGCAATCATGCCAATTCTAAAATTGTAATTATCATCACACATTAAATAAACAGCATATTTATCTAAATCATTATTTAATTTTACATATGTACGATGATTTGGAGTATATTGACTAATTTTATTATCTTCAGTTACAATAGTAATTAAATCGTTAGTATAACTTTTTTCAATTTTTTTAACAGTTTTATTAATTGAATTATATGCCTTGTTACCTAAACTGCAAGCTCTTCCTTTTTCTGGCTCATAATAAACTATTGAGTCACCTGGTAAAATATCTTCAATATTTTTTTCAATATTATTCCTTAATAAAATTTTTGTGCCTTTCGGTTGACATTGACGAATATCTCCTACAATTAATGATGCTAATGGATCAATTACTTCAGAGATGAAGAGGAATTGCTCTTTATTCAAGTCTTGACTTTCATCGCAAAGCAAATAATCCACAGGTCGCACTACCTCCGGATTCTCTTCTATCATTTCAAAAAGTCTATCAAAATCTTCATCATCACGAATCATAGCTGTATTAAAGCCACGTGAAGTGAGGAGGAAATTGGCATAAGAGTGAATAGTACCCATGAACATTCCTGGGTAATAATGCGCTCCAAGCCGATCTCTCATTTCTGCGGCGGCATTGTTAGTAAAGGTTAAGACCACAACTTTAGCTGGGTCAATACCATGACTAATTACATATTTAATTCGTTCTGTTAATGTGGCTGTTTTCCCTGAGGCCGCACTAGCCATTACAATGGTCTTTTCATCAAGTGGCGCCTCAATAATTGCCATCTGTTCATCACTAAATTGCATTATTTATTACCCTTTGTATTATTAAAGCCAAACTCGTTGCTCTTGTAATAGTTAATCCAATATTTTTCTCTGTTATTTAAATCCTTTTTATCACAAGTTTCAAGGATTTCAAAAGTCCAATTCTGAATACCACGTTCAGCCATCGCATGGTGAATCCGCTGGTCAGCAATAGTCTGAATACCTAGACTACCGCGTATATGCTGTGTTAAGCGTGCCTTCAAGTCCGTTGATTGGCCCACATAACACTCTTGAGTATTAACATCAGTAATACGGTATATACCGGATTTAGTAGTTGATCCGACAACTCTTGTAAGCATTTCTTTAGCTGGCCCCGCGATGTAAACGTCATAAATCACCTTTGCAATAGCAGTTTTATTGGATAATTTGTTTAAGATTGAATTAAGATAGGCGATGTCCTCTATATCTGCTTCTTTTAGACATATGCGATGGAAGTTCAGATTATCTTGCAGTTCCTGCTCGCGCTTCATAGCCTCAATAGTTGCTTCTTTTTTTGCTTGATATTCAGCTAATTCAGCTTTAATTGGGCCAAGCAAATCCTCATATGTCTGTTTTCTTTGCAGATATTCTTCCCAGAGGGCTTCTTCCTCTTTATTCATTTTTTCATTGAGCAAGTTGCGGCGTGCAATTTCTTCTTGTCCAAGTTGCTCAGCCATTGTTCTTCTGCCATCACGCGCAAGTTGCTCTAAAGTATTGTTATAATTTTTTACTTGAGATTCTATATCTCTTAAGCGTTGCTGTTCTTCTGCTTCTAATTCGCCTAATGTAAGATAAGCATTTTCTTTAACAATTAAATCTTGTTCTAATTCTTGAAGTACTTGGCGTTTGTGTTGAATTTTTTCTACATTTTTCTTGTCTACTTGTGTTTTTATAATAATTACAATACAACAAATTAGAAGCAAAATTGTAGTGTATAAATACATATTTTACCTCCATTTAATTATATTATAACATAAATGTAGAAATTTGCAAATTTCTCAAATAAAAAGAGCCGTTATTTTTTAATCGGCTCACTACTTATTATCTCTGCATCTTGCGCTATATAAAACTTATTAACTTCAGCTATGGCGATTTTCAAATTATCTCGACCGCATTGATCACATTTATTATACGGATAATTCCATGGAAAAAGTTTTCCACAAAATTGGCAATACTTAGCTTTTATTATTTTGCTCATAAAGATACCACTTACTTTTTACCCTATACTTGTCTTGAAATATATCGTCGGCAGTTTTTAGTAAATCATAATCTGTATAAGGAATGACATAAAGAGCAATATTATGCTCAAGACAATATTGGGCTTTTCTCAAGTCCATCTCTCTCCTATATAACCACTCTTTTTGACTCTTGCTAAAATGCTTAACGAACTGATAATGCTGTTCGCCATGCCATTCTATACAGCAATTCTTACTTGGGATATAAAAGTCAAAACGTAATAGTTTACCTCTATATCCCTTACAGCCGCGCAGAGTAGCTTCTGTCCTAAACTTAATATTACTCTTATTAAGAAGAGTAGCAATTAATTGCTCACCTTTACTTCTCATGCCAAATACAATCCTGCCAATTTTTATCACTACGCCAGTTTACAATTTTAGCATGGCGCAGAGTAGGAGTTTTTCCACTTGTATCAATTTCCATAGCCTGAAGCTCAACTACTTGATGAATATATTCTTCCGGCATTTTAACAATCTCTTCTCGAACATCATCACTTACACCGGAAATCCAACCAATAGGAGTTTCTTTACCATCAATAATCATAGCAATTTCAACTGCGGCCGCCCATTTATTAAAGAAGAGTTTGGTAACAGGAATAAACTCATTATTATGAACTCTTGTACTCATGTCGCCATAAACACGCTCATCTTTCAGTACATTGTACCAATATGGCCAAGTGGCTAATTCAGTACCACTATACTGAACAGTTGGTTCTTTCCAGCGACCGGTAAGGAATACATCAAGTGTATCGGACAGCTCTTTCTTAAGTTTCAGAGTATGCTTTGCTGTTCTTTTACCGAACTCGTACTTGTTATCCTTGCGCGTAAGGACTACACCTTCACCGCCCCTTGATAAGATATTAAGCCAGTTCTCTGTGATATTTTCGGGACCATCCCAATATGTTACAACATCGACATATTCTGGAGTAGGTAATTCATGTAAATATTTCACACGCTCAATAATAGGTTTATTATAGAGCAGCTCACCATCCCAAGCTAATACGTCAAATACACTAAGACGCAGTTTGTCACCTTTTTCTTGCCGCTGAATAGCTTTCTCTTTCAAACAGCCTAAGATAGTAGTAATATTCTTACTCGTCTTACCAGGAATATAGACTTCACAGACAAGGCAAGTACCATTAGGAAGTGCTTCAAAGAATGGATTAAGATGCGGCACCCAGTCTTGTTTAAAGACCCAGCCATTGACGCCTTTAGAACGAGCGCGCATTAAGACATCTCCCTCATCGTCTTTAATAACAAATTGGAAGTAACCATCGCGCTTCTCTGAAGCAATATAATCATTAGAGTAAAGCATTGAGTTCAGAGTATCTGTTCTTTTCTTGTTATCATATGATGCAGGGAACGACCAATATTTCTGAGCCTCTGCATTATAAAAATCAAATCCACTAATTATTCCATTCATTTAAATTCCTCTTTTAATTATAATATCAGATTTACCATCTTTTGTATATATAATTATTGAATCATCATCTACTTCAATACTATAAATTGATCTACACATAAGTAGATAATCTTCATCAGAACAATAAGTTGTTAATAATGCAATTACTTCTCCTATTGTCATTTAAATTCCTCTTTCAAATCTACCCATTTATCTGTTATAATATTACCAATTTTATGAACTGTGTCACCCCAGTTACCTATTTCTATTCTGCAATATTTTCCTTTAATGTCTTCCCATTTATCAACACCAATGACATCCATAATTTTCATCATAGCTACTAAACCTTTATCAGTAGATGTAAACTCCTTGGCACCGCGATAGCCTTTACCAATACAGTAACCGCCAATACTGACTCCCCAACCGTTTCCTTCTACAGTTATGTAAAAAGTCAAACAACCATGGTCTTCAAACGTAAGAGAAACATCTGTAATCTTCGCATTTTCTATACTCATGCTTCAATTGCCTCATTCATTACCATAGTTACAGCATCTTTTAATTCATTCAAGTCTTCAGCTACAATAGTATAGTCAAAATTATAATCATCAAGTGCGGTTTCAGATTCATGCAGCTTAGCTACCGGAGTAAGATGTTCGGGCAGTTTTTCTTCAGGCCGCACTACTTTAACGCATAGTTCCAATTTACCTTGCTCTATCCAATGTTCAATTTCATTTGGGAAACGAGCATCGGCGATAATTATAAAATGAACATGGGAGAAGAAAGTGTTAATAATTGCTTCTAGCTGTTTAATCCAAAAGTCTGGATCTTTCTTCCTGGCAATATCTGTGCCGACGTGCTGAAGTAACGCTCTACCATCTTTGTCTTTAGAACCATTCCAATGATAATATTCACGGAGAATGAACTTAAGCAAATCAGCATAATGCACTATCATGTATGAATAACCGTGCATCTTGAGCCAATCGCCCATGTATTCTGCCGCAGTATCCTTACCATGTCTAGCCTTCCCGCTTACTGTTATTACGTGCATTTTTTAGCTCCTTCTTAAGTTGTTTCTTCCATTCTTTGTAACTCTGTAAGTCATCTTGCCAGCCATAGAGCTTTTCGGCAATTTCTTCAATTTCTTGCTTTGAGAATCCGGAAAAAATTTTTGGGACATCATGGCTTAATTCAAATGTCGTAGTAGATACACAGTCAAGATAAAGCGTATCTTCCTTTTTCTTAATCCATTCAAGCCAAAACTGCGGTCTAAATCTTAATGCTTTATGATTGACATATCTTGCCGCCCTAGCTTTCCAGTTTACATAAATAGGAATCTTATTATAATTACTGATAATAGTTAAGAAATGATAAGCAGTACAACTGATTGCATCATCTGAAAGTTCGACGGCAATTCTATTATACTTCGTACCATCATACATGGCCGCCCTATTTACAATAAACATAGCAAGTAAATTAAGCTGGTCTTCTCTATCCGTAAAGTTCGTCAGGTCTATGACTATTTTTTCCATCTTCTACTCCTTTCTTAGCTAGTGTGTCAGCATAATCGTTCCAATCAACTCCAGCATGGCCCTTAACTTTTTCTATTCTTACATTAGGGTGTTTATTTAAGAAATAATCAATGCTTTGCCAGAGTTCTGCGTTCTTAAGTTCTCCACTACTTCTTTTCCAACCATTGCACCGCCAATTATGCCGCCATTCATTTGCGCCATTAACACAATAAGCTGAATCAGAATAAATAATAATTTCAGTTTCTTCTTCTGCCCATTTATCAATATAAGTCAATGCGCTAAGGATACCCCAAAGTTCGCCAATATTATTGGTTCCATTATAAACAGTACCATAATATTTATCTAATAGTTCATTCCCTCTAACAACGCAAAAAGACCATCCTGCTATTGCATCAGATGATCCATTAAAACTACAAGCGCCGTCGGTGTAAATACATATCATTCTTTTATCCTTCCTTACTATTATATATTTATTATATAATAAATTTATAAAAAAATCAAATTTAATCCACCGCTTAGGAAGTTAAGAAAAATACTCTCCCCAAACCCCTCTCATCGCAAATCGAAAATCGGAATTTGGGTACACTTAATAAGCCTGAACGCCAGCCCAGACCTACTTTAACTTCCTATAAGCTATGGATTAAAACGCGTTTTAGCAGCACCGCTTCCGGAGCCGTCAAGGATCGTGAATATACTAGCATATCCCTTACGAATATGCCACGCCGGTTTCAGCCGTCGCCTCCCGATGAGTTTTATGTGGACTTCACTACTTTCCACCTCACCAATTATAGTATATCGTATTTTTTAAAAAAAGTCAAAATTTGAAAAAAATATAAATATATGATATACTATATATAGAATTGAAAGAGGTGTAGGTATGGCGGCGATATATTTTATTTGTGGTTTAGGTGGATTTGCTTGTGGATTTTTAATTACAGACTGGATTATTAGTGAAAGGAAAAGAAAATGAACGTACAGATTTTTGAAAATAACAAAGAAATTATTGCACAGGTAATCAACTCAGCTTGTATTAAAGACTTTACTTACAACAAAGAAACCAATATCTTGAGCGTAACTTTCTCTCATGGTGGAGTATATTCTTATCCGGGTATTCCTGAGAGAGTTGTCCGTGATTGGATGGGCGCAGAGTCCGCAGGTAAGTTCTTTAATAAGGAGATAAGATATGGCTACGCGAATTACGCCGGAAATTAAGAAACAGATTAATGAAAGATATTTAAAACTTAAGACTTATGCCGCCGTAGGTAGGGAACTTGGAATTTCAGCTTCGACTGTCAAGAGATATGTCATTCCCGGTTATGTGCCGGAAGCTGATATTCAGCCTGTCCAGATAGATGGTGAGGCTATGAGATTGCGTCTTGAGACTTTCGTTATGAGTAAAAATTTGATGGAAGACCCGTGGCTGCTTGACTTAACTGGCGATGAAAGAGTTGAGATGGAAGAGTATTGGAAGGAGTTGTCTCTGTAATGGCGAAGAAAGTATATTTTACATATAGGGAGGCAATTCCTGGCGATATGACTCGTTGCATTATTGTGCCAGCTGATTATGAGACTTTCCCTTTTAATACAAAAAATGGTGGAAGTTATAATGTCGCGCCGGCACGGGTGCTTGGTCTGACTTATGTGGATTATCTGCGCTTCATTAAACTGTTCTTTGGTGATGATGTAACGATTGAAGGCAAGGGTTCTTATTATCCTGTCGCGTATTGGAGAAAGGGTAAGAATCTTTCTACTTGGCTTGATTTGCTTAATGCAAAGCTGAACTTGGCGGTGATGACTAATTATGGTAATAACTGATGAAATGTTACAAGGTCAATATGTGACTGACTGGACTAGAAAAGCCATGTATGAAGGCGATTATGTTGGCAAAGAAGTTAAGGACATTATTGAAGATTACTGTTCTCCTCAGCTGGCTTGCAACTTGATGTTCGAGGTTGAGCTGCCAGATGAAGATAAGCAGCTTTTGCGCGGGTGCGCCATGATTGATGAAAAGTCAAGCGGCATTTATAAAAGCTGTGAAATTACTGGTAGTATGATGGTCGCCGGCAGCCGCAAGGTTAAGAACTCAAGTTATGTTATAGATTCTACAAGAGTTTTCGATAGTGTAAGTGTATTCGATAGTTCTCATATTATAAAAAGTACAAATGTCCATGATATGAGTAGTGAAATTATGGATTCATCTATCATATGGCATAGCTATAATGTTGATAAAAGTACGGCAATTTTTTATAGTAAGAATGTTCACTATTCCCACTTTATATTTGGCGCTGGCAGTTCAGTAGATAGTGAATTGTGTAGCTCTATTTTGACAAGAGAAGATGCTCCTAACTTTGATCATTGTATCTTAAGTACAAAGAGTGGTGAGTGTCTTATCTTAAATCATAAAGTCAATGAATTTGACTGGGAAGATTTTAGAAGTCAAATAGAAGTATTATATAAGCCTTATGTTGGTAAATTAGCTGAGTTTATTGCGGAGCCTAATAATCATAAGAAACAATGGGTATCTTGGGATTTATTCAGTATCTTTGATAACATGAATATGTGGAGAAAACTTTTGTCTTTCTTGCCGTTTGAACCGACAAAGGAAGATTATATGCTTCTTTATAATCTTACCATGAATCCAGAATTTTTGAAAATTTGAAGCTACGAAAATTTGAAAAGAAATGAGATTTTTGATATACTATATAAGTAAGGTCGAGAGAGGAACGAAATCCTTACTGAAAGATATAAATGAAAATTTGATTAATTTTGAAATTTTTGATATAATATTTATGTAAGGTTGAGAGATTAGTCAGATAAAATTTTTCCGAAAAATTCGGAATCGAAAATTTGCAAGTTTCTGAAATTTTTGATATAATATTTAAGTAAGGTCGAGGATATGTTTCTTTCCTTTCCTTTCAACCTCGACCGATGGCTGCATGGAATTGCCTTCCCGTGGCGCAGCTGTTAAGGCTTCGGCTGAACTAAAATTCCCGTATCATTATCCCGGTGTAGAAGGCGCAACCTGCCGGGGTGGCTATGTGCTAATCCTTTTAGAACGATAGTTCTTTAAGTGAGATGCTGGATTAGGTGAATAAGCCTTTAGTCCTGAAGAGAGTCAAACCTCAAAGTATAGTAACAGCGCACCAACTTAATAAGATTAAAATACTTCCGAAGTGGTTCGAGTAATAGACGCTCCTGTGGAGAATAACCCTTATGCCGCTTGACTGGTAACCAAGTAAGGCCCCTAAGGGAATACCAAAGAATCGAATTTGCGGAGAAGCCGTGAAATCCGGCTATGACACTAAGGAAGGTACGAGTAGCCCAACAGCCGCAACATACAAGATAAAAGTTGTATGTTTAAACAACATGAAGGTTTCTGAAAGCGGGTGAAAGTAGCAGGTTCCAATCCTGTCGGTGTACTAGGTCGAGAGACCGGGGTAAGAAGCTTGAGGGTAGCTCCCTTCTGCTCAGACTTATCTCCACCGTGATTGATTAAATCAAGTTTTGATTGGTTGTAGGGGGAAGCCCCAATGATACGTACTAAACCTTTCTGGTGCAACCCTACCTTAGTGGGTTGAATAAGGGGCAGTTTCCTCCTTATCATACTGCCCACTATGAGGTCACCCCCTTTATTATGACCTCTTAACATATAGGGTTGGCTATTTGATAAAAAGCCAACCTTTTTTTATTATATAAATATAAAGGAAAGGTTACTTGATAATGATAAAAATTAAGGAGGAAGTTATGGAAAAAGATAATAATAGCCAAATTTTGGAAGAAATGATAGAAGATGATTTCTATCAGGCTTGTCTTGATGCTGGCATTGAAGTACAAGACGGAGAAGAACTTCCTGAAGGCATTGGAGCGATCTGGGTCCCTAGATTAAAGGCACCTAGTACGACTGATAAAAACTGGATCCATTATACAGCTGGCGGCTACAATTATTGCATTAAAATTGAAGGGAAAAGTTGCCTTCCTAACTGTGTAGGCTATGCCTGGGGCCGCTGGAGAGAATTACTTGGAGCAAAGCATAATCTAAGCCGCGCCGATGCTGAAAGATGGTATAATACTAATGACGGCTATAAGCGTGGTAAGACTCCTAAACTTGGAGCTGTCATTTGTTGGAGAAGAGGAAATGCTTACGATGATAGTGACGGCATGGGCCATGTAGCTATTGTTGAAAAGATTAATGCCGATGGTAGCATCACTTGTTCTAACTCAGCTTATTACAGTACTAGATTCTGGTTAAGCACTCATAAGCCGCCTTATCATTTCGGCCAGTACACTTTCCAAGGTTTTATTTATAATCCTATCAATTATGAAGATAAAGCTAAGTTAGATGAAGATGGCGAATTTGGTAAATTAAGTATTGCGGCCATGCAGAAATGGCTTGGAACTACTCAAGATGGTATTATTAGTGACCAGTTAAGTTCAATTAAGAGATATGCACCTGCCATTCTTTCATATGATACTGACGGTGGCGGCAGTCAGATGATTAAAGTATTTCAAAATTATCTGATTAAGAAAGGCATTGCAGCTCCCACGAATGGTTATGTTGATGAAAATACTGTTAGAGCATGGCAAAGATGGCTGAGAGAGAAACAGGGATATAATATTGTTATTGACGGAATATTCGGTGAAGAATCGGCATTAGCTATGCAGAAGTTCTTAAATAAGGTGTTGTGATATGGCTGTTAGTTTAGATCAGATATTAGCATATATTAGAAAACACGCAGTTATTAATAATAGTCGTTCTGATGATATGGGAACTGAGCCAGCTTATCCATTGGCAAAAGAGCCCCCGCAAATTAATCTAATTCCAAGTAGTACTAGCTATGCTGGAAAAGTTATAATTACAGGGCTTGGACCAGTTGTTATTGGTGGAGGAGAATCTGCTGCAAAATATAATACATTAAAAAATTTAAGTGCAACTAATGAAGCAACACATATAACAGCAGATACAAATGTTTATGTTGCGACAGGATGTCAAAATTGGACAGATGTAGATGATTCTTCTCTTTACCGATGGCAATTTACTAATGAGGGTACAATACTTGATCCAGACGGAGATACAATTGGTGGAGTAAAATGTCCAAGTGAAGTTAGAGATGAAACTATTACTTTAACTACTGGGACCTCCTGGCAGTCTAAAAAAGAAATGAGCATTCCGGCTAAAACAGTTTGTTTAATTGAAATTGCAGTTCGTTTTCCAACCAATGCGAATGGATATAGAGGAGTTAATGTATCAGCTACTGCTGGTGGAACTAGAGAATCTCATAGATTTCAAGACATTAGATCTGCAGTAACAGGTGGATATACTTATTGTCACTTGTGTTTTACTTACAAGAATCCAGATATGGCGGCAAGGACACGTTATATAAATTTAGTTCAAAATTCTGGAACCGATATGTCAGATATAATTGTTGCCTACCGTATAACTACCTTAAGTAAATTAGGAGCATAACAATGTTAACTGAATTTAAACAACAAAAAATCTCCCAAATAGGAGATGTAGAAATCCCAGAAAGTGAATGTGCGGTTCAATCAACTGTTGAAGAACTTTCAAACGGTAAAGGGGAGGACGATGGCTATGAGCAATAGTTCTTTGGTTACTTATACAAGAATCAGCCCTAATCAATCAAGCCGGCTTGGCCATAAAATTGATACTATTACTATCCATCATATGGCTGGTGATCTATCAGTAGAAACAGTTGGCAGAGTTTTCTCTGATGGTTATAGAGAGGCATCAGCCAATTATGCTATTGACAATGACCTCCAAGTTGGAATGTATGTTGAAGAAAAAGATCGCTCTTGGGCGTCATCAAATGGCGATAATGACCGTAGAGCGGTTACTATTGAACTTGCCAATGATGAGATTGGCGGAAATTGGCATGTCGCCGATAAGGTAATTGCAAAGTGCATTGATCTTGTAGTTGATATTTGTCAGCGCAATGGTATTGCAAAACTCAATTATACTGGTGATACTTCCGGCAATTTAACAAAGCATTGCTGGTTCGCGGCAACTCTTTGCCCAGGCCCATATCTAGGAAGTAAGTTTGACTATATAGCTAACCAAGTAAATCTTAGACTTAATCCGCCTAACCCGGAGCCAAAACCAGTTATGGGGTTTGAAAGAGTCTGGGGTAATAATAGATATGAAACAGCTAAGGCTTTAGCTAATATTACATATCCAGGCAAGTTCTCCGCGGCAGTTATTGCAAGTGGTGAAAATTATGCCGATGCTCTTTCAGCTGGCTATCTCGTGTCAAGAGTTGGCGGGCCACTTCTTCTTACCAATAATACTGAATCAGTTATGAACTCAGTAGCTACTTATTTAAAAGGTAGACTTGAAGAAGATGCTCAAGTATTTATCTGCGGCGGTGAAGGCGTAATTCCAAAAGCGATGGAAGAAAAACTTTCTGCTTATAAGGTAAAACGCTATGCTGGCAAGAATCGTTACTATACAAACCTTGAGATTTTTAAGGACGTAGAGATTGGACAAGCTATTGCAGTTTGTTCTGGACAAAGTTTTCCAGATGCTCTCTGCGCATCTACTTTACAGATTCCAATTCTTCTCGTAGGCAAAAGCCTTTTACCAGACCAGGCAAGATTCTTAAGTGAAATGGAAATTTACTATGGTAAGATGGATAGAACTTTCTACATTATCGGTGGAAGCGCGGCAGTTACTGATAAGGTTGAGGAAGAGTTAAAGAAATATGGTAAGACCACTCGTTGCTATGGTAATAATCGTTACAGTACTTCAGCTGCTATCGCTAAGAGGTTCTTTGCTAAAGCTGATACTATTGTAATTGCTACTGGTAAGAGCTTCCCAGATGGTCTTTGCTCTTGCAACTTAGGAAGACATCCACTTCTCCTTGCCGATCCAGGCGCTTGGGGAGAAGCTCAAGGATATGTTACTACTTTAAGCCCAAAGAAAGCTTACGTCGTAGGCGGCGAAGGCACCGTAAGTAATGAAACTGCGGACTGGGTATTAACGAAGAAAGGATAATTATGAAAATTAAAGATTTTGAAAAGACAATTATTGTATTACTTGTATTTTGTGTAATTTGTCTTGGCCTTATTAGTAAGCAAAAGATGGCGCGAATTAAAGCATTGGAAGAAGAACTCAATGATGTTTCTGTAGAGCGTAATAACTACATGGAACAAACTCTTGATGATGAAAAGAAGATTGAAGAGCTAGAGGCTGAGGTTGAAGACCTTAAAGCGCAATTAGAAGAAGCTACTAAAGAGGAAGAAGTTGTAATTGAGGCTGCTGAAGTAATTGTCGAAGAGCCGGTTGTTGAAACTGAGCCTGAACCAGAAATAGTTGAAGAAGAGCCTGAAGTTGTCGAAGAAGAACCAGTAGAGGAAGAAGTAGTTGAAGAAACTGCATCTAATCTCACTTATCTTGGGACTTTTGAAATGACAGCTTATGAGTGGACTGGTAATCCATGCGCGAATGGAAATTATCCAACCTGCGGCTATACTGTAGCTTGTAATAGTCTTCCGCTCGGTACTCAGGTTTATATTGAAGGTTATGGCTATTATGTTGTAGAAGACCGTGGCGCTTCGTGGCATGGTGATAACTGGATGGATATGTACTTAGGTGATGTTTCAGCTTGTTATCAATGGGGTATTAAATACCTTGATGTTTATTTAGTGGAGTGATGTAACATGGTAACTATTGGTGAAGTAAAGCAATATGTTGGCACTTCTGAAGATACCAAGCCAACTGATAAATTCGTTCCTATTAATGCTATGTTCCTTGAATTAGATACTGGTGATTTCTATTATTTTGATGGAGAAGATTGGCTGTTGTTTGGTAGCGGCGGCGGTGACGACGGCGACAATCCTAAATAGGAGGTAATCATGAATTATTTTGATGTGCTCCTAGCCAAGTCACTTGGCGGTGGATCTCAGCCTTCATCTGATTTAAATGCTTGTAAAATTCATGTTTCTGAAAATGATGAGATATTAACTCTAGATGATACTTGGGAAGAAATTCATGATATTTATACTCAAGGTATTCCCGTTTTCTTACTTTTTGGAGATTATAGCTCAGCTTATGTAACTGATGTTTATGAAGACCATGGAGAATATATGGTAGAAACATTAACTCGAACATTTATTACCGATTCTCCAGACGGACAGCCGTCGGCACTAAACATTTAGAAAGGACTCCTAATGAAAGAACAACTTCTTAAAGACATGGAATTTTGTGAAAACTCCATGATTAAACTTGGTGATAGAACAGACATTTGGCAAGATAGGATAATCTACGGTATTTGTAAGACTCTTTACGATATCATTAAATATCTGATTAAGAACAAAATTTGATTTTGTTGGAAAATTATGGTATACTATATATAGAATTGAGAAAGGAGAATTGATAAATGCCGAGACGTCATAGAAACGCTAGTGAGAGAATTGAAAAACGCTGGAGTGAAGATTATATCCGGCAATTGATGAAAACTCTTGGAGCGAAGAAAGAAGAAGACGAACCAGAAAAGAAAGTTCGAATTAAGAAAAGAAACGGCAAGTAATTGCCGTTTTTTTATTTATATGAATGTTTATCGTAAATCTTACTTATGTATGAAATAAATTAAAAAGAGGATTTGATGTTATAGTTATAGGAGGCAATCTATGATAATGCCTGAAACTACTCCGACCTTCGTATGTTTGGTTGGACAAAAGTATACTACTGGTTTGTCAAATTGCCGTATAGACATACAGCAAGGGAGCTTTCTAATTCAAAAGTATTTTGTTGATAGTTCGGTAGTCATTAATCCTGACATGGGCACTATTATGGTGACGCTGACTCAAGAAGAAACATCTCATTTTAATGTAAGGGAAAAATTGAGAGTACAAATCCACGGCCTTATGGCTGATGGAACCGCTTGGAAAACTTGTATTTCTAACTATAAGATTGGTGAAACAATTACTAATGATATTCTTACTCCAATAGAGTAGGAGGTGCATCGTGGTAATTAAAACAAGAGTTCCTGATTTAGAGCCTTGCATTAGAATGCAAATTGAAGAAGAAAGAAATGCTTTATGTTTACCGGTTGATGTACACAAACCAATAGAATATAAAGTTTATAATAATGAAAAAGAAATCCTTTGTGACTGGGAAGGTTTGGTTGCTATAGCAACTTCCCCGACGGCAGTTGTCGTACAACATGAAAATTATGTAGAATTTATAGTAACTGACAAAAACGGCACTACGCGGGCAATCCTTTATGGCGCAGGTTCAAATGTTAAGTATGATACCACAGCTGGCTGGAACGCTCAAAGTAGTTTAGTTAGTAAACAGGGTGATATTTATGTGTATACTGATTATACGACAGATACACTTAATGGTCAGCCTGGGTTCAAAATTGGTGATGGACAGACTTTATTGATTGATTTACCATTTATGAATGATATTTCAGCTTTGCAGCATGATTATTATACAGCTGGTAATGGTCTTGTTCTCAATGATTATGAATTTTCTTTAGATGATTTAATTTTAGAATGTGGCACAAGTACCACAGTTATTTAAGAGGTATGATATGAGTGCTACAGTAAATACAAGAATCAAGTTTAAGAGAGATAATACACAAGCATGGAATAATGCTAGAGGTTTTATTCCATTACAAGGTGAATTAATTATCTATAATGATTATCAAACTTATCAAAAAGAAGTCGGTGGTTACATTCAAATCGTTACTGTTCCCGGAATTAAAATTGGGGACGGCAGAACTTATGTGCAGGATTTACCATTTATTGATGATGAATTACGCGATACTATAATGAACCATATTAATAATCCAAATCTTCACATAAGTGAAGCTGATAGACTTTTTTGGAATAATAAGTTAAATGTTTACGATCCACAAGAAGTAGTGGATGGGACATTAATTTTTAATAGAAATTAGGGAGATGAAACATGTCATACTCAGATGTAAATACTCCTGTTATTGAAAGAATAACTTTGCCTTCTGGTAATTCTTACTATATTGCAGACAGAGAAATTAGAGACGTAGTGGATGCGTTAAGTCAGACGGTTGCTGGAGGCGTATCTTTTATAATTGCTTGGGATGGTGCTAGTACTCCTCAAGTTGCACAAATTCCTGCTGGCGTCACAGTTATTTATAATGATACTAGTTATACTGGTACTTTATCAGCTGAAACCACAGGCGCTGGTGCTCATGCACAAGCCGGCGCGTTTTATTTGGTTAAATCTGGAACACAACCGCAATTAATTGTAGACACTAATGGTCCAATTACTAATCTTCAAGTTAATGCAGCAACTTTTGCTAATGCTACCAATTATAGTGTTAACACTTTATATGAATTTAAGTATATTGGTACATCATGGTATTTATCGCCTGATACTACTACGCCAGTTAATTTATATACTACATATGGAATAGAATATGATGGTACTCCAACGACAGGTTCTACTAAAATTATTGTTCAAACACCAAGTTCTTACATTGATGTATATGAAGAATATGTTCCGGTAGGAGCAGACGGTAGTAAAAAATGGGAAAAAATCGGAGATACTTTAATTGATTTAAGAGCTGTTGTGACAGACGTATCATTAGTTAAATATACTGATAATGTTATTGGTGCAAATTCTACTTTAACTGCAAGTAATCCAACAGTTACTTTATCGACTGGATCAACAGGTGATATTGATATCCTTACTGGTAGTACAGGACTGTTTTTCACAGCATCGGCGAGTGGAACAGCTGTTACTCCAACCACTACTAATATTAAAGCAACTGCAAGTGGCGGTAGCACGGCTTGGAATAGTAAAGATCAGAAAGCGGCTATTACTGCATTAGGTACTCCAAGTACTGAAAGTGCTGTTAAATCAGTTACACCAACAACGAAAAAATTAGCAACAACTACAGTTACTGGTGTTAGTGGTAGCACTACGCCAAGTGTAATACAATCAAGAACTTCCCAGACAACAGCTGATGGCACTGGTACAGCAAGCTCTACTAATACCGATTGGCTTAAAGGTGTTAGTGTTACGAATGGTGTACTTACTATTGGCGCTGCAACACTTGATACGCAAACAACATATTCTGCAGATGCTCCTGGTACAATTACAGTTCCAACTGCAGCATCTTCTGCAACGACTGTAGCAACTGGTTCAACTACCACTACAGGAAGTGGAGCAGATATTGTTACTGATGTTAGTGTTGGTGATACTTTTAGTGCTGTTACTGGATATTCAAGTCCGACAACGGCCAATGTTATTGGCGCAGATTCCACTTTCACCATTACTCAACCTACTGTGGGCCTTGCAACTGGCGCGACAGCTGGCACAGGAGTTATTAGTGTTGCCACTGGTATTTCTTCAGTAACTCAACCAACAGTTCAATTATCTACTAGTAGTGACCGTAGCCAATGGACAGATGTTAATGAAGTTCAATACATTAGTGGTGTTACCCAGGCCAAAGCAAGTGCGGCAGCCTCTGGAACAACTGTTAGTTGGAATAGTAAAGATCAGAAGACAGTTCTTAATAATTCAACTGATGTATCTGTTTTCCGTGGTGGAGATACTGATTAATAAATTTTCGTTAAACTTATCCGGATTTATCTCCGGATAAGTTTAACTCATATAAGGAGTTGAAAAATTATGCCAAATAGTACAATTGAGCAAATTCAACTACCAAGTGGTACAATATATGATATAAAAGATGCTACAGCAAGAGCTAAACAATTAACTGCCACTTATACAGCCGCTACCCTAGACTTAGAGTTAGTGTTCGATACCGCAGAAAATGCGGATAGTGAGGAGTTCTAATGTCAGAGGTATTAATTAGTAGAAGCAATATGACCAATATTGCTAATGCCATTAGATCAAAAAGCGGAACCACCATAGGATATGCGCCTAATGATATGGCGGCCGCGATTACAGCAATTCCTGGCGGTGCGTATGATTGGATGGGTAGTAATGTTACTTGTTTAAATGATAATTATTATAGTTTAACATATAACTTATCAAGTTCGACATATAGCTCTTGGACAGCGTCAACAACAGCTAAATCACTTAGATCATCAGCATCTATTACAACTTTTACAGCAACAGATTTAGCACAATATTCTTATTTAATTCGTTGGATTGTAACCTCTCATGTAGCTCATAAAGAAACAGCGACTTTAACAGCGTTACCTGTTTTACAAATAAATGTATTTGATCAACAGATTATGAGACGCCCTAGTAGCTTAGCTAATATTCAAGCTAAAGATGATGACGCTAATGTTTACACAAATGCTGCCGCATTAGCCTGGATGCAATATTATAATACAAGTAGTAAACTAACTTATACTTGGTCATCTTCTTATGGTTTTTATAGCGGCGTTCCGACTCCAGCGCTTTCAAGTACAAGCGCAGCCAGTCCTACCATTACGCCTAAAACGCCAATTTTATATACAAGATGTAGTACGTCATACTTTGATACTACTAGATATGGTGATATTGATATAGATAATACATATTGGACAATTAAAATGCAATTATATAGAATGGATGCTCAATCTTGTATGCGTCAAAGATATGATGATTTAATTGATTTAATTGATAGTGAATTTTTCCCAACAACATAGGAGGTGAATAATGCCAAATCCGCAAATACAATCATTAACGGTTGAAGGAACAACCTATGATATAGTGGACAATACTAGTGGATATGCGCCTCTTGCTTCACCTGCTTTAACTGGTACTCCAACTGCACCGACGGCCGCTAGTGGTACAGACACTACACAAATTGCTACTACTGCATTTGTTCAGGCGGCAATTTCAGGATTCAGCAGCGGCACAGTTACAAGTGTTGGAGTTAGTAATGCAACAGATGGCGGCTTAACAGTTAGCGGAAGTCCTATTACAACTAGCGGGACAATTACAGTAGGACATAGTAATGTTCTTACTAGTGCACAAACTACTCAAGCTGTTTATCCAATTAAAATAGATAAGAATGGCCATATTTCAGCTTATGGCTCAGCGGTAAGTATTCCAACTTCCGCGGCAAGTAATACAACTGGCATTTCAATAGCTGACCATAGTACTGGATCAATTACTGGTGTTCAAGCTAGTACTACTTCAGTTAGAGGAGTCAAGACTGGAGAAAATTCCACAACTACGGCCAGCAAGGCTAGTGGTGGCAATGGAACTGCTCCTACACTTGGGACTCCAATTTCTATATATGGTGTTAAGTCTGGGACAAATAGCACTACAACTGCAAGTAAAGCTAGTGGTGCAAATGGAACTGCGCCAACATTGGGAACACCGATTTCTATATACGGAGTTAAGTCTGGTACGAATAGTACAACCACAGCTTCTAAGGCTAGCGGTGCAAATGGTACAGCACCAACTTTAGGTACTCCAATTAGTATTTACGGAGTAAAATCTGGCACTAATAGTACAACAACTGCTTCAAAAGCAAGCGGAGCTAATGGAACAGCTCCAACATTAGGAACTCCTATTAGCATTTATGGCGTTAAGTCTGGAACTAATAGTACAACTACAGCAAGTAAAGCAAGTGGTTCTAATGGAACAGCTTCTACCTGGAGCTTTTCAAGCGTAACTGTTCCAATTAGAGCGGATGCTGATACAACAGTACCGACAGCCGCGTCAAGTGCTACAACTGTTCCTATTAGAAATACTAATGCTACTAGTATTCCAAATGTAACAGCGGCAGGTTCTGGTAGTTTTACCCAAGGCGCTTTTACAGGCGGCAGTTTATCAATGACCATGGATAGCACTGATACGAAGCAGTTAAATATTAGTTTTTCTCCAGCTACTCATGGTACTGATACTCACACTCATACAGCACCTACTCTTGGTACTGCAATTAGTATTTATGGTGTTCAAGAAAATACAACGAGTGTTACTGGTGTTAGTGGTTCAACAACTGTTAGAGGCGTTAAGACTGGTACAAGTTCAACTACTACCGCAAGTGCAGCGAGTGGTTCAAATGGCACAGCACCTACTTGGAGCTTTACAGATGTTACTGTTCCAATTCGTGCAGATGATGCAACTAGTATTCCTAATGTAACGGATGCGGGCAGCGCATCTACTTGGAGTTTTACAGACATTACTGTTCCAATTCGCGCTGATAGTGCAACAAGTATTCCGAATGTAACTTCTGCCGGTTCAGCTTCAACATGGAGCTTCTCTGATGTTACCGTTCCAATTAGAGCAGATGACGCTACAAGTATTCCAAATGTTACATCAGCTGGTAGTGCTTCAACATGGAGCTTCTCTGATGTTACCGTTCCTATCAGGGCTGATGATGCAACCTTCATTCCAAATGTTACATCAGCTGGTAGTGCATCTACTTGGTCATTTACTGATGTTACTGTTCCGATTAGAGCAGATGCTGATACAACAGTACCTATTAAAGATACAGATGCAACTACAGTTGTCACAAGTAAGACTCATAATGTAACCGATAATGGTCATACACATAGTCTAAGTTAATGAGGTGAATGATGCCGAACCCTGTATTTGATAAAATTAAATATAACAATGTTATATATGAAGTAGAAGATGCCAATGCACTTCATGGAATTGCCACCGCATCTAATGTGGGTGGCGTAAAGGCAGGTGGCGATGGGATTTCGATTGATGCAAATGGCGTCATCAGTTCATATGCCTCAATTACAGCAACATATGATGCTACAGATAAAGAAGTTATTTTAAATGTCGGCACACTCGCCGACGCTGATATAACGGAGTATTAAAATGGCAAAAGTAGCAATTACTGAACAATACTTAGAAGATATTGCTGATGCCATTAGAACAAAGACTGGCCTATCTGAAGATTATTATCCATCAGAGATGGCAGCAGCGATTTTATCCATTAGCGGAGGTGGCGGCATTACACCAACCGGGACCATTAATATCTCCGCTAATGGTACTTATAATGTTACGCAATATGCTAGTGCGGCTGTGGCAGTTCCTAATTCATATGTAGCTGCCGACGAAGGAAAAGTAGTCCATAGCGGTGCTTTGACCGCGCAGACTTCAGCAACTTATACTAGTAATAATACATATGATACTACATTAATTAATAGTGTAACTGTTAGTGTAGGTAGTACAATTAATAATCAAGATAAAACTGTTAATCCTTCTACTTCTGAACAGAGCATTACTGCAGATTCTGGGTATAGTGGTTTAGGAACCGTTACTGTAACGGCGATGCCTGGAATGACTTTACCAACTAGCACAGCAGCAAGTGCTACTAGTGGTTATACAAGTAAAGCTACAGTTAGTAGAAGTACTTCAGACCAATATATTAACATTCCTATTGGATATAATTCAGCAGGAGCTTATTATAAAATTAATGCAGTAGCTAATGGTTCTGCAACTGCGCCAGCCACAATTAGTGGTTCGAGTGCAACTGTAAGCACTGGAACGAATACTCTTACATTGAGCAAAACTATATCAGTCACGCCGAGCGTTACGGCGGGCTATATTAGTAGTGGTACAGCTGGTAATTCAAGCGTTTCACTTACGGCCTCTGTGACAACTAAAGGGGCTGCAACGATCACTCCAACTACTACGAATCAAAGTATTGCAAGTGGAACTTATTTAACTGGCGCTCAGACAATTTCGGGAGATGCCAATTTAGTCGCTGGCAACATCAAAAATGGCGTATCAATTTTCGGAGTAACTGGTAATTATTCCGGCGGCGGTGGAAGTCCTACTATCAGTTCCTTAACAGTAACTCCTTCTACATCTGAGCAGACTTTCAATAGTTCAAGCGTAGACGGTTATAAACCAGTCATAGTCGAAGCTATGCCAAGCGGTAGTGTTACTGCTCCAGCGACTATTAGCGATTCTAATTCAGCTAAAAATATCAACACTGATACTATAACGCTTAGTAGTGATATTTCTATAACGCCAGTTGTTACTACAGCAGGATATATTAGTAGTGGTACAGCAACAACCGCGAGGGTTTCTCTTACAAGTTCCATTTTTACAAAGACAGCGGCAACAATTACTCCTACAACGACCGATCAGACAATTAATTCTGGGATATATTTAGTTGGTACTCAAACAATTTTAGGAGATGCTAATCTCGTGGCCGGTAATATTAAGAATGGTGTATCAATTTTCGGTGTTACTGGCAGCTATTCTGGTGCTGGTGCCGTGATCGATTCATTAACAGTAACGCCGACAGAATCAGAACAGACTTATAATAGCTCAAGTGTTGACGGATATAAACCAGTTGTAGTAGAAGCAATTTCAAGTACCTATGTCGGCTCTGGAATTGATAGAAATGATTCAACTGATTTAAGTGCGAGTGGAGCGACAGTTACTGCTCCTGCAGGCTATTATGCTGAACAAGCAACTAAATCAGTTACTTCTGGATCTGCAACGGGTCCTTCTTCATTGAGCGGAAGCAGCGCTACAATCTCAACAGGAACCGGTACGATTACATTGACTAAGACAGGTGTTAGTACAACTCCAACAGTATCTGCTGGCTATGTTGCTTCAGCTACGGCAAGTACTGCAACAGTTACTCTTACTGCATCTGCCACAATTAATCCAACACCTACGGCTAGTGGTAAGACAGTTACGATTCCAGCCGGATATTATACTGCACAAACTACAAAAGATGTAGATACAATGACCTTGCCAACTTCGGCTTCTGCAAGTGCTACGAGCGGCTATACAAGTAAGGCGACAATTGGCAGGTCTACGTCCGCACAATATATAAACATTCCTCCTGGCTATAATACAGCTGGTGGTTATTATACAATCAGCGCAGTTGCTAACGGTTCTGCAACCGGTCCTTCTTCATTGAGCGGAAGTAGCGCCACAGTAAGTACTGGTACAAATACCTTGACACTTACCAAGACTGGCGTAACTACTACGCCGACAGTTAGTGCTGGTTATGTTTCGAGCGCAACGGCAAGTACAGCTACTGTTACACTTACTGCAAGTGTTACCACTAAGGCGGCAGCCACAATTACGCCAACTACTACAAATCAGACTATTGCTTCTGGTACTTATCTTACTGGGACTCAGACAATTAGCGGCGATGCTAACTTAGTAGCTGGTAATATTATTTCAGGAAAATCTATATTTGGCGTAAGTGGTAGTGTTGTGCTTCAGAATTATTATACAGGTTCATCTGCTCCAAGTTCTTCATTAGGGAATAATGGAGACTTATATTTACAAACGTGAGGTGAGTAGATGGCAACGTCAAGATTAGTAGCCGCTTCTTACACTCAAAGTAGTACTTCATATACGAGCGTTACGAATGGCGATCGTATGTATAATAATACTGATAATACTACTTATGCTACTTTACAACATACAAGAAGTAATAACTCAACAGCTTATTATTTATATTTACATAATTTTAATTTTGACAGTATTCCCTCTGGAGCAACTGTTACCGCATTTGAAGTTAAGTTAAAAGCTAGATCGAGCGGTCAAGCTACTGGTTCTTCATATAGAATGTCGTTATATCATAAAAACGGCAATTCTTGGACTTCAATTTCAAGTACAACTTGTGAAAGTGATATTACTAGTAGTAGCACTCCTGGTACATATACAATTCCAACTGGTGATTTGACTTGGGATACGATGTCAGGATATGGCAATAACTTTGCTATTCGTATTCCGGTTAGGCGTTCTTCTTCAAGAACGGCAGCATATATCTACATCTATGGTGCTGAAATTAATGTTACTTATAGTACAAGTCCTGCACGCACTATAACGACTACATTAACTGGTAATGGTACTATTGAGCCTAGTGGTGCAGTTACATACCACGATGGAGAAACATATAATTTAACTATTTATCCTACTAATGTAAATGATACTGTAACTGCAACCAATAATGGGGTAGCCGTTACTTTAACTGCACATACTGGAGCACAAAGTATAGAAGCAACTGCCGATTCCTTTACAACTGGGTTTTCTGGTGGCACAAATATGAATTTCTATACTTCATCTTCATCTACTGGTAATAACTTCAATTATGCAGTTGGACATACAGCGGCTAATCCTGGTTCAACAAGTTCGGGTTCTGGTTCTTGGACTTACGTAAAAGAAAATGGAAGCTCAACAAATTATACAGGTTATGCTGATTTTGTATTTGATTTTAGTTCTATTCCGGTTGGTTCAACGATTAACTCAGTAACTGTACAATGTTATGGTGCTACAGAAAGTACAACAGAATCAACTGCGCATTCTGAAATAATACTGTATAGTGGTACTACACAAAAGAGTACTTCACAAAAATTTACAAGTACGTCAAATACTACCATAACAATTTCAAGTCCTGGCACATGGACAAGAGATGAATTGCAATCTGCGAAGTTACGCTTTGTAGTTGGCTATTATGGCGGACATATTTTTGGTATTACTTGGACAGTTAATTATACACCACCTAAATATTATACTTACAGTTATACTGTTAGCGGCGATGCTACAATTGCTGTTACCATTGGTGGCGGTGGCTCAACTCCGATTCTATATGGGAAGAGTAGCGGCAGTTGGAGTACACAATATACAAAAGTTTGGAAAAAGATAAATGGAACTTGGGTTGAACAAGCCAGCTCAACTTGGTCTACTTTGTTTAGCACAAGTACAAATTATAGGAAAATGACATGAGGTGAAAAATGGCAGTTACTTCAAGTGGAGATATGAATTATTTAACTATAGGAAATACTTCCTATAAAGTGGTGGACCCAGATGCGCTCCATAGTTTGCCGGATCATACGCATGGCAATATTCAAAGTGGGGGTACTCTACAAACCACTGATGTTGCGATAGCAACTGGAGATAAATTAGTTGTTACGGATTCTAGTAATAGCAATAAGGTTGCAAGAACATCAATTTCATTCGATACCGGAACTGGCAATTCCTCTAAGTATTTATCACAAGCCGGAACTTGGGTAAATATTCCACAAGGCACAGCGTATTCAGCGGGTAGCGGTTTAAGCTTAAGCGGTACAGAGTTCAATCATAGTAATTCAGTAACTGCACAATCAACTCAAGCAGTATACCCAATTACAATTGATGCAGAAGGTCATATCGCATCTTATGGAACAGCATTTTCAGAATCTGATCCAGTATTCAGCGCATCAGCCGCTGCAGGGATCACATCATCTGATATTACAAATTGGAATGGTAAGGCATCTTATATGTTGTGGTGTGGAACTTGTAGCACAACGGCAAGCACTGCAGAAAAAGCTGTATCTTGTTTGGGATATACATTACAAGCTGGGTCTATTATCGGTGTTTTATTCACTGCTGCAAATACAGCTGCAACACCAACATTAAATATTAATAGTACAACTGCTAAGAGTATTTATGTTGGAAACTCTACACCAAATAGTACAACAAACGTATTAAAATGGTCAACTAATACTATGATTTATTTTATGTACGATGGTACATATTATAGATATATTACTTCAATATCAGCTGGAGATGTAGTACCTTCTCGTGGGGCAAATACCTGGTATGGCACGAGCTCTACCGGTGCATCAACACAAGCTAAAACTTCTACTATTGATAATTATGTATTAACAAAAGGTTCATTAATTAGTATTACTTTTAGCGCAGCCAATACATATAAAAGTGGAAAGATTACACTTAATATTAATAGCACTGGTGCAAAAGATGTCTATGCTAATAACGCTGTAACTTCTTCAACTAATACCTTATTATGGGACGCTAATGAAACAGTAACATTTATGTATGATGGTACTGGATATTATTTTATATGTAAGACTAAAGCTTCATATACTGAAACAGATCCTGTATTTAGTGCGTCTGCAGCGGCTGGTATTTCTTCAAGCGATATTACAAATTGGAATGGAAAGACTTCTAACACAGGTACAGTTACTTCTGTTAGAGTTCAAGCCACTTCTCCTGTTCAGTCAAGCACTTCAACCGAACAGACAGCTTCCTTGAACACAACTATTTCGCTCGCTGACGCTTATGGCGATACTAAAAATCCTTATGGGACTAAAACGCCACATTATGTCTTAGCTGGTCCAAGTTCTGGGACAACTGCGGCTGCACCAAGTTTTAGAGCATTGGTTGCAGCAGATATTCCAGATTTAAGCGGTACTTATCTTACTAGTTATACTGAAACTGATCCAGTATTTACGGCTTCTGCAGCGCATGGCATTAGCGCTAGTGATATTACTAATTGGAATGGTAAAGCATCGCAGATGGTGTGGTATGGAACTAGTAGTACAACAAATAGTACAGCAGCTAAGGTTGTAACTTGTTCTGGTTATACATTACAGGCGGGATCTATTATTGGAATTCTTTTTTCAACAGCAAATACCGCAGCAACGCCAACACTAAATGTTAATAGTACTGGTGCTAAAAACATCCATCTCGGATCTGACACGCCGAATGCTACGACAAATGTATTAAAGTGGTCGGCTAATTCTATGCTGTATTTTATGTATGATGGTTCAGGTTATAGGTATATAACTGCTATTTCTCCAGGAGCTCTCGTACCACCTAGAGGAGCAAATACTTGGTATGGTACTTCTTCTACTGTAGCAACTACTGCTGCTAAAACATCAACTATTGATAACTATGTGCTTACGCCTGGATCATTAGTATCTATAACATTTAGTACAGCTAATACAGTAACTGGATCGGCCATTACATTAAATGTAAATAGTACTGGAGCAAAAACAATTTATTATAATAATGCGGCAACTTCTTCAAGCAATACATTATTATGGGATGCAGGAGAAACTGTTACTTTTATATATAGTAGTTCATATTATTATTTTGTATGCAAATCAACTGCGGCTGTAGATATTTCTGGTAAAGTCGATGTTAATATAATAGATGGCAATTATGAATCTCATATTTACAATTCGGGTGGCGATGGAGTACTATTAACAAGTATAAATAATAATGCCAGTGTACAAGGAAGCGTCTTTATTAGTTCTGATATAGCTACTCTTGAAATGATTTCTCAAGGTGATTCTGTTTCAACAGTTGCGGTAAATACATATGGTGTTTTAATTTCTTCACAGGGGAGCAGTGGAGTAACTATTCAAAATGTAGTTACACCAACCAACAATACAGACGTCGCAAATAAAGCTTACGTAGATGGTCTTGTTTCAGCTCTTACCAATACTGAAATTGATAATGCTGTTGCCGCGGCAGTTACAGTAGCAAATGGAAATAATATTCAATACTAGGAGGACATAGATGTCAAGAGCAAGTTATGTAACAGTAGATGAAATTACTCTACAAAATACTGCTGATGCTATTAGGGCTAAAACAGGTAAATCAGCAACTATGTATCCTAGTCAATTTGCTACGGAGATAGGAAAGATTAGCGGCACAGAATTACCTCCAGCTGATGCGGTTAGATTTATTGATTATGATGGGACAATATTATATAGTTATAGTGCTGAGGAATTTCTTGCCTTAGAGGCTTTACCTGCTAATCCAAGTCATACTGGATTAGTTGCCGAAGGGTGGAACTGGACATTAGCAGACGCAAAAGAACAAGTTGAAGCTTGTGGTATTTTAGATGTAGGACAGATGTATCATACATCTTCTGGAAAAACAGAAATTGATATTGAATTACTTGAAGGTGCATTGAGTCCATACTTAGCCCTTGGACCAAAAGGGACTTGTACAGTAGAATGGGGTGATGGAACAACTAGCACTGTTACTGGAAGTAGTTTAACTACTCAAGTTAGAACACAGCATAATTATTCTGCTCCAGGAAATTATACAATAAAAATTAGTATTGATAGTGGAACTTTAGCATTACTTGGAAGTAGTACCTATCCATTATTAAATGCACAGAATACTAGTCTTAATTATAATTATGTATATTCATCAGCAGTTAATTATATACGACTTGGTTCGAATATTGCTATTGGGTCTTATGGGTGTGCTTATCTAGTTAATTTAAAAGCGGTCTCAATCGGCTCTACGAATACTGTAGGCGGTAATACTTTTTATAATTGTTATAATTTAATAGCTATGATTTTTCCAAAACAAAGTAGTTATGCAGTAAATAATTCTGCAACTAGTAGTTGTTATAATTTAAAATATATGTCTTTTCCAAAAGAAATTTCTAGTGTTGGTGCTATATTTGATAATACTGTTAATTTAACATCTATATCAATAGGTATAAACTCATATATGAACGTTTCAGCCTTATCTTTATCGAATTATCCTTTTAGAGCCAAAAGAGTTGGATTTGCAAAAAGTAAAAATTTTATAATTAAAAAGAATGAAATTAATATGTCTAGTCTTTTAGAAAGTAATGCTACTACTATTCCTGCAAGTCTTTGTCGTTCACAACAAGATATTACTGCAATAAATGGAATGCCTAATACAGTAACACAAATGGGAGATTATGCTTTTTATGGAGCTACTTGGTTAACGAGCATAGATTTAAATAATATTACTACTATTGGGACTGGTGGTTTAGGTTATTGTCATTTTAGTTCAATTAACACGTCAAAAATTACTAGTATTGGTAATAACGCTTTTGCTGCATGTTATAGCTTACAGTCTATTAATTTATCTAAATTAAATAGTGCTAGTTCTACAGGTTTTTGCCAATCATGTTACTCATTAACTAATATAGAATTACCAACAACAACTACTGTTACAACATTAGGAGCTAATGCGTTTAGTTACTGTTATTCATTAAGGAAAATAACTATTCCTTCTAATATAACAACAATTAAGAGCGGTGCTTTTAGTTATTGTAGAGCTTTATCTTCTATAACATTATCATCTTCTATTACTACCATTGAGGCTCAAGCTTTTTATTGTTGTTATGGCCTTGCAGCCATTCATATAAAAGCAACTAACCCGCCTACATTATCAAATGTAAATGCTTTTTCTAGTATATCGCCTAACGCAGTTTTTTATGTTCCGTCAGCATCGCTTAACACATACAAAACTGCAGATAACTGGTCAACTTATGCTTCTCAAATGGTGGGTGAATAAAAATGATTAAAACTGAAGAAAGAATAATTAAAGGGACTACTTATGTATATGTTTATTCTGATGAAAGCCGTTATATTGTTTGTGATGGGGCTGTATATGAAGAAGCTTACCATCCTGTAGGTATAGAACGCACTTATACTGAAGGAGAATTAATTCCAATTCAAGAGGATGAAGAACAAATTGACCCTGAAGAAGCTATGCGTATACTTTTAGGAGAACAGTTATGATTACTCGTAGAAAGGCAATTTTATTAAGAAAAATTATAGAAAAAGCAGCTACAAGTTTATCTGATACAGATGCCCTCGCGGCCATAGAACTTTATCCTTTATGGCAAGCTGGAGTTGACTATACTGTTGATGAGCGTATTAGATATGATAATGTATTATATAGAGTAGTTCAAGCGCATACTTCACAAAATGGTTGGGAGCCACCCATGGTTCCAGCTCTTTTTACACCAGTAGCTTTGCCAGGAGAAATACCAGTATGGGTACAACCTACTGGCGCGCAAGATGCCTATCAAACTGGTGATAAGGTATACTACCCTGATAAGCAAGGTTCAATTTATATAAGTATTGTTGATAATAATGTTTGGCAGCCAGGTGTATACGGCTGGGATTTAGTATAAAGGAGAAAATAAATGGCATTTCTTGATGCTAATGGTGTGACTAGATTAGTTACAAATTTAAATTCAATATATGAGTATAAAATATCAGCTGGTGGCGGTATTGCAATTAACGCCAGTAATGCTATTAGTATAGCTACATCTGAAAAGGACAAGTTAGATCATATTTATGTACAGACTCCTACCTCTGGTGGGTCTGGAGCGCCTGAAACTTATTGGTCATTTGGATTAGCTAATACATCAACGCCTTATACTTTTTCGTATTGGAATGGTTTTAATAATGCTACTTTTGGAAATTATTTTGGTTTTGGAACTACAAATAATCCTATAACCGATGGAGGCCTTAGGCTTTATATAGGAAGCAAAGTTATAGGTTTAAGAGATTATACAAATAATACAGCAGGAAGTTATTTTTGGAAATTTGACCCAACTATTCTTACTGTACCATATGAGAATCAAACAGTTACTTTAAGCGCCTCTAGTACTAAACCATGGTTTGCCTATGGTTATTTTGGTTCAGGGACTTCTCCAGCGTTATATATTAATATTCCATTACCTGCTCCAATTAAATCTGACCAAGAAATTTCTAACGTATCTATAACAGGGGATTTTAGAAGTCCAGGGGGTCTTCTTAATGGTACATCTTCATTAACACCTACTCTTTTAGATGATAATGCAGTATTATTATGTGTTGATGGAACATTAAGAATAGGCTTTAAAGGAAGTAGTTTTACCTCAAATAATACAGCAAATACCCCTGTTGTAGTATATGTCCGTTCTTTAACTTTTGAAGTATCTGACCCATCTTAAAATTTGAATTTTTTTAAAAAATGATATATAATAAATTAAGAAAATGAGTAAGGAGTAAATCATGGATAACACCTTTTGGCTTACCTTAGGAATTATGCTAGGTATGCTAACAATGATTGTCGTTGATAGAATCGGGAGGCCAAGACATTGACACCCGATAAAGACAGAATCCGTTGTGAGAAATGTGGTCAGATATATGCTGGTAATGAGATTAGAGAAACTAGTGTAGGCACTTACTGTTATCGTTGTTTATGTGATATTTCAGATGAGCTGTTAATTGCAATAGATGAAATTGAAGAAGAAAATTATTAAAAGGTGAGCAATCACCTTTTTATGGGCCATCGATGGGCGTTCGATTCAGCTTAAACCCAAAGCGGACTGCTGAAGACGCGGGTTCGAATCCCGCATGGTCCACCATATGGGCAGTTGCCAGAGTGGTCGATTGGGCTTGTTTGCAAAACAAGTAATTCACAGGTTCGAATCCTGTACTGCTCTCCATGCGGATGTACTCAAGTGGCTAAAGAGGGCGCTCTGCTAAAGCGTTAGATCGGTTTAATCCGATGCGTGGGTTCAAATCCCACCGTCCGCGCCATATGCGGGTCTAGTTTAATTGGTAAAATGGCGGTCCCCAAAACCGTAAGATGATGGGTTCAAATCCCTCGGCCCGTGCCATTCTTTTTAAGGAGTTAATACATGGAAAAAATTGATGCTGAAAATTTAACTTTAGAACTTATTAGACATGATTTGGAAAAAAATGAAATAGGATATTACATTTCCAGCGAAGAAGCGCAACAAATTTTTGAAGGAAAATTCCAAAAACTTTACTTTGTCAATAGAGATACAGGAGAAAAAATTACTTATACTCAAGTTATTGAATAAGATGCGGCTATGGTATAAAGGAAACACATCACGTTGCCAACGTGAAGCAAGGGGATCGTTACCCCTTAGCCGCTCCATATTTGCCCGTGTAGCTCAACGGAAAGAGCACCCGCCTTCTAAGCGGTAAATGGAGTTTCGACTACTCTCACGGGTACCAGTTGGTCGTAGCTTAATTGGTAGAGCGCTTGATTGTGGCTCAAGAAGGTGCAAGTTCAAGTCTTGTCGACCAACCCAAACACAAAATTAAAATTTGAAAAATTTTAGGATTTATGATATACTATATTAGTAAAGTGAAGAAAGGAAAATGTTGTGGTTACCATCGAGTCCGTTACTCTTATTAATCTTATCAATAATTTAATTGAAGAAGCAGTATGCGATGGTGCAGATTGTGGCGGCGCATATCATCAGAATATAACTAATTTAATAACTGCTACAAATAATCTTTTAGATTGTCTTGGACTTTCTCAATATTATGAAACTATTGAAACGAACGATTACACTAATTGGAGTATTGTAAAAATCGTAAATAAGAAAGGAATGGAAGAAAATGGGACTTGACCTTATACTTGAAACTCGTGATAGTATGCACCCTATCAAACAGGTATATATGGATAATTGGTCTACTGTTGCTAAGTATGATTCTCCTGCAGACGCTGAGCTTGCCGTGCCGGAATTTGATATTCCTACCATTGAGGCTTCTGCGGACGCCTATGAGAGAGGCGAATATCTCGAAAGCGGCGGTTATATTTGGGAATATGTATGGGAAGAACTTGCCTATGGCCGCAAGACTTGGGGTATTGCAAACTTCTTCAGAGGTAGATGTGACAAATATCAGGATTTTGATGAGGTCTATACTGTAACTGAAGATGTTTGGGACGAATTTATCAAATATTTCAAAGACTATGACCTCAATAAAATCAATCGTATCCTTGATGAGATATGGGATTGTGGTGAAGATTATGACTACAATAGCAAGGATTATCATTATCTTCAGAATTTTGTAGATGACCTTAACTACGAAACTCCTTATCTTGGATATGAATGGGATGCCCGTGCGATGTTGCGCTGGTACGATGCGAATGATGCTGTTAAGGAAGCATTCGCGAATGGACAGGAAGTAAGACTTATTGCGTCTTATTAATAGAGCGAATCAATGCGATTCGGATAAGCGGCTTAAGCCGCATATGTGGGTGTAGCTCAGCTGGAAGAGCACTAGTTTTGGGTACTAGTGGCCGCACGTTCAAGTCGTGTCACCCGCACCAGGGAGAAATCCCAAATACAGAAAGCCCCAAGATGTAAGAGTGGGCAAGGAGAATACATATGAAGTATTATAGTGAAGTAACTAAGAAAGTCTATGACACAGAGGAAGCACTTGTAGAAGCTGAAAAGGCTCTATCAACTGCGAAAGAGCAGCGTTCCCTTCGCGCGAAGGAAGTTGAAGATGCCCTTCTAAAAGCGCGTGAAGCGCAGAAAGAAGCAACTGATTTGCTTAATAAGTTTGTGAAGGATTACGGTAGCTTCAAAACTACTATCCGTGATGCAAACCCATTCTTCTGGGATTGGTTTGACTTTCTAAGATAGTAGCAAAAATTTAATCCCTGTGTCGCTGCAGCGACCCACCACCTGATAGGTTAAGTCGGGGAACTCCAAGGAATATTCCTTGCTTGCAGGGTTGTGCCTGCATTATGCGGATATGGCTAAATAGGCAGAAGCGACGGACTTATGTAAAATTGAGCATTAAAGTTGGAAACTCTTTAATGAATTGTGTCAAATTCGGTGAAACTCCTTAAAGGACAATACCGAGCTAAGTTAAATAGGCTTGGGTAAGAGGACCCTGCAAGTAGTTGATAGTGGAACAATAACCTATTTATAAATGTGTAGAGACTAGATGGCACACACCTAAGTTAAGTCATAAAGGTAGCGTAAGACTTGAATAAAGGATAGCGTGATAATGATACTAATTCCTTGTATCACTTAATAAGGTGAAGGTATAGTCCAGACTACAATGCAATTGCGGCCATGGTAACATGGAGTAGTAAGAAAATCCGTTTCCCCTTAGGGAGTGTCGGTTCGACTCCGACTATCCGCACCATGTCTGGAAACAGACAATAAACTATTTTAGCGAGTTGGTATCCTATTTAGGTATTAAAAGAGACCCGTAGCAAGAGGCCGACGACCCATCCGCAACTCTTCCTCGCTAATTTAGGTTCGGTAGGCAAGCATTAAAAGCCGTGAAGAAAATAAAGCTCATAAGTTGGAAAGCAGTGGGGAGACACCACAGAGGGCGGCGGTGGACGGACAGAAGCTATATGCTAGACACAAATCCGCGTAAGCTACCCCAGTTACGAGTCGTTGAATCCAACCGAGATGCGCGTGATTGAAACTGCACGCCCGAACATTTTTAAGAAAGGATATTTTTATAATGAAAAATAGGAATTGTCCTAATTGTGGTGCGCCATATGAAATTGGATTAGATAAATGTCCATATTGTGGTACAATTTATTATGATATGTCTGCAATTAATTTTGATGAGAAGGAACCAATATTCCTTACTTTAAAGAAAGATGGATATTTAATAACTTTAAAAGCACTTCCAGATTTAGGTGAAATTAATTTACAACAAGAAACTATTTCGTGTGGTCAATTACAATTTATAAAATCTGTTACAGCAAATATTTCTATTAGTTTTGTAGCTATTGCCGATGAAAAAAATTCTTTAATAACTGTGCGCCATTAGGCTATCGGAATAAACCGCTCGGCTACGGACCGAGAGTGGCGAGTTCAACTCTTGCATGGCGCACCAATGCTTCAGTAGCCCAACGGCAGAGGCAACAAGCTCAAACCTTGTAAAGTGTAGGTTCAAATCCTATCTGAAGCACCAATGCGCCAGTAGGTCAGTGGTGAGACCAACGCACTTTTAATGCGTGAGTCGGAGGTTCAAATCCTCTCTGGCGCACCATGCAGTAGTATGTCAATGGGAGACGAGCGCACTCTTAATGCGAAGGTTGCAGGTTCAAGTCCTGTCTACTGCACCATGCTCAATTAACTCAGCTGAGACGAGTGCCTCCCTTACAAGGAGGAAGTCGCAGGTTCAAGTCCTGCATTGAGCACCATGCGGAATTGGCGGAATGGCAGACGCGCATGATTTAGGATCATGTCTTCGGGTGTGGGTTCAAGTCCCTCATTCCGCACCATGTGAGATTGCCGGAATTGGCAGACGGGCAGCGTTGAGGTCGCTGTGTCTTTTAGGCGTAAGGGTTCAAGTCCCTTATCTCACACCAAAGTATTTAGGAAGGAAGATAATATGAGGACTATCGTAATGACAGATATACATGGGTGCTATGACAATATGATAGAACTCATGGATAAGATTAACTTTAAGCCTACTGAAGATAGGTTTATTTTTTTAGGCGATGCTATGGATAGAGGGCCTAAGAGTTATGCGACCTTAATGTATCTTGTTAACCTAAAAGATGCAATGGGTGATAGATGTACTCTCCTTCGCGGCAACCATGAGCAGCTTTTTATCAGTAAAATGAAACATGGCGATTGGATACCATGGCCTGAATATAATGGTGGTGAAAGAACTATTTATTCATTTGGTCGTTATTACTGTTCTCTAAAAGACGGAGATGAAGAAGACTTTAATAATGCTTGGCAAAAATGGGTTCCTACTGTAAGAAAATATTTTAAGGATTTTTACTTACTTGAGAATGGTATTCTTTATTCTCATGCCGGCTGTTATCTTGAAGATATTAAACAATTCGATAAAAAAGAATGGATGTGGGATCGTTCTTGTGCTTGGTATGGTTCTAATTATCCGGGCTTTCAAGTATTGGGACATACGCCATACACTTACCCACGCTTAATAACAGGATTATATGGTAGAGTAGAGCGTTTAAAGTATGGTCGGAGATATCCATTAAAGGGATCGGTTGATATTGACACTTATTCAAGTTGGTATTATCTTACCTGTATGATTATTGAAAATAATTACTTTTATTTAGAAAGGGCATAATGAAAATCTATACATCATACTTTTATCAAATTAGATTCTTTCCTAAGAATACTTATCCTTTATCTACAGCTGTCTGGGATCCCGCATGGTTCCATGACAATAAAGGACAAAAACACATCTTCATAGATAAGAGAGGCATCTTTAATGGATTGCGCGCAGAGCCTTTTGTGCCCGGTAAAGCCTGCGAAGGTTTATGCCACGGTCCAGAAGGGTGCGAGTATAAGTCTGAAGATTGTCCCTTCTTAAAAAAATATCGTGAACAATTAGATTCATATGATTTTAATGCAATTTTAGATCGTTTTAATAACCTCGCCAATAGACTTAGTAAGGTAGACGATATAAAAAATGATATTAATTTCGCCCTAATTTTTCACGAAGCACCTAATAATCCATGCAGCGAGCGCTGGCCGGTGCAGGCTTGGTTTAAGGATCACGGCATGGAAATTAAAGAATTCAACTCGAAAGAAGGTAAGAAAAATGTTATTCCGAAGCCAGACATATGGTGAAGTAGAACTAGAAGCAATTCCAGAACGGCTACTTGACTATTACAAGAAGAATAAACATTGGAAAACTCCGTTTCATATTATTATCGGTACCGATAGTCAAAATTACCATGACACAAAAATGGTAAGTGTAGTGGCTATTACTTGTGAAGGTCATGGTGGCATTTTCTTCGATCATGTAAAACGGCTCCCTCGCATTTCTAGTGTGCAGGAGAAGCTACAGGTCGAAACAGGTGATTCATTACTAATTGCGACTAAACTGATTGAGATATTAGAGAAGCCGCGCTATCGTGATTTATATAAGAGTGCGAATGTTACTATTCATATTGATGCTGGCAACTCCCCTAATGGTAAAACTGCGTCACTCATTCCAGCTCTTATCGGCTGGGTTCATGCGACAGGACTTGAGTGCAAAGTAAAACCACAATCTTTCGTAGCTAGTACTATAGCAGACAAAATTTCGAAGTAAAATTTGAAATTTTTTGGGATTTGTTATATACTATATATGTAAGATGAAGAAAGGGGAAAGAAAATGGTACATATGATTCCTGAGCAAGAAATTGTCTTTAAGAAAAGTGAAAATGCTCTGAGGTTTATGGAAATGTTAGCAGATGAAAAAGAATACATTACCATGCTTTCGAGAGAGGAAAATCTCTATATCGTTGATGTGATATGGGCGCCGTCTGCTGACCGCAACTATGTCGTACTGATGCAGAGAGATGTCTTTGAAGAGCATTTCAATGAAATTATATCTGATGAAGATGAAGATGAAAACTGGTAGGATTTAATCCTCCAGTTGTATGCCGGTGTGGCGCAATGGCAGCGCAAGTGTTTTGTAATCACTAGGTTGTGGGTTCAAGTCCTATCGCCGGCTCCATGCTGTTATAGCTCAGTAGGCAGAGCGCGTTCTTGGTAAGGACGAGGTCACCAGTTCAAGCCTGGTTAGCAGCTCCATGCGGTGTTGGTGTAATGGTAACATTTCTGTCCTCCAAGCAGATGATGATCGAGTTCGAATCTCGCACATCGCTCCATATGACTATTCCCAATAAGCGATAAGCCGTAGTCATGCATGGCATAACGAAAAGGGATAATCCATGCGTTATATGCGTCTGTAGCTCAATGGCAGAGCAACCGGCTGTTAAAAATAGCAGCCTCATAAAGCGATTTATGAGTGAAAATCTCGCTAATTCGGCGAAATCTAAGGTTATTACTATGACAACGCCGAGCAAGGAAGAACATATGGATACTAAACAAATAGGTAATATTGGAGAAGCAAAAGTTTTATGTGAATTTGTAGAATTGGGTATTCCAGTTTATGTCCCTTTTGGAGATAATGAACGAGCTGACTTAATTGCAGATTTTAATGGTAAATTAAATAAAATTCAAGTAAAAACATCTATTAAAGCAGAAGATGGAAAAATGATTTTTGATTTAACTTCATCTACTGTTCATAGAAAAAATGGAATAAAACATTTATATTCTAGTGATGAAATAGATTATTATGCTTGTTATAATATTACCAGAGATAAAATTTTTCTTGTACCAGTTGATACACCTCGTACCGCAATAATTATTCGATATGAGAAACCTAAAAATAATCAAGTTAAAGGTATTCATTTTGAAGATGAATATCTAATTATAAATGTTCTTTCGTGTGTAGAGACTGTACACGAGATACCTCAAGCAGGTAAAGACACAGTCCGGACCACGATGTGAAAACAATGTGGTGAAGTAACCGGTAGGTTGTAGGTTCGAGCCCTACTAGGCGCGCCATATTGCCCCTTAGCGTAATGGTAGCGCCGCGGACTTTGACTCCGTGTGTTGTACTGGTTCAAATCCAGTAGGGGTAGCCATAGGCCGTTCGTATAATGGTTGAGTATGTCGGACTCTGACTCCGAAGATATTGGTTCAAATCCAGTACGGCCTGCCATAATAAAATTTGAAAATATTTCAGAATTATGATATACTATATATGTAAGGTTGAGAGAGGAACTTCTCTTAGCATAGATATGGGGTACTAGACTAAATGGCGCGATAAGCCATAGCAGGAAAGTCGTTCAAAGGAATTTTAATTCGTCGAAAGATGAGGGTGCCGAACCCCTCGTACTCCACCACTTGGTCATGTAGCGCAGTTGGTGAGCGCGTTCGCCTGATAAGCGAGAGGTCGCAGGTTCAAGCCCTGCCATGACCACCATAGGTTCTTCGTAACTTCTCCTTAAAAGAAGTCGTAAGCGTTAACACGGATTTTGTAGATTTCAACTACCACCGGCATTTGACTGTAGACCTAAATGGAAATCTCAGCCCAAAGGCGCGAGGGAGTCAATGATATGTGGCTTGCGGAAAACGCTATATAAGGAAGCGAAGTAAAATCTACACATACCTCGAAAGCTAGAAGCGGGTCATTTAAAGAATAGCCGTCCATGTCCAAGACGTTAAACTATTGTCCGGAGGCAATCGACGTAACGGCCCGCAGGAACAGCGTTAAGTACCGCACTGGAAGCGTGAGACCAGGGGTGTTGGGTGCAACCCGGAGCGCACTAAGCAGCTGCAAGCTGGAGTGGGAACCGGCTTTCACTATCTCCCACACGCGTGGTCGCATCGTCTAATTGGTGAGGATACGAGACCTTCAATCTCGCGACACGAGTTCAAATCTCGTTGCGACTACCACATCGCTCATGTCCAAATATCGAAACTAGTTTCTTTGCAGCCCTTTTCGAGGCACATGAGCATTTTGGTGAATTGGTGTAGTGGGAACATAAATGACCGTCTATCATTAGTCACGAGTTCAATCCTCGTATTCACCGCCATGGGCCTGTAGCTCAACTGGGAGAGCGCCCGCCTTGCACGCGGGAGGTTGCGGAATCGTACTCTGTCAGGTCCACCATTGGTTTCGTCAAACCATAAAAATGACGCCTATAATCAGGAGAAGGCATCTCCGTGCGTGATGGATAAGCGTAATAATTGCCGACATATAACAATATCAATCGGGTTGGCCGCCGAAGTTAATCACAGCCTAGATGCTGACAAGCGAGAGATGAGCTTGATAAAACTCACTACCTGAAAGGAGTAATTACCCTTTGAATTTAAGACTATAAAACGTACACAGGGAGTCTGCAAAAGGATTATAAGTTATGTGAATGATAAAGACTCCAAGTCCTGTACTTGGAGTTGTTCTATGCGTACTTGGCCGAGTGGTTGATGGCGCCAGTCTTGAAAACTGGAGAGTGTAACAGCTTCGTGGGTTCAAATCCTACAGTACGCGCCATGGGCAGATAGCTTAAGCGGTCTGAGCGCGGGTCTGAAAAACCTGAGGATGGAGGTTCGACACCTCTTCTGCCCACCATATAGGGGAGTAACTCAGTGGTAAGAGTTGCGGCCTTATAAGCCGTCGGTCGTGGGTTCAAACCCCACCTCCCCTACCATCGGGACATAAGCCGTTAAGGAGACGGGGCAGACTGTAAATCTGCTATCAAGAGATTCGAGTGGGTTCGATACCCTCTGTCCCGACCATAAGTCGGAGTAGCATAATGGAAGAGTGCAACGGTCTTCTAAACCGTGAGGTATGAGTTCGACTCTCATCTCCGATACCATCTAAGGAGGGCGCAATAATCACCCTCTTTTTTCTTGTCAAAATTTGAAAATATTTGAAAATCATGATATACTATATATGTAAGATGAAAAAAGGAAAGGAAATGCTATGAAAAGATTTTGTAAATGTGCTGTTGCTCTTTATACTGGTATTGTTGAAGATTCGTTTCCGATTGTTGTTACGGGTCACGGCTTTAAAAGCTGCCTTCAGAGGGCGCAGGCTCTGCACATTCCTTATGACATGGAAGCTACTATTTATGGCTATATCATGAGTGACTCGTCTTTTGTTGGCATTGATAATGCGGCAAAGTATGCTGACGAGCTTGGTATCCGTCACTATGAAGATTGGGTTGAAGATTTCGAGATTTGGCCTGACCTTATGCCCAATGATATTTATAGGGGGTAATTATGTATAAAGTATATTTTGAAAGCGCGAAGGGTCGCAGGTATCTTGGCGAAAGGGTTAATTACGATGTACTTTGGACAGATGTAATTATACCCCTCGTAAAAGACCATCAGCTTGAAGACGGCAGATTGATTACTCGTTCTTGGGTTAATCCGGAAGATAAGTCTGAGACCTACATTGACTTTGGTTCTTGGTCTACTTATCTGGTAATTAAGGAGATTGACCGTGACGAATCTTGAGAGATATAAAGATACGATTGTTTTTTGCATACGCGAGTTCGGTGACTTGCCAGCTATTACGCATAATAGGCCTGTCAAATGTGACCATAGATGCGATAATTGTGACCTTGATATTAGACGAGAAGATAGACATGGACAGAGTTGTGTAGAAAATTTGATATATTGGTTTTTGGAGGAAGCAGATGCTGAGTGAAGTTGGATTCTATCGGGTTGACCTAAGTTATATTGAGGAAGATACTTTTAAGGAAAGAAATGGGGCTTGCTTAGTTGTTGCTAATGACATAGTTGAAGTTGCTCAACAGCTTGGCGAGTATTTCGGTAAAGATAATATTACTTTTACTGTTATTAGACTGATTGCTTGGCATGATTGTAGTGTAATTGATACCGACGATGATAGTTTTGACTGGGAAGCTTTTAAAGATGGAATTAATTTGATGTATGAGGCATATAAAGATGAAACCTATAATTGTGAGTAAGGAAGATTTTCTTGTCGCTTTCCTTGATGAATGGAAAAAAGTGCCAGAACTGCGGTTTATGCAACTTATAGTGAATCTTCAGCAAGTTTGCGGCTCCGATATGTTTTATAAGGAAAATGGAGATGTTCTTGAAGAACTCCATAAACTTACAGAAAAATTTGCTACAAAAATTTGAATTAATCCGAAAATCTTGATATAATATTTACAGAATGAAGGAGAGATTAAATGGAGAAGCTAATTTCTTATCCCGCTATCTGTGGTAACGAAGTAACAGTATATCAAGATGATTACGATTACGAAGTAAGGATTAACAACATGGTAGTCCTTACGACAGGCGACGAAAACGAAGCCGAAATTATAGCAGAATCTATTCATGTGTCTTTGACCATGTTAGATATACAAAAGCGACTTGTAAAATAGTCGCACCCCACACACGCCTTTGTCTTTTCTGGTAGACATTAATATAACCAGCGGTGTGGCCACGGGCTGTTTATGCAGCATATCTGTCTGCCGCCATGCCCAGTCCGATAAGCTGGGCGTTGAGATGACGCGGAGTGATGTAAAGGTAACAGAAGAGCCTCATAAGCTCTTATTGAGGGTTCGACTCCCTTCTCCGCCACCAACTTATTTCTTTAGTAAGGAGATGAAAATGGCACAATTTGAATCAATCCCCTATTTCACAGACGAAGAAGCAGAAGATGTAGTTCTTGAGCCTGAGGAAGAAACGATCGAAACGAGTGAAATTAAGGACATTATCCAAGAAATTGTCCAAGACCAAGCTCAATACGATAATTGCGCCAATCTGACTTTGCCTGACCCAAGTGTGGTCAGCTATTATAGAAGTCAGGCGCGCAGGATTCTATGGTTTGAGAATGAAATTGATGAAGACGCAATAGTGTTCGCCAATCATATCATCACATGGAATATTGAGGATATGGGCAAGCCCATTGAGGAGCGTATTCCGATTAAGATTTATATTAATTCACCCGGTGGCAACTTAAACGAGTGCATGGTTATATGTGATGCAATTCTAATGAGTGAAACGCCGGTGTACACAATTAATATGAACATGGCGGCAAGCGCAGCTGCAGCTGTATTCCTTTGTGGACATAAGCGACTTGCATTTCCAAGAGCATCATTCTTGATTCATCTTGGTTCTGGTGGAACTAGAGGGACATATCAGCAAACAAAATCACAACAGAAGGATTACGATAAGACTATCGAAGTTTTCAAGGGTATCATCAAGCAGCAAATGGGAATTAAGCCTGAAGATGAGCAACGCTTTGAAGAATTGATTGATCGTGAATGGTACCTCTACATGATGGATACTGACCCAGATTCAGAACACAATGCGCGCAGATACAATCTCGTTACTGAAGAAATGAATTCTTTATCACAATTTAATAGTTCAAAATTTGCAAAAAGTTTAGATTTTTAGTATAATAATTACAGAAAGTGAGAGATGACTCTCAACCAAACATTTTACCATCTTAAAAAAGGAGAAAAAAAAGATGACTGTTAGAGAAAATTATGAAGCTATTAAGAGCTACCTCGTAGAAACTGAAGCCCCGGAAGAAATGGTTGCTTTCGTAACCAGCAGAATTGAGCAGGATGAAAAGGCCAAGGCCAATGCGCAGAAGAAACGTCTTGAAAAGAATGGCGGAGTTAAGAAAGATCCTGCGTTCTCTGAGTACTACACCAACCTTCGTAACTCTGTTATGAATGTTATGACCAACGAAGCCCAGACTGGTGAACAGCTTGCTAAGGCTGCTGGACTCCAGGTGCTTTCTGCACAGATTGCGATTGCGCTTCGTCCTGTCATTGAGGACAAGACTGTTCTCACCGAGGACATTGTGTGTGAATACACCAACAAGAAAGGCCTTGTCAATCAGAGCGTAAGAACTGGTTACAAGAGAGCTTAGTAGCTGAAATACTTTTGAGCCGCAGAAATGCGGCTCTTTTATTTTATTTAGAAATATCTCCGGAAGTTTACTTTTAATAGAGTACCTTTATAGGAGGTAAAGAATGGATCCTCGTTTTAGAAGCGAACAAGGCGTTTTAGAAATACAAAATGCTTTACTTGGAAAAATTCACAGTATTCCAATAGATAATGATGCAATATTTAACGAAGGGCAAGTAGCTAATATGGCTAAACAAGTTAAAGATAGTATCTATGAATATGAGAAGGATCAATTAGAAGGCCTAAAAACTTTATTAACAAAAAGATTTAAAGAACACTTTGGTAGTGAAGAAGAAATAATTGCTTTTAATAATGGTCTAGAGGTATGGAATGATCAAACCCGTACTTTATTTGATAGTTTTAAAGATTATAATTCTACTATTCAAAGAATGTTTGATGGAATGAGTAATGCTGTTTTAGATTATGTAAACAATAATCTTGCTGAAGGTGGAGAACCGCTCATTTTTGGTGGAACAGAACCATCATTAATGGAAATTATAGATGAACAAGTTCAATTACCTTCCGGTATTTTAGAAGTATTTACAGAAGCTATGGCAAATGGCATGATGAAATTAGGACATGATGCAAAAATCTCTGGAAAAGATTATCTAAGCATTTATATAGAAGATGTATCTACTCGTTCCATTGGAGAACTTAAAAAAATGAGCGGTGGTTCTCGTGGTATTGCTTTAAAAGGTAAATCTGGTAGCGAAGTTTTATTAAAACAAATCGGTCTTACCTTAAGATGGGATGGAGATCGTCGCTTAAGTATTAATTTTAGAGGACGAAAAACTGACTCCAAATTAGAAAAAATTATTTATGATTATATTATTTCTCAAAATCCGCAAGTTTTCGGATCTAAAACTAGTAGTTCACCATTATCGGCGACGCAGCAATATTTAGAAAATAAAGTTAAAACAACGATAAGTGACAGCAAAATAAGTTCATCTCTTATTAAAAATTTATCATTAATAGGAGGAGCCATAGCTATTAACTCTAGTTCCTCAGCAATAACTGGCGCTTTAGGTGAATGGTATTGGCTTTCATTTTTTGACTATTTAGCATTATTAAGTCCTTTATTAAAAAAAGAAGTTGCTGCAGCTGGCGTTAAATTAAAATCAACAAAAGGACAAGAAGTTCCTATAGATATAATTTATGGGGCCTTAGGTGTCCAAGTTAAAAATTATACACCAAAAAATGTAAAAAATCAATCATTTAAATTTTTAAGACCAACAGATAAAATACCATTAGACACATTTCTTTCTGGCCAAGGTTTCGGTCGTTTAGGAGAGCCGGAATTGGTGCCAGTATTCGGAGATTTTTTCTTTTCAAAATATTATAATATTCCTATTAATACTGAATTTGATAAAACCGCAGCGAGATTTCAAATAGTTCAAGATGGTATTCGCACTTATATAGAAAGTTCTATTGCTCAGTTAATGAACTTAAATAAGTCTTCTATTGAGATATCTGAAGAATCTAAACAGTATTTCGCGGTAGAAGAAAATATAGATGTTAACTCTATTATTGCAGGTATTCCTGATGTATTTATTATTGGTAAAAATTTTATTTTTTCTTATACTTTAGTTGATGAAATTTTAAAAAGCATATCTGCTCAAGATGGCACTGTTACATTACGAGTGGTAGGCTATGATATGAGTGGTGCTGATGCTGCTTACTCTGCTTATGTTCAAACAAAATATCCTAATGAAAATAATAGCGATCCTAGAGGTGCAATGCACTCAGCTTCTTTTTCGTATGCTTTAGAAGTAGAGGTTGGCAGATTACCATCTATTCGAGAATCTATTCAAGAACTTATGTCATTGTAGGAGTAATTTATGTTAGACTCACAACATCTTGGTTATTATACTTTTACTTTAACTGATGAAGAAATTGCCCGTTTCTATCAAGGCGATTTCGGGATGCCGCATATGTATGAAAATCAATATGTTCTACTGGCTGACAAAAATGGGAAAATAATTGATAAATATGTTTATCAAGAAAAAGAATTAAAGAAACTAACTTGGAAAACAATTGAAAATCATTGGCAAGGTATTATTAAGCCAAAGAACTTAGAGCAAGAACTAGCTATTGATATGCTTCAGGATGAGCGGAGTCAGATTAAGGTATTGTCTGGATCGTTCGGAACCGGCAAGGATTACTTGATGATTAATGAAGCGATATCAAGGCTGGATAAAGGTGACTTCGATAAACTTATTTGGGTAAGAAATAATATTGAGGTCAAAGGCGTTGAGAAATTAGGCGCCTTGCCAGGTGATGTTCAAGATAAGATAATAAACTTTGCTATGCCACTTGCTGACCACCTTGGCGGCATGGAAGGGCTTCAGCATTTTATTGACAAGAATCAAATTGAGGTCGCGCATTTGGGATACATGAGGGGTAGAGATATTAAGCACTCGCTTATTTATGTATCTGAAGCAGAAAACTTGACTACAAAACTGTGTCAGGTTCTTATCAGCCGCCTTGCGGAAGGCTCGCAGCTGTGGATGAATGGTGACTGGAGACAGGCAGATAAGGAAATATTCGAGAAAGACAGCGGCTTAATAAGAATGATAGAAGTATTAACTGGCCAAGAGCTATTCGGTCATGTACATTTAACTCAGAGCGTTCGCTCTAAAGCCGCATCACTAGCAGATCTTTTAGATAATGAAGAGTAGGGTTCGCCCTACTCTTTTTTTAAAATTTGAAAATACAGGAAAAAAGTGGTATACTATTTATAGGAAGTGAAAGAATGAGGTAACAAATGAAGACATATTATGATGAGGACCAAATGGCTTGGCGGTTGGACTTAGAAACAATAACTACTCCAAAGAATAAGACAATAACTATGCCATATGAGCCTGTTAAATGGAAAGTAGTTCAAACTGTAGAGCTGTCCGATGAGTCGATTGACCGAATAGTCAAGAAGATACAAGAGGCGCCGCTACAGATATTCAAGAAGGAACCACAGGAACCACAGTTTGAATGGAAAAAGTATCCAGAAGATATACCATTATATGAAGATGAGTATTGGGTTACTATATTAGATGAAACTGGTGATACAAAATGGCGGCACGTTGCCGTTGGTACTTTTTATACTAATGTGTGCGCATGGTATGTAGAACATGAAATTCTTACGAGCGGCAATAGTATTCGAGTAATTGCTTGGGCGCGGATGGAAAAGCCTGAGCCTTATAAGGAGAAGAAATAATGAAAACTTATATCTATGTACTTGTTGGACTTCCCGGATCTGGTAAAACTACTTGGGCGAAAGATCAATGTGAACTTTTCGCCACAGACGGATTGACTTATCGTTGCATTAATCGCGATGATATTCGTAAAGCATTAGCACGAAATGGAGAAAATCCTTTTGCAAGGGAGAAGCAGACAAGGACTAAGTTTGCGTTAGATATTGCGGAAGCCATTGAGTCGAGAGTTGATGTCATTATTGTTGATGCTTCTAATATTACGATGCGGCGCCGGCGTAGAATCCTTGAAATTATTGATGCAGCGAAGAAGCATTTTACTAGAGAGTTTGTAGCTGTAGGTGTAAACTTTGTAATTCCTTATGATGAGTGTCTTAAGAGAAATAAAGAGAGAAAAGAAGGTATTATTGTTCCAGAAAATGTTATGAAGAACATGGGAGAACATATGACTTATGCTGAATTAGCGGAAGGTTTTGATGAAATTTGGGAAGTGGGTTAAAGAAAATATGCCTGAAAATCTGAGTGAAGAATTAAGATTAAAAGAAATGAAAGAAGATTATCTATTAATGGGTGGGAGTTACCTTCCAATCTTAGGTTATAAAGCGTTACCGAAAGATATGACCGCGATAGGTGGTTTTAAATATGAAATGCACAAAGTTTATACTTTGGATACTACAGAACAAGAACTCACCCTTTGCCGATATGGTTTTCATTATTGTAAAAATGTTATTGACTGTCATTTCTTTTATTCATTATTAGATGGTAGCCGGGTATTTGAAATAATGGCTAATGATGTAAAATTTCTTGCCGATGCCCCGGCTTCTGGAATGGTGCCTGCTAAGTTTTGTACCGATAAAATTATACTTTTCCATGAAATGACAAATGAAGAAATAAAAAAACGGCTAGAATTGGAATTAGACTTGACCACTAGTAATTTTTATTCCGTCCTCAAACGCTATAAAAAATAATTTTATAATATTAATACTTTTAATTAAGGGGTAAAAATTTGATTTTTACCCTTTTTTATTATATAATATATATGAAAGATGAGAAAGGAAATAGATGATATGTACGAAAAAGAAGTCAGATTTATGTTACATCACATGAATGAAATCTATGATTTTGAGAATGTTCTGCCGACGCTGACTTCGCTGACCGTCGATGATTTTACTTATGAAGCTCGTTATGACGAGGACTACCAGGTTCGCAATGGCGCGACCAGACTTGTTGTTCTTGACGAACTGCATGATCTTGTGTATAAGTTTGACATCTCTGGTAAGGAATACTGTGAGCGCGAATATGATAACTGGCTTGCGGCACAGGCGGCTGGTGTTGCTGACTACTTCGTAGGTATCGAAAAGGTTAAAGTAAGCGAAGATTTCGTAGTTTATGTTCAGGACATGGTATGCGTTGACGAGGACGAGAATATGTCCTACATCAGCGATGGCATTGACTTCGATGACCCTGACAATGAGTTCGTTGACGACTGCGACCTTGTAAGAGAGAGATTGCCGCTTAGAGTTGTCAATTTCCTTGATAAGATGAACATTAACGATGTGCATACCGGTAACTTTACTGTTGCCAATGGTAGCATTGAAATCTTTGACTATGCTGGATTTGAGGTGCTGTAATGAAAATGCCTTGGAAACAAGATTGTTGCTTTAATGCTTTTAAACCGACGCGAGATTGGAAGTTCTTTTTTAAGCATCACTTCCGAGTAGAGGAAACTTGGAGTATGGATTATGCTTTCGCTACTTGGCTTTATGAGCATATCCGTGGCTATATCTTGGCCGCTGAAAATGTGGTAGACTTACATTTTCATAAGTTTGAGATTGAAGGTGTCGAGTATAGTCAATATGATGTAATGCTTTGGATACTTGACGATCTTGAAGCGTATTTGAAAGATGATTCGGTATGGACTGATACTGGTTTAGATAAATTAAAGGAGGCTGCGTACTTATGGTCGGAAATTTTGCCCGCGATGTGGTGGTAGACATGGATATTAACATGACACAAGAGAAAGTAGATAAGGCTCTCATTGATTTGGCTAATAAGTGTGAGGAACTCTACGAAGAGAATCAAAAGCTAAAAAAAGAGAATGATATGTTGAACCTGTGGGCGCAGCATCTTGTAAGTGTTAATTCACTTGAAAGAAACAGATATAAGCAGCTTGAAAGAACCGCATATGACATGGTAAAAGGTATCATGGAGGAAGAAGATTAATGGATTTAATGAAGCAATATAAACGCCTGTGCGATGACTATGATGTTTTACTTGTGTATTGTCATGCGTTACAAGAAAAATATGACCAATTAAATCGGGATTATATGAACTTGCTTGAACTGCACATGGAAGAAGATAAGAAATTTTTTGAGAAATTTATGATGTAGGTGCGCGCATGGAATCTGGTGCAATAGGAATGGACTTTGACTCTATTATATCTCGTATGTATGAGGACTATAAACGCTATGGCATGGTTGGTCACTATTTTTCAATAGATATAATTCACCAAATGCAAGACCGCAAGATAAAAAGCATGGTTGTATATGGTAAAGATGGAGACAAAGTGGAATTTATAATGGTGTAAAATGAAGAACAGGAGTAAGAAATATGACCAGAGATGAAGTCAACCTTTATGAACTTTTTGAAATCACCGAGGAACTGCCGAATGGCTACCTTTTAACTGAAGTCTTTGAACAGATTAAACCTGACAAGTGGGACTTACATTATAAAACTAATGCTCCTGTGCGGCTTTGCCCTGTCTATGGAGATATGCGGAAGTGCGTAAATTGTGAACACTTTGGGGTAGAAATCTCGGATTTGGGAGAAGCTATCAAGGCTTGCACTAAGCCGTTTGAAAGATTTTCTGGAACCGAAGTTGCCAACATGGTAAAACTCGCGCATGATCACGACTGTGTGGTGAAGAAATATTAATGAAAGCCGGCTTTGATTTTATTCCGCTCTTTGAAAAGAAGGCAATGTATGATTTGGCTAGGAGAATAAATGTAGGTGTTGAACTGAACAAACCTGGAAATCATATTGAACTGAGAAAAGAGCTAATACCTGTTATGCTCAAACTTATTGAAACCGCATGGGACGAACTTGAGAAAGAGGAAGGAGTAATAAGACCCGCGGGCGCTATGATACAAAACTTTTTCAAGGATGATAGTGGCCCAGAGGAAGAATGTTTTTCTGTTCTTTCTGTTAACAGCGATGGTACTGGGTTTTATTGTGGGAGAGTCGTAATGTTCCCTGAACCCAATGCAATCTTATCATAGAATTTTCTAGAAATGCCGATGTCAAACGCGGCATTTATTTTTATATTCAGAAGGTTGGTATTTTCGGAAATAGAGGGATGTTTTGGGAAGTTTACATATATAGGGATGTGAGGGGGGATATATAATAGGGAATATTGTAGAAATTGTGAAACCTTGTCGAATTGAAATAAAAATTTTGGGAAAATTTGAGGCGCCGCAGTTAATTGAATATTGGGATTGCAATAAATTGCAGAAATTTTTTAGGAAAATATTTTCTAGAAATTTTGCAATTTTTTTATGCTTTATTTTTTCCATAGCTTTTTTAGCCCTCTCCAATTGCGAGGAGGCCGGCAGGCCTCCGAGCCAGGTGGAGGGGGCCCAAAGCGCGGCGAGGGCTTTGCCCGAGCCAAGCTTTAGGGGAGGGCCGTCGGGCTTCCCGAGACCGCCCGGGAGGGCGGGCGAGGCTATGCGCGAATCGAAATGTAATTAAAGATGCGTAAGCCTGAAAAGCTTTGCTACTTGGTTACTAGGTTTACTGATAGACATACTGGTTGATGGCAAGGAAGCGGCGCGGAGCTGCGGAGCAAAGGTCACCTGTAAGTAACGTCGGCCGCCTCTCCGAGCTTCGCTGAGCACGATTTTGTGACCTTTTAATGTGAATGATTTGGACAGTATGATGTTGTAGCTTAACAGGGTTTGACTATATTCGCTTTAGCTTGGCGCTGTTATGGAAAGTCGCCTTAGGGTATGAATGGCGGCAAGAAAAACGTTGAAATTATGTATGTTTTGGGCTAATTAAAAGGTCTTCTTTGTAGTTGGATTAATGGGAAATGCAGCTGTTAAGGGAATATTTGGACGGCAATTGAAAGTATATTTCTTAAAGGAAGGAATGGATTTAAAAGAAGAAAGATGTATTGAGGGATAAGTTATAAGTAATGGAGAGATGGAGAAGAAAAGGAAAGAGGGAATAAAAGGTTTAGAAAGGTCATGGAAGACTGAAAAAGATTTAGAAAAACTGTTCTTAATTTGAAATGATTTGAAAAAGTTGTGTTAAATTTTTGAGGGGTTGGAAAATGGGTGGCGCCCCGCCTTTCACAGAGCCTTCTCAGGTATTTTTATCATTTCCCCAAATATTTCCCTCCAATCCGAGCCGCTCTACGCCTGTTTGCAGCTGTTTTTTCTTCTGCACAGTCGTTGCAATCCTCCGACGCAGCTGCCCAGCTGCCTTGCAATCACAGCTGCCTAGGCAATTTTCTAACCGAGCGGTCGCGCTTGTATACAGTATACAAAATTTTAAAATTTGACATTCCCAGCTTTTTATGATATGATATAATGGGGAAATATATATAAAAAAAATGTATATTGTATACAAGATTTGCAGCTGGTATTCCAACGCAGCTGCTTGTCAAGTTTTGATTTTTGCAGCTGCCTGAGAATTTTAAAAATTTGACAGCTGCGCAGCTGTTTGCAGCTGCCTTCCAGCTGGTTTAGTTGCAGCTGCTTGGTATGTTGCAGCTGCTTGTCAAATTTTAGCAGCTGCTACGCTTCGCGGGAATTGGTAAATTTTGGAAGGGCGGATTTGGGAAAGCTGGTAAAATCTGGAAGGCGGAATAATTTGAAAATTTGAAATATTCTGAAAATTTGGCCCGGTTAAATTAACGCAATTTTCTGACAATTTAGCCGGCCGTCGCCGAAAAAATTTGAAAGAAACGCTTGACTTTTATTTAGATTTGTGCTATACTTAATACATCAAAGGAAAGGAGAAATGAAAATGGCAGAAATTAATGGATACCTTTTGACAGAAGAAGAAGAAAAGGCGTGTGTAACTCTTGTAAAACAGTTGAGAGCATTGAAGAAGAGTAAAGGAGAAAATACTATGATGATTAACCGTGAATATGCCAATGCAATTCTAACTCTTGCCAATAAACTTTCTGAGCGCAATATTCCTCACACTCTTAATGTGATTTATGACGGCTTGCAGATTCGATTCCCTTGGAATTACGGCGACCTTGTTTGCCATAGTGGTTCTTATGGGCATGAAAATGGCGAGGTAGAATCTATGGGATGCCCTTGGGATGATGGGGATGTGACTTGTATTAGTGTTAATAACGCTTTCAAGCATATTGTTAAGTGGTACGCAAAAAACGAGGCCTGACCTCGTTTTTTATTTGGGTGTATTGACACAATATTCTGATAATTTGGCCGGCCGCAATTGTCAGAATATTTTGACGGCTCGGAAGAAAAAATCAGCGGTGCATATTTATGCACCGCCTTTCATTTTAATTCAGTACGATAGTCATACCTTCCGAGTTTTTAGTTATGCGAGATTTTGTATAATCATAAGTGAAAATTTCTGTTTGCAATTCTCTATCGATGATAGTCAAGGATTTTCCCGACTTTTTCGGTACGCTTGCATAAGCCTTATAGGGTTGATTTAGCGTGATTCCGTTGCCGTTGTCGAAGCAAGCGAGTAAAATGGCAAGTTCAATTTCGCTGTCAGCAAGTGCAGTATGCGCTTCTTCAAATGTATTATCATTCATAAGAAAGCGATAAGCGGATTCTGCGGTAGTTGAATAATTGCCGTTTTCGGTGTATAATTCGTGACTATCGCAAAAATCTTTATACTCTTGCGTGAAAGCGAAAGCGTGATGGAAACACCCTCTAATATCGTGGACAGGAATTAAATCAAGCGGATTTGCGACTTTGTACCATTCGCAGTTAAAAGCGAACACTTTTTCATCAAAGGCTGAATTATAAGCATAAGCACATTCGACCTCATTGTCAATAATTGCTTTTGTCATTTTCCGCATAGCGTGACCAAATTTTAACATTTTTGCACGCTTGCCTTTCATAGCAGATACATAAAGCGGTCTTTTCGTGGCATAATAAGCGGTTTCAAAAAGGGCTACATTATGCCAAATTTGCTCGATTACAAAGTCCTGTTTTTCAATGGTTTCCGCCGTTTCGGTATCGTATACGATATAGCCGAGATTATAGCAGAAGCATTTTTCAAGAGCAATAGTTTCTGTGTCAAAAATTAAGATTCTCAAGTTTATTTTCTCCTTTCCTTAACTTGTATACTTATTATAGCACCGATATTATATTTTGTCAAGCGAAAAATTAAAAATAATTATATTCTGAATTGTCTGACAACGGCGGCCGGCGCAATTGTCAGAATATTCTGACAATTTAAGTTTACAATTAAAAGGGGCGGTTTACGCACCGCCCCAAAGCGTTGGAATTACGCCCTACGCAAGCGTGTACTGCGAGGGGTTGGCCCCGACCTTCACGACTTTGCCACAAGCGACCAACCGCTTGCAAGACGCAACGACCTTACCGAGGGAGATGTCCTCGTCCTCGATGGACGCCGTGATTTCAGACGCCGTGACAGGCTCAGTAGCCTGAGCGAGTTCACCGAGAACCGCCGAATCAATTTCAGCGTGGATGGCCGACTTCTCGGCTCTCTTCTCGTTCTGCTTGGTCAGCCACGCTTCAGCGTAAGCCTTGACCTCACCGTCCATACCATTAGCAACTGCCGTGAAAAAATCGTACTGCTTCATCATAGTATCACCTATCCTTTCAATGATGACTTGCCTTTCGGCTCTCTTTATCTTACGCACTTATTATAGCACGCTTTTGTCGCCTTGTCAAGGGGTTTTTCAAAATTTCTTTGAAAAATTTTCTCGCTTCGCTCATGGAGTGCGCGCCCTCGTAAGTTCCTCGCGCCCCTTGACAATATTATTATAGCACTTTCAACGGCAAAGTCAATAGGAAAATTAAAACGCGGAATATTAAAATTGTTTTGAATTTTCTGACAACGGCGGCCGGGCGCAATTGTCAGAATATTTTGACAATTATATTTATGCACGAAAAAGGCGGTGCATATTTATGCACCGCCGTGAATAGCGTCAACGCTTGCTATTTAGCGTTGGCTTTCGCCTTTTCGGCTTTGATTCGAGCGGCGACTTCACGCTGTTTCTTGTCACGCTCGATTTTCTTTGCCTTTTCGGCTTTCGCCTTTTCGGCTTTCGCCGCCTTTTCGGCGCACTTCAGCGTATAATCATCACGCATAGCGTACCCATCAAACGGCTCGTCTTTGGAACCCTTTGGAATTTCAACCTTTACACGGATATAAAGGTCATTTCCCTCGCTATCCACAACAGGGAAGCAAAACGCATTAGATG